CCATATTATATATATACTTTTAAAAAAAGTATAGCAAAACTAATTATATACTTTTAAAAAAAGTATAGCAAAACTAATTATATACTTTTAAAAAAAGTATAGCAAAACTAATTATATACTTTTAAAAAAAGTCGTAATCAATTAAAAGCAAAAACTAATTATATACTTTTTTTAAAGTCGTAATCAATTAAAAGCAAAATACGAATTGTATAATTTATAAATTATTATTTAAAAAATTCGCATAATAATAATGTAATGGAGCTACAATTAAATGAAAGTGTTTCAAAACCGACCCTATGTTTAAATATGATTGTTAAAAATGAAAGTAAAATTATTACACGATTATTTGATTCAGTTTTGCCAATGATTGATTGTTATTGTATTTGTGATACAGGATCTACCGATAACACAGTGCAAGTAATTCAAGAATACTTTTCCACAAGAAACATTACAGGAGTTGTTGTAACGGAACCATTTAAAGATTTTTGCCATAATAGAAATTTTGCGCTAAAATCGTGCCAAGGAATGTCAGATTTTGTTTTACTCATGGACGCTGATATGATTCTAGAAATAAATGCCTTTGATAAAAATATGTTGAAACATATTGATTCGTGTTATATTTTACAAGGAAATGAAAATTTTTATTATCAAAATCTACGCATTGTTAGAAATAATGGGTTATATAATTATGTTGGCGTAACACATGAATACATAAATACACCAAGTAATAATAAAAATAGCGAGATTCCAAAACAATCTTTATTTATTCGAGATTTCGGTGACGGTGGATGCAAAAATGATAAATATGAAAGAGATATAAGGTTATTAGTAGACGGTATAAAAGAAGAACCCACTAATGGACGATATTATTTTTATTTGGCAAATAGTTATTACGATTCCGGTAAAAATGAACACGCTATAGAAATGTACGAAAAACGCATTAAAATAGGTGGATGGGATCAAGAAATATGGTATAGTTATTATAGAATTGGACTATGTTATAAAAATCTAGGTAAAGTGCCTGATGCTATTTCTAACTGGTTAGATGGATATAACTGCCTACCAGAACGGCTAGAAGGGTTATATGAGATAATAAAACATTATAGAATTATATCAAAACATAAACTTGCTCTTCATTTTTACGAAATGGCTATTAATATACTAAATAAGCAACATAATAAGGACAAATATTTATTTCTACATAATGATGTGTACACGCATAAATTGGTTTACGAGTATACGATTTTTGCCTTATATAACGGTATTCATAAAATTAATGATCAAATAATTACGGTATTAAATAATTGTAATGATACTTCTATAATTAATAATTTATTAACAAATATGAAATTTTATAAAGACGTATTAACTCCGGCGAAATTATTAAATGTAGACAAAAAAGTGAATATTCCGATAAATAATGAAAATATACCTTTTCACTCTTCGTCTAGTTGCCTAATTAAAAAAGATGGTGGGTATTTATTAAATATTCGATTTGTAAATTATCTTATTACAAATAATGGTGGGTATACAAATTGCGATAAGCATATTATAACAGCGAATAAATTTGTAGAACTGAATAATCATTTTAATATTGTAAACGAGAAATGGTTTCACGTTGAATACAGCGATCGATTATATATTGGTATCGAGGATGTAAGAATATTCAATGATGTTGAAACAAATGAACTATTGTTTATTGGAACCGGTTACCATAAAAATAATACCATTGGTATTGTCGAAGGCAAATATGATACGAATATGAATGAACTAGTTTCAAATGAAATCACGTCATCTTTTACACAATCTAATTGCGAGAAAAATTGGGTGTATGTAGATTATAAGAATTCTACGCATATGATTTATAAATGGTCGCCACTACAAATATGTAAATTAGACAAAGATACCAATAAAATTTCCATCGTAGAGACAAAACAAATGCCTAACATTTTTTCACATGTGAGAGGATCGTCGTGTGGCTATAAATATACCAAATGTCTTGGTTCACAAGAGGACAATATTGTTTTAAAAATGGAGGAAATTGAAATTTGGGTTGTAGTTCATCTGGTTTCTTATGAACAACCACGCCATTATTACCATATGACAGTAGTGTTTGATGAATCGATGAATTTATTGCGTTATTCTGCGCCATTTAAATTCGAAGGAGAACCAATCGAATATTGTCTTAGTCTAATAGTTGACGATGAAAAGGTGATAATAAATTATAGTACATGGGATAGAACCACGCGTATTGGAATTTATGATAAAAGATATATAGATTCTATCACAAAGTATAGTTAATAATTGTCTATAATGGAATCATTATGATCGCATTTATATAGATTAAACGATGGTTTATTTGTTGTATTATTATTCATTGTATTATTAAATACCATATACCAAATATTTACTTCCCACATAAGCGTATTTTTTTCTTTTATTGTACGCAGACATTGTTCTTTTGTTTTATCTGCGAATTCTAATAAATATTCTTTATCTCCACCAAATACACCTCCTGCGAAATACCAGGATATATCTTTGTAAATATCAATATTATATAAATAATTCAAATCCCATATGGTCCCAATTCTAACTGAATTATATATTTTAGTATTTAATGTTTCTATTTTTTGTATAAACTCATTATCAGAACATTTAAACACATGCCTAATTCCAAAATCCACCCATATAAAATTATCCGTATTAAACACATTTAATTTTATAGCATCTCGCATCCATTCGGTTTTATTACACATTGTAAAAATAAACTCCAATGTATCTTTTGTTGGACATGTTGAATGTAAATTAAAATTAGTCAATAAATCTATATAATTATATAAATAACCATCCGTTTTATCTATTTTAATAATTTTAGTATTTTCATTTTCATAAAGTTGTATTTTGTCATATGTTTCATTGTCAACAAATATTATTTTTGGAATATTTGCTCGTAATAAGAGTCCGCCTAATATTATATATTTTTCAATATTACGATCATCTCGTAGATTAACATTATTTAAAAAAGCCGAGACAATTGTTGTCATAATTGAATTATATATTTTTGTTTTAAATATATAATTTTATATAATACATTTTGTATAATACATTTTGTATATTATATTTTTTTATATTATTAACCGCAGTTTTCTAGACCCATAAATAAGGTCCATTACCATTTACCGTAACTAAATCTTTATTTAATTCAACCTCTATATCGTGCCTTTTTCCATGAACCAACCAATGAAATCTACCATTCTCGCCGTAAACCTTAAATGAATTATTTTCCACTTCGGAACAATTATATACTTTTATATTGTCATCATATACAGCCGTTAATTGAATGGTAAAATCATGTGCTAGGTTTTTCACATAATCCGGTAAATGAATAGTAACACTTTCATTATTTGTAATCTCGCCTTTACCGCGATAATATACACCGGCTTCAGGACCTTCTAAACAAACATGTACTAAATATTTCGTGTTATCATTTGGGTGATCTATAATAAATGATTTACTGCCTGTTGGACCTATACAATTTCTGCCAGTTGGTCCGGTAACTCCAGCAGTTCCAGTTGGTCCAGTAACACCTTGAGCGCCAACTGCGGAATCACCTTTAAGACCAGTTGGTCCTTGTGGTCCCTGACCTCTTAAATCACAACATCTTTTCTGTCCTAAATAATCTATATAATTTCTTGAAAACCCTGACATGCGGTATATATATTATAATTATAATTATTTGAATTGTAATTATATGAAATTTATATATGATTTTTTATATATGATTTTTTATACATTTTTTATGCCCATAAATAAGGTCCATCACCTTTCACTACAACATCTTCTTTATTTGGCTCTATAATTATATCCGCTCTTTTTCCTACAACGATCCAATGAAATTTGCCATTTTCACCATACACATTAAATGAATTGTTTTCTACTTTCGAGAAATTATACGTCTTCATTTTATTATCATAAATAGCCGTGAGTGTTATGGTAAAATCATGTGCCAGATTATTTACATAATCCGGTAAATGAATAGTCACGCTTTCGTTATTTATAATTTCTCCTTTCCCACGATAATATACTCCAGCTTCAGGTCCCTCTAAACAAACATGGGACAAATATTTACTTTTATCATCTGGATGATCTATAATGAAAGATTTGTTGGATGGTCCGGTATCACCTTTACGGCTAGGACCTACAATACCTTGTGCGCCTTGCGGACCTGTTGGACCGGTTGGCCCTGTTCCACCAATAGCCGGTGGCCCAACTGGTCCAATTATGCCTATAGGACCTTGTCCTGCGTTATTGCAACATATTTTTCCACCTAAATAATCTTTGTAATTTGTATACGACATATTATTAATATATTACAACTTTAAATTTAATTAGTATACACCTTTAAATTATAATCATAATAATATTATTAATAATCTCGCCTTATTAATAATATCGTCTTATTAGTAATACTTGCTTTTATTTTACGATGACGGTAATGGTGCCAAACACAAACGAATGGAACCGAGTGACGCCACATCATATTTAACAACCAAGGGTAAATCATTTTCTAAATAAACCTCGATTTGTGAACATAAATTGGTACACTTAATAAAATAACCCAAATTTTTCAATGAAAATTCGCCTTGAATAATCTTGGAAGAATCTTGTTTTAATACAAATCCCATACTACCATCTGATTCCGCTCGATGAATCTCCGCTGAAGCAAATTGTCCGGAGCATTTAAAAATCAATTCGCTTCCCACCGATTTGATCTCCAATTTATCTGAAATACATGAAAGATCACGAATAATTTTTTGGAAATCAGCAGACGGCAAATTAATAATGGACGAAAACTTCACATCTGGGTATTCGAGTTCTTCTGGCTCAGGTTCAATCAATCGCAACTTTTGTGTCTTACATTGCTTAATCTCTCCATTCTCAAATTTTAAAGCGAGATGAGAAACAATTCCATCCACATAATCGGCATTTTCAATATAAATAGTTAAGGTATCATCATTGTCAATTGAATTAATCAGCTTGAACAGATGAAACATATTTACACCAATAATAATTTTCTCTTTTTTACATTCGTAAAACTCGAAATTTTGTGCTGCTAAATAAAGATGAGCCAAAATTGTATGAGATTTATCCATATTTATAATACGAATTCCATCTGGCTGAAATGAAATATTGGTCTCAAGAAGAATATCTTTCAATGCCGTCATTAATGTTCTAAAAGGCGCAATTTGAACCGTTTTTATAGTTAATACATTTCCATCTGTTGAAGTATTTTGAGAATTTTTCGTAGACTTATTGTCGATAAAGTTGGACATTATACTTAGATTTTTACACAAATCTTTAAATACTTATGGATTTAAATATTTTAGTGATAATTAAACGCAACAATGTTATTTTATGTTTTATAAAATTGATTATAATATTTATATTATGGAGGAAAACGTAGATGAAGCGCAGCAAAAAGTAACTGAAAGCGATGAAACTCTCTATACGTTAGTCGAAGAAGATGTATTAACATCCCAAACTCATTAATTTACTTTTTACTGTTTTTAATATAAGATTCAATTCTTTATTTTCATTCATTCGAATTAATTCAACTGAATTATACCAATAAGTAGTATTCTCATTATTAGACCATCTCCAATCAGATCCATATCCTAATAACAACCAAGTTTTCACGTTTAATACTCCTGCTAAATGGGCTATAGATGTATCTATAGTAATCAATAAATCTATATTCTTTAATATAGCAATCGTATCTTCAAACGCCCTGTTTTGATTATTATCTATATCAAAAAAATGAATTTTATTTATTATAGATTTGTTATTATCTATATCCTTTTGAATTTCATTTAATCGATGAATACATATTAAATCTATATCTAATTCACATAACGATTCAAACTCAGATAATGATATATTTTTTTCTATAAAAGATGATAATAAGCCATTATATACAAATCCTACTTTATATTTTTTAAACAGAGCCAGTTTATCTGCCCAGTAAATTAACTTTTCATTGTCTACATGTATATAATTTTCAGTATTTGGAAGAATAGTTTCAACATTTAGTATATAAGGTAACGACATTATATATATTTTATAATCAAAAATGCTATCTGTTAAATTTTCAACAACATTGATATTTGGATATTTCTCAAATAAATGACAAATGATATTTTTACAAAAATATGTTATTGTCATATTTGGATATAACTTAGATAGCTGAATTATAAATCTGTAATATTGAATATTATCACCTATTCCTTGCTCGTATAATACTAATAAATGATTACATATATTTTTCCCATTCCAACATGAAAGCCAAGGTATATCAACTCGTTGCTTTTGTCCAGTCTGACTACATATATTATTTTGATTTAACCTACTTTCATATAATGGTAAACCTGTTTTAAAATCACTTTGCGCCAAATATGGAAAACTCATATTATATAAATATTTTTGAGTTTCATTCATATTTTTAATTTGCTTGTAAAATGATATGGACTTATCATATTTTTTTATATAAAAATATAAATCAGCCAACATAGAATTAATCACATTATCATTTCTAATTCTCAATGAAATTAACAAACATGATTCCGCATATTTATAATCACGTAAGCTAATATAACATAACCCTATGTTATTATATACTTCTGGTATATCATTTTTTATAGTTATTATCCTTTTAAAATATTCTATAGCCTTTTTATTATTTGATAGTAAATGATAACATAGTCCAAGTTGATTTAATATTACACCATTGATTGGTTGTAAATACACTATTTTTTCGTAACATTCGATAGCTTCATTTATATGTTTACTATTTTCATATATATTTCCTAATTCTTGTAAGTATACAATATTTGTTGGTTGAATTACCAATGCCTTTTTATAATGATCTATCGCAAAATCATATTTCCCCTCTTTGTTATATGCTACAGCCATATCATAATATGTTTTACTATCTTGTTTATTTATTGGCTTATCTACAGAATTCTTTTTTTTTTCCATAATAATATTAATTAATAATAATATTATTATTATTGGAGGAAAACGTAGATGTTAATCGAAGTTTTCCGATTATATTCTGAAGACTTTAGTCGAAGGAATATCAAACATAACTCTTAATATCTTTTATTTCAGAATTTAAATATTCATTAATTTTATTTTTAATAACAGATCTTTTATCATTTTTCTTATACACAGATCTTGCTAGTAATATAAATTCTTCGTCGAATTCATGCTTATGTTCCTTTTCTCTTATTTTATCTTCTATTACCCATAATTCTTCATTTATATGTTTCATTTCATCATTTAATGTTACGTCTAACTGGAATTTATTTATATATGGTTGTAAATATTCCAATTCTTTAGTAACCGATGTTAATTTCGATTTATCATGAATACGTTCACTTTTAATTTGCAAAATGCTATATTTATCATATAATTCTCCTAGAGAAACCGGAACTGTACAACTAGCCATTTATAATTAATATATAATTTAAATTTTAAAAATGTAACGAGAAGCTATTTGTACTCCAAAATATCAGTTCATAACATATTATTAACTATTACAAAACTAATTTAAACACATTTTAATAACATACTTAGAATGTCAGAAAGCTCTGAATTAATTACTAAATGCTTACATACCATAACTGAATTGTTTCAAAAATATGAAAATAATGAATATATGTTACAACGTATACATAATAATGTGGTGAATTATTTACCAAATACCCTCGAATACGAACAAAAAAATTATGAAAAAAGATTAAACCGTACTACCTATTTAACAAATGAACAACAAATTTTTATTCAGGTTTTTCTAAGTAAAAACCAATACTTTTATTTACCTAATAACAATTATTTTTATGAATATAATGGCAAAGATTATTTAATTGTCAAGGAAGATGATATTATTCATAAATTATTGTCCAGCATTTCAAAAGACCGAGTGCTTTTACAATGGAAACATAAAACAAAGCTAAATATTGTCAAGCAAATTAGGGAGCGTAATTTATTTAATTCTATTCCTGAATCGGATACAATTCAAAATATATTGAATGTATTATATCCTTCTATTTTTTCCAGCAAAAACTGCGCTAAATATTTTCTGACAATTATAGGTGATAACATTTTCAAGAAAAATACAAATCATATATTTCTAGTTAGCGCACAAATGAAAAAAATGTTGGTAGATCTTGATAATATCGCATGTATTTCGATTGGTAATAATAATACTACTCATAATTTTATGACAAAATATCATGAGAATCATTCATACGATAATTGTCGCCTTATTAAAATCAATGAGAACTTTTCAAATGATATGTGGAAGGATGTTTTACGAAAAATCGGTCTAGATTTACTTTGTGTCGCGGCTCATTATTCAAGCCGTTATGAAAACTCGGATAATTTTATTGATAACCAATCCGATGAAGATCTTAAATCTTATGCGTATTATTTAAAAGGTACTACTCAAAGTGAATTGGTGGATAGATTTTGTTCTAAATGTATTAAAATTGATAATAACAATACTGGGGTAAAAATCGAATGGAAAAATTTACATTTTGTTTGGAAGCAATTTTTATCCAGTTATTCCTTTCCCAATATGATTTATTCGAATTCGTTAAAACTGGCTCTAAAAGAGAAGTTCGCGTATGAAGAAAGCAGTGATTCGTTTATTAATATAACAAGTAAATATCTACCAATTCAAAGTGATTTTATTAAATTTTGGGAAAGCACTATTACGGTGTGTTCTCTCGAAGCAGAACAACTTTTTGACAATGAACTTGAGATAGATGAGTTATGCTCTCTTTTCAAGTATTGGGTTAAAAAAGGAGATGATCATTTAATGACTCATGGAAATATTAGTGAAGAAAATGTTATTAAAATATTAAAACATTTTTTTCCAACAGTGGAAATTATTGAAGACAAATTTGTGCTAAATGTATCTTGCTCTTTATGGGACAAAATAAATGATATTAATAATTCTTTTGTCTATATCAAAGAACAAATTAATAGTGACCATAAATTAGCTCTCATTTCGTTTGATGATGCGTATAATTATTATTACAAATTATGTAATGTAAAATCCCATAAATTTGTTGTTAGTAAACGCTATTTTGAAAAATATTTGTATTTTAAATTGCCGGAATATATTGTTTATGAGAAATTTATTGAAACAGAGTGGCTGTTGAAATAAATGAATTATTTATCGATTTTATGGTTTTATGGTGTTATGGTTTTATGATTTATTTCCTGGATTTCCTGGATTTCCTGGATTTCCTGGATTTCCTGGATTTCCTTGATTTCTTGGATTTCCTGGATTTACCTCCTTTTAGAGACATGACTGTGGGCTGTTGAACTTCTGAAGTGGCCGCAGGTGTAATAAGGTCCTTAACCCAACTATCGGTTGTGGGGTTACTTTCAAAAAATGTTAAACTTTCACGGCTATATGGAAATTTTGTCTCCCACTTCTCAACCACGTTATTATCATCGATATTATAACCATATACATTTTTATTTGGGTTATTATTTAACCCACTAATATCAACGCGTTTAAATTTAAATTTATCAGGATTACTATATTTTCTATAAAAGTCACTTCCAAAACACCAATATATGTTGCCTATTTTAAATGTGGTAGGATCGTCTCCGCGTTCTATAGTCTCCTGATCTCTCCATTCTATTGGTTTAAATTTTTGTAACTCTGCCAAATATTGTTCGGAAGTCATCGTTTTTATTTTACCTTTTAGAAGAGGTTTATAGGTTGCCATATTTATTATATAACAAGAAAATATAATATATAATATATAAGATTTTCTTCTATATATTATATTTATAGATTTAGTTGGCGTTTCCGGCAACAAATTGAAGATCAACTCCAGAGGTTCCCACACCTTGTCCGTCATACGAAGAAGGACTTAATGCGTACATACCACCTCTCATTTTTCTACTTTTTCTACCACGTTTGGACATCGTCTTATTCATCTTGACGAATCCGAACTTACCCTTCTTTGTTCCGTAACCAGCCTTAACAAGACGCATCTCTTTCTTGGCGCTTGAATGCTTCGCTCTGGAAACAATACGTCCATTTTTATTTTGCATAATATGTGTCTTGGTGAGACCACCGCTGGTCTTGAACGCGGTTCCGTGCCACACTTGGGCGCGTGTTCCCATCAACATTTCGTAGCTTTTGCCATTCACAACATATTTTCCATTTGCGCTTTTAGTAAAACGAGTCATTATAAAATGAATAGAGAAAATATATTTTTCTAAATAGAATATAAAAAATTATAACGCATTAGAATTTGTTTTTTGGTGGTTGACCACTGCCACCTGGTTGACCTGCTACACGCCCTAGATAATTTATTACTACAGGTTGACCTAAATAATAACTACCATATTGTGTACTCCCTCCTAAACTTGTTTTGATTTGATGTGCAAATCGTAATTTATAAGATGTATTAGAAAATAATGTATTTGACGCATATTTGTCATAATCGCCACCTTTTATACAATTACATACTACTTGTTCCTGTGTTGTATTTTTTCTATATTCGTTATTTGTAGAATATGTGAATTGATTGATCTGCGCATTATATTGTATCATTTTCATCGCATTTGACTTTTTCCCTGGAGTAAATTGTCTTTGTGAATACATAATGAAATATATACATTATTAATATTTAAAAATAATAATGTATACACCTGTAATACTAAGTGAATGTCCATGTTTTGTCTTAATATAACTCCATCAGATGGAAATGGATTCTGTAACCAAATGTTTGCCATTTGTGGAATGTGTTCTTATGCGATTGAACATAAAATGCCCATTCTTTTTATCAGCAAATATCTGAAGGAAATTAAAACTGATAAATATTGTAATATCGGAGAAATTATAAATATGGATAAGACCAACCATTTTTTAAAAAAGTATAATATTACTTTGATAGATGGGTATGATTTCGAATTTAAAATACAGCATGTTATGTATGGCGGTAGAAATATACAATATTGTACTGATATTACGTCAGAAATAGTATCTACTTGCTTTCAAAATAATGTATTACTTATTTCTTCAAAGATGGACCTCAATTCTATAAAAGGAGATCCATTTATACATTTGAAAAATAACTATAATATTGATATTAAAGGACCTAAATATTTATATGTGATATTTTCAATTAATAATATAGATTTTAAATATTATTATGAGGTTAACGAAGGCGGCTTTTTACAAACTCCTTCATCTATGCCTGTCGGCTCCGTCTCTCTCAAAACAGATGTAAATATTAATTTTCGCGATTTAAAGTTTACAAATTCGTTAAGATATAATGATGGAAGCCATGAATTTTGCGATATTCTTAGAAATATTGTATTTACAGATGAACTTCTTAACAAATCGCGCAATTTTATACAAGCGCATATTCCTATTAGTATAGAAAACAAAAAGCGAATAAATACCATTCATTTGCGGTTGGAAAATGATGCCATACAGCATTGGGCAAAAGAAAATAATTGCGAGGATGTTAATTATTATAAACAACTTCTGGAAAATAAATATATTGAGCTAATTAAAGAACATATTAATAAAGATTCTATTACCATTTTGTTAGCACATGATTATGATAATAACGTTATTACATTTATGAATGAAAATAAGTATGATATTATTTTGCCGCCTAAAATGGATACATATCGAGATATATCTGCTATTATCGATATGCATAATGGACAAATATGTAATTCTACTTATATAGGTGTATTTGAATCATCGTTTAGTTTCACTTTATTAGCCAGAATTAATAATAAACATAATATGAAAACGGTAATGTTTTATTTCAATGATTTATTACACAAAGGACTTATTTTTTAATATTTTGTTTTTATTGTTTTTATTTATTTTTTATTTGATTTGTATAATAAAAATTAAAATTGAAATTATTTTAATACAAAGACAAATGTATTATTAAAACAACAATGAACGCCACTGACGTAAATTTAGCTAACAAATATCAACAGAAGACTGATAAACAGCATATTCTGGACAACCCAGATACATATGTCGGTTCTGTTGAAAAAATAGAATCAGATTTATGGATTTTAAATGAAACCGGAGATAAAATTATAGAAAAAAATATTACCTACATTCCTGGGTTATTTAAATTATTTGATGAAGGTATTGTTAATTGTCGCGATCATGTAGTTCGGATGGCGCAAGCCGTAAAAACTGGTCAACAAAACGCTATACCTGTCGCAAATATTGATATAACGATTGAAGAGGATGGAACTATTATTATGACAAATGATGGAAACGGAATTGACATTGCTGAACATCCAGAACATAAAATGTGGATTCCGGAAATGATTTTTGGACATCTTAGAACGTCTACCAATTATGATAAAACAGAAAAGAAAATTGTGGGAGGTAAAAATGGTTTCGGATTCAAGCTCGTATTAATTTGGTCTACGTATGGTTCCGTTGAAACAGTGGATCATATTCGCGGACTTAAATACAAACAAGAATTCAAAAACAATTTGGACGAAATCTGTAAACCATCCATTACCAAATGTAAGACAAAGCCATATACAAAAATTACGTTTAGACCTGACTATAAAAGACTTGGTATAAATGGTCTAACACCAGATATTATTTCGCTATTAAAAAAGCGTGTATATGATGTTGCCGCTATTACCGACAAGACTTTAAAGGTGAAATATAACTCGAATTTGATCCCAATTAAAAATTTCCAACAATATATTGACATGTATATTGGCGATAAAGCGGTTAGTCCGCGCGTTCATGAAGATCCGGATGAACGCTGGGAATATGCTGTTGCGTTGACACCAACAAATGAATTTACTCAAATCTCATTTGTTAACGGTATTCATACTGCGAAAGGTGGCAAACATGTCGAATATATTTTGAACCAAATCACTCGGAAAATGGGAGATTATATTGAGAAAAGAAAAAAGGTGAAAGTGAACCCAAATAGCATCAAAGAGCAATTGATTTTGTTCCTACGATGTGATATTGAGAATCCGGCGTTTGACAGTCAGACGAAGGATTACATGAATACACCTTCTTCCAAATTCGGATCAAAATGTGATGTCAGTGATAAATTCATTGAAAAGTTGGCGAAGATGGGCGTCATGGATGCCGCGCTACAATTAACGGAAGTAAAAGAAAATAAGGCAGCTAAAAAAACCGATGGCGTGAAGTCGAAAAGTGTTCGCGGTATTCCTAAATTGACTGACGCGAATTGGGCTGGAACCGAAAAATCAAAAGACTGTATTGTTATATTTTGCGAAGGAGATTCGGCTAAGGCCGGTATTATTTCCGGACTATCTTCGGATGACCGAAATACAATTGGGGTTTATCCAATGAAGGGAAAAATCTTGAATGTACGAGGCGAAGCTGTCAAAAAGATTTCGGAAAATAAGGAAATTTCGGAAATTAAAAAAATCTTGGGCTTAGAAACCAACAAACAATATAAAACAATGGAAGATGTACATAAACACTTGCGATATGGTAAGGTTCTATTTATGACAGATCAAGATTTAGATGGTAGTCATATTAAAGGCTTAGGTATTAATTTGTTCCAATCGGAATGGTCGACTCTAACGGAAATTCCAGGATTTATCGGTTTTATGAATACGCCTATTTTAAAAGCTAGAAAAGGAACCAATGAATTGGAGTTTTACAATGAGGGCGAATATGAGCAATGGAAGGATGATAATGATACGAAAGGTTGGAAGATTAAATATTATAAAGGGTTGGGTACCAGTACCGGTAAGGAATTCCGCGAATATTTCGAGAAAAGAAAAATTGTTGGATTTGAACATAGTGGGAAAACGTCGGATGACGCAATCGATATGGTATTTAATAAAAAGAGAGCAGATGATAGAAAGGAATGGTTAGAAGAGTATGAGCGTAAATCCTATTTAGATACTAACAAATCGAGCGTTTCTTACGAAGAATTTATAAATAAAGAATTAATTCATTTCTCGAAATATGATTGTGATCGCAGTATTCCCAATTTAATGGATGGATTAAAAATCAGTTTAAGAAAAATCTTATATTCCGCGTTTAAAAAGAATTTAACGTCGGAAATAAAAGTCGCACAGTTCTCTGGTTATGTTTCTGAACATTCCGGTTATCATCACGGTGAAGCCAGTTTAAACGGAGCCATTGTTGGAATGGCGCAGAACTTTGTTGGTTCCAATAATATCAATCTGCTTTTACCGAATGGTCAATTTGGAACTAGATTACAAGGCGGTAAGGACAGCGCATCTGAAAGATATATATTTACCATGTTGAATAAAATCACGCGCAGTATTTTCCCAGCTATGGATGATAATATTTTGGAGTATTTGAATGATGATGGATTGCTCGTAGAACCAGTCTTTTACGCACCTATTATTCCGATGGTTCTGGTGAATGGTTCTAAAGGCATCGGTACCGGTTTTAGTACGGATATTATGTGTTATAATCCTATTGAAATTATCAATTATATTCGATCTAAATTAAACGGTGAAATACTTCAACTAGAGTTTACTCCATATTATGACGGATTTAAAGGAACCATTGAAAAAAATAGTGATGGAAAATTCGTAATTAAAGGCGTATATGAAAAACTAGGAGCGGATAAAATTAGAGTCACTGAATTGCCGATTGGTTATTGGACAGAAGATTTCAAAGAATTATTAGAAGGGCTTATTGAGCCAGATGTTGGAAAAGATGGCAAAAAAGTTACACCTCTTATTAAAGATTATGATGATATGAGCAAAGACACAAATGTCGATTTTACAATTACGTTTACAAAAGGTAAGTTAGATGAATTAGAAGCTAGTAAGGGCGATCATGGATGTAATGGTCTTCAAAAATTATTGAAATTATATACCACAAATACTACCACAAATATGCATTTATTTGACGCAGATGATAAATTGAAAAAATATGAGCGTGTGGATGAGATTATCAATGATTATTATGTTACAAGATTAAAATTATATCAGACCAGAAAAGATTATATGATTGACGCTTTAAAAAAGGAACTAGTCCTGTTGAGCAATAAAGCGCGTTATATTAAAGAAAATCTAGACGGCACAATTGATTTGCGAAAAAAGAAAAAGGAACAGGTTCAGCAAATGTTAACTGAGAAAGGTTATGATATAATTGAGGATGATGCTGAATTTAAATATCTTGTGAAAATGTCGATGGACAGTGTAACGGAGGAAAATGTAGAGAAATTGTTCAAAGAGCGTGGCAGTAAAGAGGAGGAATTGACTATTATTCAAAATACAACAGTCAACCAAATGTGGATCTCCGAATTAGATAATTTAAAGGAAGAATATAGTGAGTATAAAGAAGTGAGACAAAGACTTATGAATGGAGAGGATATCAATCCTAAAACAAATAAAAAAAAGGTAGTGTCTAAAGGTGTTATGATTAAAAAAAATGTAAAGCCTGCGAATATTGTAGTGGAAGATGATTGAATTAATTAATGTTAATAATGTATAATAATAAAAATATTATTATATATTTGTATTTTGTATTTGTATTTGTATTTGTATTTGTATTTTTTGTTATACTGTATTTTTTGTTATACTGTATTTTTTAAAACCATGGTTTCAAAACAAGCTCTCTGTCAGAATTATCCGCCATAATCGGATGAGCAATAGGAACCGCTAGAGTACTAACATCATCTATGTATTTCATATAACCTTGCGCCTCACCGTAAACCTGTTGAATACAATAATCCAATACAATTTTGTTTAATTCTGACACCTGTTGTGTAATATTCTTGGGTTGATTTGCGGCATGTTGTAAATAAACACTACGCATAATTATTTTTAATGAATCGCAATCTTGAAGACCTATTGTATATTGACCATTTGATTTGTGATAGACACCTGATCTAATACCATTTTGAATTATTTGAATGTTTTGTAGAGAGAAAAATAACTGAGATAAATCAGTATCATTCCATAATCCTTCAGTAGGATTCCTAAATGTAGTACATTGATGTGCAGGTATTTTATCATACAATCCAAATAATTCAGAAGTATTTGGGCTTTTAATATCTACGCGTCCATTATTCACTTTATTCATTTATAATACTCAAATAGAAAAATTTTAAATAGAAAAATTTTTTATTTATATATTTATATATTTTATACAATGGAAGGTTTTCAAAAATTCGTGTTATATTCCGCAATAATTATCTTAATTATTGCTTTAGTATTTATAGGTATTACTCTCAGTTATGCAAAAGATAAACATGCTTGGCCTCCAATAGTTCCTACTTGTCCAGATTATTGGACAGTAAATGGTGAAGGTGACGCAAGTACTTGTACAAATACAAAGGATTTAGGGACATGCCCTGCCACTAGCGGTCAACAGCATTTAGTAAAAAATTTTAATACTGCTGCATTTTCTGGATCAAATGGCGCCTGTGCGAAATATACCTGGGCAAATAATTGTAAAGTATCATGGGATGGTATTACATATGGTGTAAATAATCCTTGTAGTAAAACATAAACCCATTTGACTTCAAAATAATATTTATTGTTATAATAAATATTGTTTCATAAATATTGTTTCATAAATATTGTTTCATAAATATTATTAAATATAACTATTTACTAGTTATATGGATACCAATAACAAAATATTTATAAAAATTAACATTTTACCAGAAGATATGGTGAATATAATAAAAGAATATTTACCAAAAATCTATTTTATTTTTACAAACAGAGAGAATTATACATTATATCACCCTATCATTAAATTGCGTATTACGAAATATGAGAATTATATACGCGATATAATTATTCGTGATAACGATTTTGTGTTTGATAAAATTGTAAAGGAAAATTATAAAAAATGGATCGAAAATAAAAATTATATATATAAGCATCTCGTTTTTAAAAATTATATTTATTTTATTAATCATTTTTGTATTGAAATGAAATCACATAAATGTAAAACCTATTTTTCTCATTTTATAAATGAACTTGGATTATGTAAAAATCAACATAAAAAGAATATTATTAAACATATAATATGGAAGAATTGAATATTAATACTATTTTAAATAGAGATGACAATGCGACAAGTATTAAAGATGTATTGAGAGCATTTGAGCAAAACAAAAACAATGTTCTTTTTAAAAAGGGTATCTATGTTTACGGTGATCCTGGAACTGGTAAAACCACATTTGTTACCAATATTCTAAAAGAATTAAATTATGATATTATAAAATATGACGCAGGTGACATCAGAAACAAATCGGTGATTGACGATATTACCAAGCATAATATGTCTGATAAAAATATTATGAGTCTTTTTAATAAAAAGGTAAAAAAAATCGCGATTATTATGGACGAAATTGATGGCATGAATAATGGAGATAAGGGCGGAATTAACACATTAATTAAACTTATTAGACCTAAAAAAACGAAAAAACAGAAATTAGAGGAGGTTACGATGAGTCCTATTATATGTATCGGTAATTATCGAGTTGATAAAAAAATTAAAGAGCTTATGAAGGTCTGTAATACAGTGGAACTGAAAACGCCTACTGTGGTACAACTGAATACAATGATTCAAACATTGTTACCCACTATTGATGTAGTTACTAAAAATAAAATCATTGATTTTTCTCAGGGAGATTTGAGAAAATTAACCAATATTTACAATATTTATAAAAACAACCCAACCGTATTTCATGGTGAATTTATCGATACTATTTTTCAATTGAAATCATATAATGATGATACCAAAAAAATAACTCAAAAATTAGTGAATAATTATTATAGTATTGATGAACATTTTAATATTATGAATGAAACCGATAGAACGAGTGTTGGATTATTATGGCATGAAAATATCATTGATGTCATTGATAAAATCGATAAAAAAACGTCCATTCCTTTTTATATCAATCAACTGGAAAATGTGTGTTTTGCGGATTATATTGATAGAATTACCTTTCAAAAACAAATTTGGCAATTTAATGAAATGAGCTCATTGATCAAGACATTTAAAAATAATAAATTGTATCATGATACCTTTAAAAAAAAGAGTAAATTTAATCCGGCGGAAGTAAGATTTACAAAGGTTTTAACCAAATATTCGACGGAGTATAATAATTCTTTGTTCATTCAGAATTTATGTCAGCAATTAGGCATGGATAAAAAAGATCTGTTTGCTTATTTTATTGAACTTAGGAGTAAATATGATGATACGCAAATTTTGGGGTTTTTTGAAAATTATGAAATTTCTAAATTAGATATTAATCGAATTTATAGATATTTGGAAAAATACACTGTAGAAAATGCGCCGGATACAGAAGATAAGGAAATTGATTTTGATGAAGAAGAAATTATATAGAATTCATAATTCATTGAATTCTATTCTTTTTGGATCATATTATAATAATTTGTATTATAATATGTAGCTAGCTAAATATAGGTTAGACATTTTCCGTAATCGAAATATCATCGGTTTTTATTATTGGTGTTTCTACTGGTATTTCTACGATTACTGGTGTTTCTAGAGGCGCTTTTACAACAACATTTGGTGTTGTTTGTGATAGTTTGATCCTATCTTGTATTTTCTCCGTAATTAATTGTTTCATTTTATCTTCTAAATAGACCACCTTTTCTTTCAACTGAGTATTTTCAGAAGTTAATATTTGAATTGTATGATTAAATTCATTTAATTTTTGTATTAAATGCTGTTGTTGTTGTTGTAACTCCATTTTCTCTCTTTGTATTTTTAATTCATCTATTTGTTTAATTACATCTGGTTTATTTTCTGGTCTACCAGGTTTATATATGTCCAGTTCCTTGTCTATATCTTCCATAAAAAATTTCAATACATCTAATTCTTTTACAAAGTCCGCAGGCATCTTTATCGTTTCAGTTACCATAGGGTTTGGCATTTGTTTTAATAATTCCTTTTTATCAAATGAATTGTGATTATGTGAAAACACCAAAATAGTTTTCATTGAATCTAGCTGGACAAATGGGATTGTATAATCCTTCAAAAAATGTTTCTCTTCGGCCACACAGGCGGTCTCTTGAAAACTAGTTCTATTTAACAATTCTCGTCTAAAAGCAAATGTCGCAGCAGTTGCATGGGTTGGACCATATGGCCCAAACTTGTACATTTTACTAATATGTTTGAAGTATATATACATTTCACTCGAACCAGCACATAACGCATGTGGATTTTTTCTCAATGTTTCTACGGCATGACTTACTCTTTCTGGCGGATAATAATCATCGTCATCCATATAAACAATAAATTCACCAATAGATTTCTCATGTGATAAATTACGTTTTTTACCCAAAGTCATTTTTTCATCATATTTAAAATATTTTACTTGGGGAATATGGGCGACCAAATCCTCAACTTTGTCGGTTCCGTCATCTATAATAATCCATTCCATTCTATCTTTTGGATAAGTTTGGTGATCGAAGCATTTTATAGTAAACGGAAAAAAAGGGCGCCTATTAAACGTTGGCATACATATACTTACAAACGGATATTTTGCTTTGTATTCGGCTGTAAGTTTGGGTCCAGGGATAGAATGGTTTTGTACTCCATGAACATGTTGAACATTTTTATTTGGATTGATTTGATTTTTTGCCTTTTTTCCCATTTAAATATATAATATAATAAAGTATCTATTTTTATATTATATTTTGGATTAAAGTTTATTTGTAGTTAAAGTTTATATTTTATTTCTCTAATTTTTTACCTATTTTTTTTAATTCATGAATGATTCGGTTGCCTCCCTTTTGTGGAAAAACTAAATTATACAAAAACCCATGTTTATTTGAAGTAGAAGTATTGCCTTTTAGGTCACATGTTTTTGTCGCCTGATTATTACTAACAACATTGGATAATATATCTGGATTAATTGGTTTAAATAAATCAATAGAAATTACGCCCCAGAATATTAAAATTAATGTAATAATGGAGAAAATTCCAGGAATCGTCCCCAAATTAGCAAATGCGCTCAGAATTACGAAAAAACTGAATATACTCATAATCGACACCTTATAATATTTGAATACGTCTAATATAATGGTTGCTGCGGATATCACTTTATTATTTATTTCTCCTCTATAACCAAGTCCAGATAGTAAACATACCAGGACTGTTAAAAATGGTAATACTGGTAAGGCAAAGAATAATAGAACAAAAAACAAAATAAAGAATATAAATACAAACCAAAATGCTAACCAATAATTTACAGGTTGGGTGATAGTTACGTTTTCCCATACTGGTTTTTGATCATTTGCGGTATTATTATTTTGTTTAAAAAACCAACCCATGTTAGCAAACCATAAATACATCAAATAAAAATTATCTATTAACAATAGTAACGTAGAAAATATTGATAAAATGATTGGACCCAATAAAATGATCAATGGTTCAGGCAAGCCATTCATTAAATTTAAAATAAAATTAAACGACGAATAATTAAAACTAATTAATCCTTCAATTAAAGAAATGAAATAATTTGCCAAAAAATGAGAATGGGGTTCATTTTTATAATTACGTAATACATCTAATATCATATTTTTGGAGTTATAATTATCGTATGGAAACTTCAGTTTCACGGATTGCGCCGGATCTGTAAATGTTGTTGTAAAAATATTTGTAAATATCGAATCAATGATGGGCTTGGTATCTGTGTATGGAAAACATTTTTCGTTTGTAGGCAATATATTTGATTGACCTAATTTACACCCATATAAAGCTAGACTTCCTAGGGAAATATATACTATTATTATTAATAGTATTAATGCTAATGTTACAAAAAATTTACCTATGTCTGAACCGAATTGTTGAGTTTTATTTGTATTTGTGGATTCTTCTCTTTTTTCATTTATAATATCTTCGGTATCATTTGTAGTTGCCATTTACTTACTTATAATTAAATGATATAAAATTTATTTGTTTTTATATTATTTTTTATTTTGGTTGGAGAATTAACTGAATTTTTATTTAGTAGTGTTCTAAAGGAAACTTCGTTAAATAAATAATATTCGTTAATAATATATGAAACTATCAGCAACTCAATATAATATTTTAATTTTAACATTCATTAGCTTCATACTTTTTGTAGCTATATTTAAATGGATAGATTTCTTAGTGGAAAATGATTATATTCAATCTACTATTGGCGAAGGGTTTGGAGCGATCCGGAGCGCAAGCGTAGGTGAGAGACTAAACTCCGGAACGTTAGTGAAGGAGTTTGACACTACCACTCATACGGTTGATTTACCACTAACAACAACCTATAGTTGTAGAAATTTTTGCGGTCCACCAGCAAGGTGTTCTATCACTGGTCAACAATGTACTTCTGATATAGATTGTCCTGGGTGTCAACCTCATATGAAAATACACGAAAACCCTTTTTCAAGAAATAAAGAGGGTTTTACTGGTGACAATGCCGCAGGCAAATTAACTGGCGGAACTACTCCTACATATTCACAATTAACCACGGATATTGGAACACAGGCTATATTAATTACATCGAATAAATTTGAAAAACCAGCCATGCCATATTTTGGTGTAAATGTATGGAGATCTTCATTTGATGAAGATAGAAAAGTATTTGATGAAAGATATAAACCACCACATTTAGAAAATATGCCAATCTATCCTCCGCGTTATAGTTTAACCGGTGAATTTATGGATGAAGGGCCTTTGGCGTCCAATTCATATCTAAAGTAATTTTTTTTGAAATATTTTAGAGATTCGTTTTATCAATTGCTACCACTTTGGCGATATTTTTGATAATTTTATTTTCATTATCCACGTCTTCATTTCCAGAGCCTCCGTAAGCCTCGATATAAATTTTATTAAATTGATCCGATTTTCTAGAGTGACTATTGATACAATCCGGATATTTGTCTTTAAAGAGATTGATGTTCATGCTGTTTTTTTTCGCAATATGTTTGATTGCCTTTTTCAGTTTATTATTATCATCTTGTTCCTTTTCCCATTTGTTATTATCTTTCACATACATGACTTCCCTTTTTGTATCTGCGCAATGAACCGGTCTTTTGCTAACATCGAGTGCCTTCAGGTTTTTAATAATAATGTCTGAAATTCCGGTAACGAATCCGACTTCCCCAATTCTCTCTAGATCGCATAATTGTAACTTGAGTGAATCTACAAAATCCATAATATTCATGGCGTCTTTACACGTTTCATTTAAAAAGATTTGGAGGTTAAATGTTTTGTTATGCGAATTGTTCATGCTGTTTATCATTGTATTATTTGTCCCATTTTTACATAGCTCCATCATCATTTTATTTTGTTCCACCATCATTTCTTTAAACTCTACATTTTCCTTCATTAAATATTTTATTATTTCATCTTTACCAATATTAAATGGCATATGCAGTTCTATATTTTCATTGTCAATTGTAATTGTAGAAGAAGATGAAGATGAAGACGAAGATGAAGACGAAGATGCCATGTCAATTTCCTTATAAGTACATTTTTTTTTATGTCTCCATAAGGTTGTCCTACTACTAAATTGAGATCCACACAAACAATTATAATCTTTCATTATGGGCGTTATTATTTCGACGGTCATTAATTCAGCGGTCATTATTTGGGGATTTTTGGTTGTTTCATTATTTGTTTCATTTGTTTCACTTTTATGTTTACTAGTAGAAACATGTTTACAAAAATCTTTTTTATTGACGGTTTTGTATTGACAAATTTCGCAAAAAAAATCTGGGGATTTTTTGGGACAAATTTGTTTCATTTGTTTCATATATATGAAACATATATTTATCCCTAAATACTTTTTGACATAAATATAAAAAAATTACCGTCACGTTTTGAAAAACTTTTTAAAAGTGCCCAGACCATAAATTTCAATTATGCAGTAAAAATCGATAAAATGGGAAACTATTTTGCAAAACCCAAAAATGGACATTTATAAATGTCCAAAATCGACTTTCCCAAAAAAGTCTTGGGAACAAAAATCTCATGTTTTATATATATTATTCTCTAAGTAACTTAAAGAAAAATATACCGGAAAGTGAATTCTTTTAAGTGGCATACATAAGGCCGGCATTTCCGCTAATAAATGTCACTACATTGATTCTCTCTTCAAACACAACCAGGTTAAAATTATAATCATATACTCTCCAGGTTGGTTTATTAATTCCAATAATTTCGCCACTTGCAGGATCACAAATGGTTAAAACTTGTGCTAATGGATCTAATGGGGGCGATATTGTGGTAAATTCCAATTCAATATTTTGAAAACGATTCATATTCATTGCGCCGGATGGCTGCATGTTATACGGCGAGGTATCTAGGCAAAAATTGTAACAATATAATCCTTCTGGCGCATTGCCTGCGGTCCTAGTATATTTTTCAACATAATTAAATACTCCTGCTGGCAATATATTTTCCCTATATTGACCGTCCAAAAGAATACCCATACCGACTAATATTTCCTTTATATTTTGCGGATTGTATACACCAGTAATCATTATACCGGAATGTGTGTTATACGGATTTAATCCAGGACCAAGCGTGGGAGGAACCATTGGATCCGGATTCGGATTCGGATAATCGCCTGCGATAGGTGCGAATGTCGTATCGCTTGGCATATAATTATATGGCCAATTCGTATAATTCGTCCATTCATTTCTCAAATTTGCGTCACTTCTTTGAAAGTAAAACATCCAATTCGCAACCAAACCCATTGAATCCATCTGCACTTTATTCTGACCTGTCACATTATAGAATATTTTCTCTTGAACTTGTCTGAATAAATAATTTTGCTCGTTCTTGGCAAATAAGGCGGATTCATCATTCGAGAGAAAACAATACGTACAATTTAAATTAATATCCGCATTCCAAAGAGTTCTGGTATCAACATAAGAATTCGGACCGAGAACCTCATCTGGAGGCGTTTGTAAAAACCTGTAAAATTGCATATAATATTGATTAAAATTGGGCGCAACATAGGGATAATTATTTGTGACGTCAAATACGTCGCGGATCATAAACAATTCATTAATGGGTCTAAATGTTACCTGTATGTGAAGCTCGTTATATTGTAAAGAAACGAGAGGAAACGCCATCTGGGTTTTTAGCGTGAACCAATTATTTAAAGGGATATATAATATTCTACCCATAATAGACGGTTGCGCGCCAGCAGGATTATTTGGCTCGTAAAAAGCATTCGGATAACTATTCACGTGCGCTCCGCTACTCCCAGGATCGTTTAATTCAGGAACATTCCCAGTCATTTGATCAAATAAACCCTTTTTATCAGAACTAAAATCTCGTTGAACTGCGGATAAGAGGTAACGTCCTGAAAACTCTTGAAGTTTTTGATTACCGCAGGTGATGGTTATTTTGCTTATCATTTGCGCCCCAATATTGTCGATCCATTTAAATTCATATGGAGCCCAATCAGTATATGATGTAGTACCATCTGGATTCTGGATGGTTTGTGGGGGTAATATGGGCGACCAGATATTTGGCAAAGAGACGGACAAATAACAGTCCATTAAAAGATCCGCATAGCGTTTCACTTTAAATGTAAAGGTGGATTCTTCTGTTAAACGAAGAGTTGGTGTGCCTTCATAATCCAGTCTGAAATTTTGCTTACCAAAGTTGGTGTATTTCGCATAAGTCGCTTTCCAGAATGTCTTACTAGGATTTCCATTTAATATAATATTTTGTTGACCTTGGCTAACCAAATTTAAAAGACCTCCAGCCATATTTATTATATACTTATAAATATTATTATTTAACTAATTTGATTTTTAAATATTATTTTAAAAATACTATATTTATATATTAGATATAATGTCAACACAATCAACCGATTATTTAAGCGCCATAAAAAATTTAGACGAAGATTTTCAAAGTTATATGGTTATGGGATTCGTATTTATCATATTAATATTCATGATCGGATATGTCATTTATTTGGTTAAACTAGAAGATTCCGAATGTAACTACATGGATAATTTATATTCTACACTGAATGGAAATATTCATTCTATTAAGCAGGACATGTCCGGTAGTTTATACGATTATTACGTGAAAACCGCCTATAACGCATGTAGTGGTGGGTCATATAAAAATGATTTTGTTGATATATGTAATTTGAAAGCAGTTCTAAAACAAGGAGTCCGCTGTTTGGATTTTGAAATTTATTCCATTGGTAATACTCCTGTCGTTGCTACTAGCACACAAGACAATTTCTACATTAAAGAAACGTTTAATTCCGTTGCTTTTGGTACGGTGATGAAAACCATAAATGATTACGCATTTGCGTCAGGAACCGCGCCCAATTATGAGGATCCTATTATAATTCATTTAAGAATTAAAAGCAATAACCAAGAGATGTATTCTAAACTAGCTTCTATATTTAGATCATATCCATTATTAATGCTTGGAAGTGATTATAGTTTTGAAGATCATGGTCATAACATTGCGCAAAAAAAATTATCCACGTTTAAAGGAAAGGTAATTTTAGCAGTAGATAAAACGAATAATGCGTTTTTAGAAAATAAGGAAATTTTAGAATTTATCAATATCACCAGTAATTCGGCTTTCATGAGAGCATATAATTATAATGATGTGAAAAATAATCCGGATATTAATGAATTAACTAATTTTAACAGAAGAGGGTTAACCATCGCTTTACCTGATAATGGTATTGATCCTGCGAATCCTAGTGGGTTTTTATGTAGAGAATTGGGTTGTCAAATGGTCGCCATGAGGTATCAATATAATGATAACTTTTTAAAGGAAAATAACAAGTTTTTCGATAGTTGTGGGTCCGCCTTTTGTTTAAAGCCGGAACGTTTGAGATATACGGTTGTTACTATACCTAACCCCACAAAACAAAATCCAGCTTACTCATATGCTACACGTGAAGCTTCTAGCGACTATTATAGCTTTAAGTTTTAGAGCCATACGTATGTATTTTACGCGTCTTATCTGGCATATTTTATAATATTATAAAAATCTTAATATTATAAAAATCTTAATATTATAAAAATCATAATATTATAAAAATCTTAATGTTATATAAGATAACTAAATGAAAACACCCAACGTAAAAAATGTAAAATGTAATAAAAATGTCACATTTCAAGATTGTGAATTGGCTATTTTAAGAAGTGCGGTTGATTTAGCTGAAACAAAAATGGGATCTAGATTGGTAAATACTCCGGAAATAAAAAAAATGGTTGAAATATTAGAGAACTTTTTAAGAAAAAAAAGTTTGGTTTGTTATGGTGGTCAAAGTATTAATGAAGAGTTACCGGAAGCAGACCGCTTTTATAATAAAGACGTAGATATCCCAGATTACGATTTTTATTCCGCCAATGCTTTAGAAGACGCGAAGGAACTCGCAAATATTTATTATGATAAAGGGTATAAGGAGGTCGAATGTAAAAGTGGTCAACATCACGGTACATACAAAGTATACGTTAATTTTATTCCGATTGCTGACGTAAGCTATATTCCCAAAAAATTGTTTGATGTCATTAAAAAGGACTCCATTAGAATACATGGTATACTATATGCGCCTCCGAATTTTTTGAAAATGGGCATGTATTTGGAGTTATCTAGACCTGCTGGTGATATTTCTAGATGGGAAAAGGTTCTTAAAAGGTTGACCATATTTAATAAACATTATCCCTTGACTTCAATAGATTGTAATACAATTAATTACCAGAGAGAAATGTCTGATACCAAACATCAAGATGAAATTTACGAAAGTGTAAAGGATACTTTTATCAATCAAGGATGCGTATTTTTTGGGGGTTATGCGAATACTTTGTATTCACAATATATGCCGAAACAATCACAAAAATACTTGGAAAAAATTGCCGACTTTGATGTGCTATCGAATGATCCGGAAACCACTGCGGAAATTGTAAAAGAACGATTAAAGGATATTGGTATTACGAATGTGAAAATAATGAAGAGAGAACCGATTGGAGAAATAGTTCCGATCCATTATGAAATTAAAATAGGTGCAGATACAATTGCTTTTGTATATAAGCCGATAGCATGTCATAGTTATAATGTACTAAATATTCATGGACAAAAGGTAAAAATCGCCACAATAGATACCATGTTGAGTTTTTATTTAGCCTTTTTATATTCGGATAGACCTTATTATAATGAATTTTCAGATAGGATTTTGTGTATGGCCAAATTTTTGTTTGATGTTCAGCAAAAAAATAGATTAGAACAAAAAGGACTCTTGAGGCGTTTTAGTATTACATGTTATGGACATCAAGAATCCGTTGAAGAAATGAGAGCTCATAAATCAGAAAAATTCAAGGAACTTAGTTCTAAAAGGGGCACAAAGGAATATGATGAATGGTTTTTGAGTTATAGACCAGATCAAAAAAATAAATGGGTTAAAAATATAAGTCATACAAATACAAATAATAATAATATGAATAATAATAATATAATCCAGCCAATACAAAAAAGTAAGACAAACTCAAATCCAAAACCAACTCAAACTCAAAAACAAAAACAAAAAAGGAAGAAAACAAAAACAATAAAAAAATTCTTTGATATTTATGGGAGAAAAACGAGAAAAAATAAAAAGGGTGCTATTTACTAAAATATAATTATATACAAATATATATAATTATAATGGAAACGGAAACATCAGAGACAAATATATTACCAATAGTATCATTTATATACGATGATTCTATAGACACCAGTTCTATTCAAAATGTGTTGCTTATAGATTCTTCGGTCAAAGAGTTTCAACAATATGCGAATGCGAACACGTTTCCTATTGTTTATACGAGAAGTTGTACAAGAGAGCAATTATTGACGATATTATCTAGCAAATTCAATAATATTTCGCGCATAGCTATAGTATGCCATTTTAGCGAATCACTTTTGTTTTTAAATGAGGATATATTATTTTCAGAGATGAATACTCAATGTATCGTTGATATAACGAAACAATTTCATTTAACACATATTGATTTTTTAGCATGTGATACCTTACAGAGCACGTTGTGGACCACTTTTTATGCGACGTTATATGCCGCAACCGGCATCCCTATTGGTGCGTCAAATGATAATACTGGCAATATAAAATATGGAGGTGATTGGATTTTAGAATCAACCCAAGAAGATATTCAAACCATCTATTTTAATGATCAGATACAAAATTATTCTTCTTTGTTGATTTCTTTTATTCCTCCTCCTCCTCCTTCAATTCAGTTTATTTCTAACAATTTATTCAAATCCTCTAATTATGTAGGTCCCTTTACAAATGGCATTTCTTCACAATATCAATTAACACCGACAGACTTAAATGGATATATACGCGGAGAGTTAAGTTATCGGTTATCAGGAACCCCATATACAGTTAGTAAAACTATACAAATACCTGCTACTACTTATGTAATTCCGGATCCTTTTTATACTCCACCTACACAATCAGGTCTTCCAGTTATATTAGACGGAGATTTATTTAAGGGTACTACATTATCTGCCATTTTAAATATTAATCCACAACCATATATTTCTTCCTATATATGGTCTAGAGCAAATACTCCAGATATGTCAAATTTTATTATTATTTCGGATGAGAATGATAAAACATATGTTTTAAGGCAAGAAGACATAGGCAAATATATAAATGTTCAAATAACTTATATAGATAGTTATGGGATTGAAAAATCAGCATCAAATAAAAATGGCCCAATACAAGACCCTGGTATAGTAGATATATCTGGAACAGCAACTCAAAATCAAACTATTAGTGCTATTTTAACAGATATAGATAACCCTACGAATATTTCTTACCAATGGTTACGGTCATCAACCGTAGGTGGAATTTATTCTAATATCCCAGATGCGTCTAACCAAACATATATTTTAACTCAAGATGATGCTAATAAATATATACAAGTAACCGTAACTTATAATGATGATTATAATGTATATTGGACAACTTCGGTAACTAGTGTAATAGGTCCTATAGAAGCTCTACCTGTAGCAAATATATGTTTTAAAGCAGGAACTAAAATTGCGACAGATCAAGGTGTTCTATCAATAGAAACAATTACCGAAAACCACAGTATATTAGGTAAGAAAGTATTGTTTGTATCAAAAACAGCAAATATAGATAATTATATGGTGTTAATGAAAAAGGGGTCATTATATAAAAATGTCCCTAATGAAGACACCTTTTTAACAGGATGCCACAAAGTGTTTTACAATAGATGTATGGTAAAAGCAAAGGATTTAGTAAATGGAACCACTATCATAAAAGAGGCCTGTATAAACGAAACTGTATATAATATTTTATTAGAGGAGAATAAAGTAGGAAAAATGATAGCAAATGGTATGATAACTGAAACATTAAGCCCACTAAGCCCATTTTCACAAATATTAATGGAATTGAAAAAAATGAATGTAGAAGAGAAAAATAATATAATATCGAAATTAAATAAAGAACTACATATAGCTCATAAAAAACAAACCCAAGCACTAAACCAATCTCAAAAACAGTTCAATTAGAACAAACAAATAAGCTATACGCATTACATAATATATTCATAATATATTATATAATATGATTATATATAATGGCAACCGAACAATCGCTTATATATAATGATTCTATAGAAACAACTGCTATACAAAATATAATGCTTATCGATTCTTCTGTGAAAGAATTCCGAAATTATGCGAACGCAAATACATTTCCTATTATTTACACTAGTAGTTGTACGAGAGAACAATTATTGACACTACTAACTAGCAAATTTCAGAATATTACACGTATAGCGGTAGTATGCCATTTTAGCGAAACTCCTTATTTTTTAAACAATGAATTGATATTTTCAGATACAAACACGCAATTTATCGTAGATGTAATAAAACAATTTCATTTATCAAATATGGATTTTTTAGCATGTAATACATTGAAAAACATGAGATGGAAACAGTACTATACAAACATACACGATTTGACAGGTATTCCGATCGGAGCATCCATAGATAATACTGGTAATATAAAATACGGCGGAGATTGGATATTAGAATCGACCCAAGAAGATATACAAGCCATCTATTTTAATGAAAAAATACAAAATTATTCTGCTTTATTGATTGTTGTAATTAATAATACGTTTACTAATGAACGTGTCGTTTATACAAAAAATACCATTACAACCGCAATAGTCGCGGCACAATCTTCTACTATTTCAGGAGAAATTACAATATATAATGATGTTTCGTATAATACATCATCATTCAAAGTTACATCTATTTCAGCAAATGCTTTTTTATCAAAATCTAATCTGACTAGTATTACTATTAAAACCGATGGTAATTTAGATATTGGTGCCAGCGCGTTCCAAAATTGCGTTAATTTAACAAGTGTTACTATTGAATATATTGGTAATATAAATAATAATCCGAATAATATAAAGATTAACTCAAAGGCATTCCAAGGTTGCAGTAAATTAGCAACTGTTACACTTCCAAACGGAGTTAATAGCTTATATGATTCTGCGTTTGGATCGTGTACGGCTCTATCGAGTATTACTATACCAAAGAGTGTCACCGTTATTTCCCCACCGAATCCATTCTATAATTGCGCGGCGTTGACTAATATTACGGTAGATCCTTCAAATACAACATATAAGGATGTTGATGGTGTATTATTTGATATTAGCGGAACATCATTACTTCAGTATCCTGTAGGAAATACAAGAACTTCATATACAATACCAAGTACGGTTACTACTATTGGTCAAAACTCTTTCTATAATTGTAAGAATCTGACAAGTATTACTCTTGGTTCAAATGTAAAAAGCATTACTAATAATGCGTTTGAAGGGTGTAGTGGTTTAACCAGTATTATCATTCCATATAATATTGTAACTATGGGTGAGTCAGTATTTCAAGATTGTAGTGGGTTGATAAACGTCGAAATACAATCTACGATTATTGACGTTAGTTTTGTCGAATTACCTATTGGTATTAGTAGTATTAGTAATAATGCGTTCAAAGGTTGTACTAATTTGGCCAATATCATCATTGGCGATGGTATTAAAAGTATTGGTAATAATGCGTTCCAATCATGTACTAGTTTGGCAAACATCGTTATCCCAAATAGAGTTACTACTATTGGTTCAGATGCGTTCCGAGGATGTACTAGTTTAATAAGTCCTATTATAGGCAGCAATGTCACAAGTATTGGGATTAATGCGTTCAACAGCTGTACTGATTTATCAAATATCATTATTCCTGATTTAGTAACTATAATTAATCCAACTACATTCCAAAATTGTAATAATTTGAAAAGTGTTACTATTGGATCTGGTGTAACTAGTATAGGTTCACTCGCATTTCAAAATTGTAGTAGTTTATCAAAAACTTATTTTTATGGAAATCTTCCTACTATAAGTAGTGGTGCATTTGGGTCAAATGATAGTGATACTGCATATTATTTAACGGACAGTAGTGGATCATTTGCTAGTCTTACTCTTGATTCGTTGAATGGGTTTACTTATAAAGCTATGTTTACTCAACAAGCCGCACCACAAAATATTAGAGTATTAAATAATATAATAGACGCATCCAGCGGACCTTTATTAGGAGCAATTAATGTCTATTGGGACCATCCGACTGATAGCAGTAATGTAATCGCATATACAATAAAATATTGGGACACAAGTAACCCCTCAAGAATTATCACAACGCCGCGCATAGACCCTACGGCAATAAGATATACTATAGGAGGATTAACATATGGAAAATATTATGTTTTTAGTGTAGCTGCGTATGACTCCATAGGTCGTTCTAAATGGACTCAATCCACCGCACTTAATCCGATTGGTTCTTATTCAATTACTATAAATAATGGCATAATTAACGCAAGTTATAGTTATAATAATACTACGAGTACCTTCTAAAAATAAATAGCCATATTCCTTCGACTAAAGTCTTCGGAATATAATCGGAAAACTTCGATTCGCTATGCTTCATCTACGTTTTCCTCCAAATTACAAGCAATATGTGTCTAAAATGATAACAAATATATCTTTAAAAATCTTGTCCAAAATTTTGCATAGTATCGTCTCTCCAAATTCAACCGATATATTTTTTTTAATAAATAACAAAAAATAGGTCATGTAAATACAGCATTTTTCAATGATTTTTTTCAAATAATTAAATAATATTGCCGATATAGACCAATCATTTACATAACTACACATTTGTGTATTTGACTGTTTAATGTAAAAACTGTGAATATCTAATAACCCAGATAAAATACGATGATAATTCGTCTTCTCATTTTTCACGTTCAATAAATTCCCTATTTTGTCGTATCCAAATAAATCGAGATACAATATTTTCCTATCAGTCTTCTTCTTAAAAATATATGGATTTATCCCATCAATATATTTATCCTCGTATAAAATGTTACCATCCACCAAATAAGGTATAAAACACGATTTAATGATGGTGTTTATTATTTCGTCGACGGTCGCATATTTACATTTCACCGGTTTCGTCCTCTTTTTGATATTATTATAAGTAATAAATAGGCGATTATTCACCTTACTACATATATCATGGGGTATTTTATCCCCTAAATATTGTTTAAGATCAAATATTGCGTTTAATTTATATTTTTCCTTAAAATCTTGATGAATAATCGCGTATAAACTGGTCATTGAGTCTAAAGAATCTATAAAATATAAAAAGGCCGCAACGGAGCCGATACTACAGCCAGAAATGCGCTCTATTTTAATATATTTACGACGCTCCATTTCTTTTAGAAAATACAGCGATCCAACGAGATAACTGCCATTGAATATTCCACCATCTAAAACCAAATCCATTTTTAACGGAGTTTTACTATTTTTAAATTCGTTAGGTAAATTTTCAATTAATTTATTCACGTATTCGGATATCATTTAGTTAGGTAATTAGTATAGAATAATATTTACTATCTAGAGTTATAACGAAATGTAGTTATAAGATAGAAGATAGAAGATAGAAGATAGAAGATAGAAGATAGAAGCAAAAACACTTAAAAATATTATTATGTCCTTTATATAGAAAGCCGTGTAAATGAATCAAAATTACCAGTTTTATTGTCTATCTTTAAACAATCCTAAAAGAAAAACCGAAATGACCCAACGGTTTGAAACCATAGACATTGACTGTACATTTTATGAAGGCGTATATTTTACAGACGATAGATTAATAAACCGTAATATAAGTGATGGAGACAAACGTGTATGGTCGTGCGCGTATGGTCACCTAGATATGATACAAGATTTTTATTATAACACTGATAAAGAATTCGGTATTTTTTGCGAAGATGACATTTATATCCATAAGAATCTAAAAACAGTTTTACTTAAAATTATATTGGATTTTAAAATTTTAAATTTAGATGTTTTATTATTAGGATATTTGGTGCCTTTTAAAATTCGCGCCGATTCTAATGGATTTTCTACGAAACATACGGTTCATCCCAGTGCTTCTTATACCTACCACAATTTTCCGGATAATGTTTGGGGAGCTCAAATGTATATGTTATCAAGAACGCATGCTAAAAGACTGATAGACAAATATGCGACTCATTATGCGGACCAAACAATCGAAAATAAAGAATTAACGCCGTTTAGTGCGGATTGGATATTTACAAAAGAGGGAAATAGAGCGCTTATTTCGCCCATGTTGGCAGTAGAAGATGGGGAAAGTACATACACCGATCAAGGTCAACAGGCGTTTCATGATAATTGTCACAAAGCACATTTCGTACCAGAATTATTTATTATTTGATATTCCTTCGACTACGTATACGGAATATAATCGGAAAACTTCGACTCGCTTCGCTTCGACTACGTTTTCCTCCAAGAATCGATTAGAACCGATTAAAATTGTTGGTAATTTTATTTAATGTATAAAATAAGAATCCAAATAAAACACTACTAAAAATAAATCCATTAATGTTTAAATTGCCGTCATTTGAAAAAAGAATGGGCAAATAAGCAAATAAATATTTTCGGAAAAAGGGTAGTTGAAACAAAAAATAAAGCACTGCTAACAAAAGAGGTGTTTGTATTTCCGCATACATGTCGTCCAACGAATCGCTTTTTTGTGCGTTTCTATTGTATTCATATATCATATCCTCAGATTGCTCATAATTTTGTATATAATCCGCATTCGATGTGGGAGGAGGAATATAATTGGGTTGAATATTCGGATCATTTGTAATCGCTGAAGTGTTCATAGGGATATCTCTTGATGGTAATTGCGTTGCGCCATTAGCGCTAGCTTGTTGAAGACCGCTTACAATTTGACTAATGGTTGATTGATCTAAACTAAAGGCACTTTGACTCTGATTTGGGTTTGCGGTATTGCTTTGACTGACTACATTTTCGGAAGCAGTTAAAGTTATATTACCCATATTTCCTCCTCCAACCGGATCGGTTGGTAAATCTAAAATGCTAGTTGTGTCAGACATAATTACTGTAAAGAATGATTCATTATAATAATTACGCAATTATTATAATATAAAAGGCTAAAAAGAAACCAAATAAAAACCAACTAAAACCCAACTATTTTTTTATTAGAATCACATTTTGTCGCAGTAGGAACATATTTATAACATTTACTTCCATGTTTATATACTTTGTTCTTTGTTTCTTCTAAAGGTGGAGCATGAAAAATGACACATTCTTTGTCTTTACACACTGTTCTAAATAATGAGGCCAAACCAAACCCCAATAATATCGACATTATATATTTTCCGGTTTTCGTGTGAACAAATTTACCAAATTCTACCATTTATATACTAGCATAAAAAATAAAAACACAATCTTTTTACGGTGTTTGGAGGATGTTATGCTTGTATTGGAATGTACGATAACAATGAAAAATCCTTCGGACATTCCGCTTCAATTTGATCAAAATAAAAGCAATTGTCTGCCTTATCTTTAAATAAAATCTTATCCACATTTTCTGGGGTAGGATAGATTAAAATGGTTTTCATTTCAGGTCCTAAAATATAAATGAAAAATATTCCAATCGCAAAACTAATTAAAAATGTTGGTATTGAAATATAGTGTAATATCATTATAAATAATATATAGATTTTAATTGAACCAGATATTATTGTTTTTTTTGGGGGGGAGGGGGGGAGGGGGATTTATATGTATGGTTTATAACCCAATTCCTTCGCTACTAAACTACTTAAGGTATGTTCAAACATAGTATATTTTTTAACACCATTTTTTGTAGAAAATAAAGATAACAACGTTTTCTGGTACGTTTTATCGTATTTATTAAATATAGTATTATACACTTCATTGCCAAAATCATATTTATCGTCGTCTATAATTTGTGGCGGAATGATCAAATTACTCGGATTTTTAAACTCACATGGTTTTTGCGCGGCGCGCAATGTTACGCAATTCGCCACAAATTCTTGAACCCATTCATGGTCCGACAATAACGCGTCTTGGACCTTCTTTCCTAAATTATTCCATAAGGCTTGATATTCTGGATTGGACCACGTTACGGTTCCGTCAGCATTAAATGTGGGAATAATATCTGGTTTATTAGGTTCTTGCCCCATATTTTCATTTCTATTACCAGTTTCTTCTTCATCCTCACTTTCTATTCTTAATAATGCTTTTTTTGGTCCTTTTTTCTTTTCTTGAAACCCAACAATATAACGCTGAACCTTTGCTTCATTATTCCCAACATCTATTTCTATATTTTTAATTCCATATTTATACTGTAGTAAATGGTAGGTATTATTATTTTCATCGTACCATACCATATTTTCTTTATATTTTAGTTTCATGATAGAATCTAATGCAGGTTTCAGACTATTTACATAAAGTTCCACGGCTCCATTTATATATTGTGTACTATTCGTCGTGTTGTAATTTACGATGGATTGTTTTATAGAGGCTATATCATCATACGATTTTTCAATTGTTTCCTTAAGATTCTGTTTTACTTCCTTGTTATCGGTAATATTATAATATAAATCAAGATACATTTCTAAAAGAGAGGTTGCGTCACTTAAAAAATCTTTTATTTCATTAAATCTCTCTAATACCTTTTCAGCCTTTGTATAACCAAACAATAGGTCATTTTTGTTTGTTATAATTTCCGTTTTAGCATCACGAACATCTTTTTCATATTCTCTTAAAACATTCGGAATTAAATCGTATTTGCCGGAATTTATGGATATATCCAGGTTACATGGTTGTATTTTATTCCCACACATAGCGGTCAATTCTCTAAATCCATCCTTATTATATTTACTGGCAAAAATGGTGCCTCCTGGTTTATTACAATTTACACATTTCGGTTTGAATTTTTGAAATTCGGATTTTCTTTCTTTCCAGCTTAAGGATTCATTGTTAATAAGCTTTCTTTTTATTTTATGAATATCCGATTCATATTTTGTTTTTAATTTATAATAATCGTTTATAGCTATAGATACTGCTTCAGGATCCAACATTTACTATATATTTATATTCTATTTATTATTTATCTATGATTTTACATTTATTTCCAACCAAAATAAATATAAAATCAAAATCTAGTAGACCATTTTTTTATTAATGACATCGAATTCACTCTCCCAATTAGGCAATCCTGTGATAAGCTCTTGATGAGCTATTTTTTTCGCCTCTTGTAATTGCTTCATTTTCGATAAAATGTATTGTTGCTTTTCCTGCGTCTTTCTTTCTTTTTCTACAGGAGTAAGTCTACCTTTATATTTATACAAAAGTATACCTGCTAAAATTAATAAAAAAAATATGAGTAAGCCGACATTGAATATTACATTATGAAATTTATCTTTTACAATATGACATTGTTTCAGTGTTTGATTTAAAAAAAATTTAACTCCTGGTTCTGTAAGTGAAGGTTTAGAGAAATCGTTGAAATCCATACTAAATAGATTTATTATTACAAATTAAATTATACACAATATCTATATGGCTAATTCTTCCTATTTAAATATTATCACTTTTTTATTAACTACTGTTTTTTATTATATGGTATTGAAACCAACCTTCACCTTTGATATGCTCTCAGATATACAGAAATCTAAAGAGCATACGTCTCAAAATTATTTGTATTTAGGCGTCTACCTATTATTAGTTATGGTAATACAATTTATGGTAAATGCTAGCGTCATTTCATCTAGTTGCGGTGGAAATATTACTGAAAATATGGGTGCATCAAGCATACTTACATTTCTGCCATGGACCTTAATCTTTGGTGCGATTATAGTAGTCCTCGTCGTGTATCCAGGATTTAAAAGCGCATTTTCTGATGTTATTGGGTACTTTTATGTATCTAGTTCTGCCAGTAAAGTATTAACGGAATTATTGATTGATCCCAATGTGCAGAAGAATATAGATTCTACAACTTCGACTGTAGAACAAAAACAAGCTATGCAAAGTGCGGCGGATGCTATTATAAAAATTTGTGGAAACACGTCGATTTTAATTAATGAAATCGTGCCTTCTAATTTTATGTCTTACTGGAATACTTTGAAACCATTGATGAAACAACAATATCAAGACGATATGAGCCCAGACGCTATTGCGAAGAAAACACAATTGTTTGATTTAGTGGTAAGCCGTGATAATGTAGGCGAAGCTATGTGGTTTATTTATATCGGTATTTTAGTAACATCCATTGTCCAATTAAAAATAGTAACGCGAGGGTGTGTGAGTAGCCCAGAAACAATGGAAAAGAATCATGAAAAATTCATAAAACAAAATGAAAAAATGGAGGAAAAACAAGCAAAGGCGACAGAAACGGTCTATACTTTGTCAGGTTAGAAAAGATTTAACTTATAAAGATTGTAAATTATTAGTTAAATATAACGTATTATAATAATTTATATAATACAATACAATGGCATCAACAAATATCGATCGTAGAGATTTAATACATACTTTGGAAGATGATGCGGAGGATGATCACGATAATGAGTGGGAAAATACGGTTGTACCTTTATTACAAAGCGACTTTTGTAAAAAACGTATAGAAGAGAGAAAAATGGTGGAAGCCGCGGATCACCAATTATCAGAAGAATTGTTTACGAATGAATCTTTGATAAAACATGAAATGAAAACGACTATTATATCGTATGAAAAATCAGCAGATGATAGGCAATCGCGCAAACCATCCGTTCCTACATTAAATTTCAGTAAAATAGTCGAAAATGAAAAAAAACAAAAGGATGTTTCGCAACAAATAAAAGAAACGAAACAACGAAATGCTAAACATAAGGAAACTTTTGGTGAGTGTGATGCTAAATATGACGATTATTCTGATCTAGAAGATAAAATGCTAAAATAATTTGGGATGCGCTATGTAATACATAACTGCCAAATAACAAAGTATTCCTAAAATGATTGATAAAAGCCAAATAGGTAAAATTGTTTTATTTTTATATCCTACTCCAAATTCTCTTATGCTACCATCACTCTTATATAAGAAGCCTGGTTTCATCATTTGAATGATAGCAAAAATTATGATAAATAAAAATATAGCAACAAATGTGACATTTTCTCTAATTAATTTTTGATACATATCTTCTATATATATCCACTTTTAAAAAAAGTGGAGCAAAATACCACTTTATCCACTTTTTTAAAAAGTGGAGCAAAATACCACTTTATCCACTTTTTTAAAAAGTGGAGCAAAATACCACTTTATCCACTTTTAAAAAAGTGGAGCAAAATACCGTTTCACACCTTTTCTCATTTAAACCGCTAATTAAAATTATGCTTCACATTTTCCAAATTCAGCACCTGAAAATATTATATAATTTTTTAAATTACACTTTTTTGTTTTATTATTTTTACATCGTTTACATTTACTTAATTGTTTCAGAATTTTTCTTTCTGTCTTATTTGAAATTTTGTATGTTTTGTTTTTTAAATGTGCTCTTATTTGTTTTTTAACCTCTTTAGTATTCATTTCTATACTTTTTTTACACGAGTTACATTTTAAAGATTTTATATAAACAGAACACTTTTGTTTATAATTTTTATTCATCACTTCTAAATATTGCTTTTGGGTATGATTTCCTTTTTTTACTGAACCAAGACCAGTATAACAAATATTATGTTTATTCATTACAATAATATTTGTATAGATAATATTATAAACGTCTATTATCAGTGGAACAAAAATAAGTTAAAGATATATTATGTAATATAATAAAATGTATAAGCCTATTAATTTTATCATATTAAATCGAAAATTCTCTACTGGAGCGATCCGGAGCGCAAGCGGAAAGCGACTAAACTCCGGAACGTCAGTGAAGGAGTTTGGAATATTTTTCATAAGGAATAAAGAATTACCTATTTGTTCAAATTGTTTACATTTTATCAAATATACAAATGACAATCCATTTGATGGTAATAGATGTAAAAAATTTGGTGAGATAGATGTGATTACTGGTGTAATTAAATATGATTTAGCTGCGGTTTGTAGATTAGGTGATGATAATTGTGGAAAAAAAGGTTTACACTATACTGCTAAAAATCAATCTTGATATATTTATTTTATTATAGTTGATAATATGCAACGTGGAGGAAAACGCTGTTAGATATTTTATTTTTATGTAAAATATCTAAAATCTAAAATATTTATAGATTTTTTATTCGTTTACTCATAATCATCGTAATTTTCGACCTCGTCGCCATCAAAATTACCGTCTTGATAATCATCTGTAAAACGACTCATATCATTTTCCTCTCTATCAATATCCACTTCTACATCTTGTTGTTCCAGATAATCTTCCACAAGTTGATCCATATCATCACCAGTAGCGTTTTTATTCTTCATTCTTATTTTTTTCTCCGTTTTCTCCATTTCATCTCTAAATTCGCGCTCATCGTCATATGTTTCTTTTACATAACTGGTAAGACCTTTTTGAAGACCCTTACTCCATACTCCTAATTTGTTAATCTTCAAAATGGTATCCGCGTCTCGCTCCTCATCGGTTAACACTTTTAATCTATCAGTTACGATATCCTTCTCTCTTTCCCTCAATTTAAATACTCTATCCAATATTTCCTCATATGATATATCTATCACATCTTTATGATCATCCATAATTTCAATAAACACGATTAATAATTTTGCTATTTTTTGGCGCAATCCCTTTTTATTTCCATTTAATATTTGCGTATCATATACGGTTCTAGTACTCGCGACTGTATCGACTCGCGTCGCCTGGTCTTCTAAATATTCCACCGAGAAAATATCTTGTACTTCTACTTCGTCCTCTACAACTTCAGTAACAAGCATCTCATCCTTATCCGTTAAATCAATATACCTCATAAAAATTCGCAATAAATAATAATCATAAAGTAATCGACTCGTTCTTTCATCAAACACCGGTTTTAATTCCTTTGATCCGGTTTTGATAGTTGAAAAACACGGTGTTTCCTTTGATAAATATACCATATTCTCGCACGATTTTTGAACACTTGTTAATATGTTATATATTTTAGGTGTTTCGTAAAATATGCGCAACTTTTCATAATAATCATTGATAAATCCTTTTATTTTCTTAGCATGACTCACCGATAAGCCCAAATATTGCGGAATTAATGTATTCTTATAATCGACCTTATTCAATATTATATTTGGAAAAACCGACGCGAAATTGGTAATAAATGTTTTATAGAAATTAACTATATTATACGTCCCATCACTCGATATTTTTATATTTTCATTTCGCGACGAATTATCTACACTCCAATCAGATAACTGAGTCATTGTTTTTGTCATTTTTTTAATTGCTTGCTTGGTAACATCAGATCCCTTATTTTTCTCGATAAAATCAATGATGTCCTCTTTCATGGTTCCAATTTGCGTAGTTAAAAAATTTAAAAGAGCGGTTGTTTCCGAGGTGACAGTTTCAGTTGCTATATCAAACGTATCTAGCGCGTTTGTCATTAATTTTACAAACTCTTCCTCCACGACTTCCTCTTTTTTCGGATTGATCGATTCCAATAACCCATTTAATTTGCCAATAGACGAAATAACAGGCGTTTCAATGTCAATATCCACAATATTATTTCGGCCTATTAATTGAATCAATCTTAAAAAAGTTTCGGTCTTGTAACTTCTGCCATTATCCTTTAGTTTTATTATAATTTCATCAATGGTATCATTTTCATTTATTAAATTTTCGTTAGGCTTATCGGTACATAAAGGAAGCAGATTTTCAGGAATAGGCATCAAAGATTTGAATTTACAGAAATAAATAAACGCCAAATAAATCGTTTTTTCACTGAAATCTTGACTAATTGAAGGATATTTATTCTTGGTATCTATGTTACTGAAAAAAAGGCCCCCTTTGGTATAACTAGTAATATCTGCCAAAATATTCGTCAATCTCTCCACAATTGTATTGTATTCCATGATACCACTATCTTCATTTGTAAAATATTGTATAGTTGATTCGCCCTCTTTACTATCACAACATGCGTTTTCCAAATAAGGCTCATTACTATTTTTCAATAATAACAAATGTTTTTTGTTCACAATATTTTGTATCTTTTCTTGAATAGCTAGAGAGAATTGAATGATTTTAGAATCTACCACCAAGATTTTCTCTCTCTGATTCGATGATCCGGATCTCAAATCCTTCATTAAGCCATGCTTAAATTCCTCGGAAATATTCGATAATTTTTGTATTTTAAACACGTTTAATGGAGGTAAAAATTCCGTCCAATTTAATATATTATGCTCCGGTGGTATTTCTTCTACAGGATGAATCAATAGATAATCTGTTTTCTCGTCAAACTTCCTTTTTACATCAGGTAGATTCATCAATACTTCGTTAATTACGGATTTAATTTTGTCAGCAATCGCCGGTTCCTTCTTCTTTTTCAATACATCCCAAGGCTCGTATGGTACGCGATTATTATAAGCGATACATGCTACATAATGTAAACTGCTAAAATCACCAGTTCCTTCAAACGGAAAACCATCAAATGATTTTACACATCCTGGAAATGTTTTCCTCGTTTTAATAGACGGAATAGATGTTTGAATGGCGATTAAAAACATCCCAAATGTGTAATACAATAGTGCCGTATTGTATAAATCTGTATAGGACATAATGCTCTTATTTTTATCGGCCATTTCCTTTATTTTTTTCTTATAATCGCCCTCTGATTCCAACGTATCTCGAATGGATATGGACACACAATTGATGATAAACTCCTTTTGATTTTCAATATTAATACCCATAGAAACAGACAATGAATTGACCACATTTGAAATCGTTTTGGATTCAGCTGTTTCGACCTTTAATGGCTTTTTGTCTGCCGACGTAATGATTGAATTACCACTATCCGCCTCTAATAAACTACGCGTAGACACTTTAAATCCATCTTCAAACCCTTCTTCCATATCAGCATCGATTTTAACAATCTGCCACCCACTACCTTCATCCACCCACCAATCACCGTCCACGCTTTGTTTACCAATTTTGCTGATAAGCAAATCGATAAACCCAGCATAACCGTCTGGGTTCGTTATATATGCGGTCGCCATGCTAAATTTGAAAACTGGAAGCAATTTGATGTTTGACTTGATACAATATAACCAATTTTCCGATTCTCTTTCATTTAATGGGCCAAAACCGTTTATAATGGCCGGTCTTGTATAGGTATTTACAAAACGAATGATATCATTTTGTTTTTTGACGAAATCTTGCTGTCCTAAAATTAGATCGCGCAATTTGAAATAGGGTGAAACTGGTATATTGCTCGCGTTTTCATCCTCGGTATTTGCGCCCAATTTATATTTCTGATTATTATATTTCATCAAGTTATTTTTTTCGATTTTACTTAGTACTCCCATAATCGATAAAAAGTAGTCAAACTTTTCCTGGATGCTTTTCTGAAATTCGTCCTTAGAAATTCTATATTTTGTATCAAACTCGCCAATCACATCTTTTAAGACTTTGTTTTGAATACTCATCTCATCTACCTCAATACTTTCACATTTATCATCTTCTATTTTATCCGTTACGTTGATACACTTTTCTTGTAAATTACATAAAATACTAGATTCATCGGTGTATATGGACTTATCTACAGTGGTATCTAGTACCCATTTTTTATCTTTGCGAATATAATAGTCTCGTTCATCGTGTATATTTTTAGAGCTGGTGTCGTGGTTATAAAGGAACGCATATTGACCATTTACAACACGTTTATAGCCGTTAATCAAGGTATCTGCTAAATATTCCGCATCTTCTTCCGTAAGCTTGTGTTTTTTCCTCAACTCATTTGTTAAATGTAGAATAAAGTTTTCAGGCGTCATTTTCATCATATCTTTTTCATATTCGTCCAATATACTATAATTCGTTTTGTCATATTTCTTATCAAAATAGATGTCGCGATCATTGTCGTTGTTTAATTCATCGAGTGACACGTATAATTTCGCAATTATCATGGTTTTACATTTGTCCTTTTCTTCCGCGGTTTTCATTTTATTATCAATTTCCTTTTTCTCGTCTTCAAATAATCCGGAAAATTCACTCGGAAACATCAGCGGCACATTTTGTAATGAGAGTCCAGTAGAATACAGTCTGTTGTAATCTTTTAAAATCAATTTACGTAACACTTCTGAATTCGAAAATACGAAATTTTTCTCATAATGAATATCATATTCGTCGAATATTTGTTCTCTCAAATTATCCTTTTCTTTAATGATAGAGAATATGGAAAACGCCTTGGAAAACACGATAGCTCCTGTATAGTTGCGTTTTAATGACGAAAATAGTCTAGCGCGTTCGCCGAACCTTTTATTATTTTCCGAGATTTTTTCGCTTATGAATTTTGTGATTTCGACATATTGTTGATACGTTAAACTGTCCGAATAAATTAAAAAGGGCTCTAGGTAACCCACTACATCTACAATAGAGAGTTTACCTAATATATATTTTTTCATAAGTTCAAATAGCACTTTGGTTTTGGGTATAATTGTTTTTATAAATTGCGAATAAATTTCATTGTTGGTTAAACCGACCTTTTCATCTTCTGATAAATTTAACACGTAATTTTTAATGTTGTTCACAAAGTTATTCTCGTTATAATTTATATCATTATTTAAGGTATCGACAAAAATATTATTCACATTGGTCTTTTTCTTCAAAAATTCCCAATAATTTAAAAATACCGTATTTAAGTTTGCCTTTTCTAAGAGAGATGTCCCAGGAAGAGTAATTTTGGAAAATTTAATGGCCGGTTCTGGCAAAGTAATAAAGGATCTAATAGACATGGTATCTGAGTTGGTTAATTTAACGCGTGTGGACACGACGGTTTTACCAGTAGAATCGAGTTCCAGCTTTTGAAGTCCTAGGTTATATTTTTGAATAACAAATCGCCTGGTTTTCACATTGTTATTTGTAAAAATAGAGGAATACATACCGTCCAAATTATCAATGATTACGTCTAAATCGGCTTGAACATTGCGCTCGGTCAAAATATTCGCAGTGTTTTCTTCGTTTATTAGATCAAAGGGGGTAAAATAGGGATTTAATTCTGTATACAAATTAGAATATTTGTTTTGATCATTTGGTAATGTGTTTGATTTATAATTATCAACGATGTTATTTATATCTCGAATATCTTGTTCTATGTCGAGATTTATAATGTCGCTATTTTCCAAATCTTCTACGTTTTCGCCTGTATTGTACACCTTTTTGATATTTTTAACCACTGGCAAAATCCAGTACAACTTTTGCTTGAAATTTTTAAAGTAATCCCATAATGGCTTGTAATTGGATTCGTTAAGTAGAATTCCTTCAATATTTCCATACTCATCAAAAAAGGAAAAATGTTCTCTTAGTTGTTTGAATCTTTCAATCATACAGTGAATATTATTTAACACTTTTTGGGTTCTTTGTGCGTTTGGTATTCTTGATAACAGATCATCGAGTAAATCGGTGACTTGGGTTTCTATGCTATATCTTTGCGATTTGGTTGAAACGTCTACTAGTTGTGAAATGACGCCTAGGTCTTCGTCGCCAAACTTGATTTGATCGGCTTTTAATATGAATTCCCTTAATTGATCCTTGATATTCTTAAGAGGGATGCCGATTTGGATAGTTTCTGGTGGGCCGCGTTTTTCTATTGATTCTAGTTCTTCTACTTGGTATTGGTCTTGGTCTTGGTCTACAGCTACCGGCTTCTGAGGCTTCTCTCTTATTTCAATTAATGTGATGGGTAAATCTTCTGGAAGCCCTTTATAATCAAAATTAATATAGAGAATATCATTGTCTATTGTCGTAATCTCAATCATATCATTTTCTAAATTGGTGATTTCTCCGGTGATAATAGCAGGGTATTCTCCTCCAAAATGTATATCTATCCATTTATCAGGAAGTAATTCATTTTGTCTCGCATATCCGAGTTCTTTACTTCTGCTTAAAATAGCCAATTTTACAATTGTTCCGTCGCCTATATTTCCTTCTGCGTCTATTTTTATTTTTATATTTTCAAGTGTCTCTGTATTTATTAATAGCATTTTGGATTTATCAATATAATCAATAAAAAATGTCTGGTCATTTAGTTTTTCATTATTTGGACTACTAATTTTAATAACATCGCCTAAACGTAACTCAATTACAGTATCTTTGCTTTGTTTTGGCTGTTCTGCTGTTGATTCTTCTACTACATTTGATTCTTTTTCTTCTTCTTCTTCTTCTTCTTCTTCTTCTAATGGTTTGTCTTCTTCTTCTTCTTTAGATTCTTCTTCGTCTACTTTTTTAGATTCTTCATTTTCTTTATAGTTCATTTCTTTCATTTCTTCACTATCTTTTGAATTTAATGACATTTGTTTCTATATTTATAATAGAAATTTTTATGCTTAAGTAAAAATCAAATAAAAAATATAGTTAAAGACAAATTCGTACTATTGTGTAACACAAATGTTTTCAGGAAACACACCTTGTATTTATTTATCACTTATACCTGGATTGAGTGATCTGATTCATAAAGAGGATAATTCTGGATCAGATAATTATGACACCGATAATTATGAATCGAATTTTCTAAAATTAAATAAAGTAGAATGTAAAACCTCCAATAATCAAGTATATAAAGTGATTCGATATGATAAAAATTTTTTAAATAACTCCCTACTTTCTACTTACGGATTATGTAGATCTATTATTTTAAATAAAAACAATTCTATTGTGTCATTTGCGCCACCCAAAGCCATTTTATCAGAAACATTTATGACTAGATATCCTGAATTAAATTCAAACATCGTGATTGAAGAATTTGTGGAAGGGACAATGATTAATGTCTTTTGGGATCCATTGATTGGTTTATCCGGAGGCTGGGAAATTGCCACGCGTAATACCGTAGGCGCGACTTCGACTTTTTATAAATCGGCACATTCCAAGTCATTTCGTGAGATGTTTTTGGAAGCGACCAAAGAAAACAATTTACAATTAGAACAATTAAACAAACAGTTTTGTTACAGTTTTGTGCTTCAACATAAGGAAAATCGAATTGTGGTACCTTTTAACAGACCCCAATTGTATTTGGTGGCTGTATATTACATCTATCATACTGACCCCAAAAATATGATGGTTTATCTGATAGATATAAATGAAGTGAAAAAATTTGGTTGGAATAATACAAGTGTCAAATTTCCTGAAATTTACACCATGAATAGTTATACTGACGCCATTCATACATACGCGTCAATGAATACTCCGTATAATATTTTAGGAGTGGTATTAAAGAATAGTCTAACTGGTGTTCGAGCTAAAATCAGAAATCCGGTATACGAGCAAGTTAGAAAATTGCGAGGAAATCAGCCCAAACTACAATATCAATATTTGTCTTTGAGACAGGAGGGAAAAGTGGGCGATTTTTTGAAGTTTTATCCTGAAAATAAAAAGGAATTTTCTGTATTCAGAGATCAAGTACATTTATTTACAAATACGCTTTTCAGTAACTATATTTCTTGTTACATAAAAAAAGAAAAACCTTTGATCGAATTTTCAGATCAATATAGAACACATATGTTTCACATTCATAAAAAATATATGGATGAAATGAGGGAGAAAAAACTGTTTATAAAAAATACGGACGTAATTCATTATGTAAATGGGCTACAACCGTCGCTACTAATGTTTTGTTTGAATTTTCAAATGAGACAGCGACGCGTGGATTATATTGCGGCGGATTACTTGTAGCCCTTTTTTCATTTTATAATTACATAGTTGAATAAATAATAACAATAATATGTATATTAAAAATATGGAAAATAATAATCAAAATAACACTCAAAATAACAATCAAAATAACAATCAAAATAATAATCAGTTAGTTCAAGAAGTTATCAATGGACGAAGAGATGATTTAGAAAATCAGGATTTAAGTAATGCTGTATTAAACAACATAGATTTAAGCGAAGCCAATTTAACAGGAGCCAATTTAGAAGGAGCCGATTTAAGAGGAGCCGATTTAAGAGGAGCCGATTTAAGAGGAGCCAATTTAAGAGGAGCCAATTTAACCAACGCCAATTTAACTATAACTAGATTAGAAGGAGCTGATTTAGCAGGAGCACATTTAACAGGAGCCATTTTAGAAGGAGCCAGTTTGGAAGGAGCCAATTTAAGAAGAGCCGATTTAAGAAGAGCGGATTTAACAAGCGCATATTTGAGAGAAGCCGATTTAACAGATGCTAATTTGGAAGGAGCCGATTTAGACAGAGCTATTTTAGCATGGGCCGATTTAACAGATGCTAATTTGGAAGGAGCCTATTTAACAGGAGCCTATTTAACAGGAGCCGATTTAACAGGAGCCGATGTAACAGGAGCAGATTTAACAGGAGCCGATTTAACAGAAGCAATTTTAACAAATATAATAGGTTTACATTTAGTACCAATAGTACGTCCATTAATAGATCCGTATCAGGTTCATAGAGAATCCAGCAAGATTAATTATTCAAAACTAATAGAATTTTTGAAAGAAAAATTAAATGGTATAAATATTCCTGAAAATATCAATTATGCTTCTTATATAAATGAAACTATTTCAAAACTTATTGTAGATAGTAATGAACCGCAAGATAAAAAAACAAAACAACAAGAAGGGTTACACAGAATTATGAATGAGAGATTAAATGGGTTTAACTATGGAGAGATGTCACAAAATATTCGTAATTCTATTTATTATGTTTTGGAATATGTAAAACTTCAACCATCTGATTTTCAAAAAATATATATAGATAATTGGATTGAATCATGTGTTACAGATGCGTATGAAGGAATACAACTCTCATGTGTAGTTGGTGTTATAGAAAGATTTATTTTCGCTTTATCCAACGCCTGTATAATTTCATTGTCGTCTGGCGAAAATGCCGAGTATGATATGATCAATAGTATCATTAGACAAAATCCGGATGTCTTAATAACAGAATATATCCAAGATTGGTATAAATTACATAAAACAGGAAGTGAACACGCATTTCCACCTGAAACAACAGAAGCGCAAAAAAAAGAAAATTTAAGAAATTATTTATTAGAATTATTACCAGACGCAGGAGAATTGATAGATACAAAAATAGTAGAATTTGCGGATAATATAGGCTATGAAGAAGATGATTTTTCATACGGAGGCAGAAGAAGAAGAACAATGAAAAAGAGAAGAAGCAAAACTATGAAAAATAGAAAAACAATGAAAAAGATAAGAAGCAAATCTATGAAAAAGAGAAAAACTATGAAAAGAAGAAAAACTATGAAAAAGAGAAAAACTATGAAAAGAAGAAAAACTATGAAAAAGAGAAAAACTATGAAAAGAAGAAAAACATAATTGGAGGAGTTGAGAATTGTAAATGAGAAAATGTGTAAAACAAAACAAAACAAAACAAAAAATAATATACAGTTTATATTATTTTTATATATCAACATAAATATACATATTCATTCGGCTGTCGCCTACAGAATATAATCGAAAAACTTCGACTCGCTCCGCTTCGTCTACGTTTTCCTCCACACATCTGTAACGTTTGAAGCGACTAGATTCCATAACGTAAGTGAAGGAATATCAATTTTATACCATAGATTTAATTTTTCACCAATTTTAACAGTTCCTTTTTCATTTTTGTGAAAATACCTTTCGCATCTTGAATACACTCCTTTAAATGACCCTTAACCGAAGATTTTTCTGTCGCATCTGTGTATGCCACTCTAATAATACTATCACTATCATGCGGATGCATCTTTTTAAAACCGCTGTATGTCATTATTTTGGTCTCATAAAATTTCGTATATATTAAATATTCCATCGCCTTTCCAATGGTATAATCTTCATTTTCTAGAATAATATCAAAACAATTAGACATTGTATTTTGAGCAGTATTTATTTGTAATTCGTCTTTTTCGATAAGAGTATCGAGATCGTCTAATCGTTTATTCAAAATATCACATGCTTTATCTAACAATTCATAATTTGTATATATACCAACAGTTTGAATCGTAAAATCGAAACTATCTTTCTTTGTAATACGTAGACCGTCCAATAAATTCCAATTGTCCGCTTCAAAATTGATCTCTTGTTGGTTCTTACCTTCATCCTTCCATTCTTGCTTTTTCTTGTTTAAAATGGCCTCTTTGGCTACATCGTCCACGGTAAAACCATACGCGCATGTTGACGCCGTATTAAACGTGCCGTCTTGCTTCGCCGTCCCAATATCAAACTCACACGTAAAGCTCAATTTCCCCCCTGGTAACTCATCAGACACTTTAGGTCTTAATCTTACAAGGTCAATAAAATATCCAGTATAGTCATTTGGTGGAAAGATTTCTCTTGTTTTCTCCTCACTTAAATATTTACCGCTAACTAAATCCTTGATTTTAAAATCTTTCGTCGTCACATACATCATCGTATCTGTAATATTTTCTACATTTACTTCTAACAAATAATTTTTTAATGGGAAATCCTCCACTTCTTTTATATGAATTGGAATACAACTTAAGCGTTGTTTCAAGATTTCATTATTTAGGCGACTTGTGTTGACTGTAATATTTGCCTTATTCTCTTCGTATGGCGCGGTTCTAAATACCAATTGAGGAATGTCGGCTAATATTGTCCTACGTACAGCGTTTGCCAAACTAACATTCACTCCGCTAAGAGTGAATGAAAGAATATCATTATTTTCAGAATTAAATTCAATATGAGGATTCATTATATCTATCTATTAATACAATATATTTAAATTATTAAAAATTAATCATTTTTTTTTAAAATGAGTTAAAAATGTAATTCAATTAACTAATTATAGTTTACAAGATGAGTTCAATCTTATATTATAGTAATTTTTGCGAACATTCTAAAAAACTGTTGGAGACGATTTCGAAGACAAATAATTCGAAAGATATTCACTTTATATGTATCGATAAAAGACAAAAGGACGCCAATAACAAGGTATTTATTATTTTAGAAAATGGGCAGAAAATAATTATGCCTGAAAATGTCAACCGTGTTCCGGCGCTGCTTTTATTAAACCAAGGATATAATGTGTTATATGGTGAGGCCATTTTACAACATTTGAAACCGAAACAAGAGGCGGCTGTCAGAAAAGCTACGCAAAATAATATGGAGCCAATGGCATTTTCGTTCGGTGGCGGAGGTTTTGGTGATATTGTTTCTGACCAATACAGTTTTTTGGATCAAGATCAGGAAGCGCTGAAAGCCACTGGTAATGGAGGTATGAGACAGATGCATAATTATGTGGATTTAAACTATGCGGATAACATTAATACGCCGACGGACGAACAAGATTATAAATCAAATAAAATCCCTGAGGGAGTAACTGTGGAACAATTACAACAACAACGTGATTCTGAATTACAGAAAATAACTGGAGGGAAACCGCAAATGAAGTTTTAGAAAAAGGGGAAAAGGGAAAGGGAAAAAAGGGAAAAAGGGAATAAAAAAGAATAAAGAATAAAAGAATAAAAGAATAAAAATGTACTAGAAAATTAATTTAAAGGGATATATATAAAATATTTAGATGTCGACAAATATTTTAACCGCTTTTAATGATCATTTTGTTGAATTTGTATCAGATATTCAAAATGTATTTCCGAATGATGTAGATATTTTAACCGCGAAGAATTCGTTGTTAGCTATTCGCAAGGCAAATCCTAAAATGATTGTTAAAATTTGGACTAAATTTATTGTAGGTAAATATTCTTCGGAAATTGAAGCTGGCAATTTGGAGTTTTTTATTAATAAAGATTATTCGAATGATATTTCAACTACGCAAAATTCGGATAAAATTATGGAATCTATTAATAGATTACGCGAACCTATTAAGCAAATGAGCAGCGAAAATCAGGCCAAGACCATGAAGTATATTCAAAATTTGACGAAATTGGCGGCAATATGCGACAGTAGTAACTAATAGAATTTTTATATAATAATATATTTATTATAAAGTTTAATTTAAACACAATCAATTTATAATAAATATATGTCAGAAGAAACGAAAGTAGTGCCTGAAGAATTTACAAAAGTGATTAAAGATTTTGTCTCTGATATTCGATCTACTTTTCCAGAGTATAATGGACTCATCGAGAAATGGTGGAAGGATACGTCGGCCTTTGCGTCTATTGAAAATGAAGAAGAAAGAAATGCCGCCATATTGGCATCAGAAAAAGATAGCACGGCGACCTTATTTACCTTTTGTCAAAAGAAATTACCTCCTCGATTTTTTGACATTTTGTATCAAAATGAAGATATGTTCAAAGAAGGCTCCGAATTAGATACGGAATTTTTGCCGAAAATTCATTTCAGAGACCTATGGCAGTGCGATATTTCACAAAAAACGCGCGATACCATTTGGAAATATCTCCAATTGATTTTATTTTCCATTGTTGGCTCGCTGGAGAACAAAGAAGCATTCGGAGACTCTGCGAAACTGTTTGAGGCGATTAACCAAGACGAATTTAAATCCAAGTTAGAGGACACCTTGTCGCAGATGCAGGGATTGTTTGATACCGGCGGCGCAGGTCTAAACGCGGATAATATTCCTATGCCTAATGCGACTGATATTCATGAACATATTACTGGAATGTTAGGCGGTAAACTGGGCAAATTGGCGCAAGAAATTGCGGAGGAAACCGCGTCGAATCTTAATATGGACATGGAAAATTGTACTGATATGAAGGACGTTTTAAATAAATTGATCAAGAATCCTACCAAATTGATGGGATTGGTTAAAACCGTGGGAGATAAATTGGATACGAGAATCAAATCCGGCGAATTGAAGGAGAGCGAATTGATTGCGGAAGCGTCGGAACTTATGAAAAAAATGAAGGATATGCCTGGTATGGGAAATATTCAGGAAATGTTGGCTAAAATGGGCATGGGAGGTATGGCTGGAATGGGAGGAGGAGGAGGAAAAGTGAATGTGGCTGCAACGGAAGCTCAGTTAAATCGTCAATTAAAGTTGGCTCAAACAAAAGAAAGAATGAGAGCAAAGGCGGACTCAAATAGATTAGCCAAGGAAATGGCCGCGCAACATCAGGCGGCAAATCCGGTTCCTACAAAACCTGCCATCTCAGAAGAAGAATTGATCAAAATCTTTAGCACTGGCGAGACTGTAGAAAGAACTCCGAGGGGCGCAAAACCGTCGGTACCGGTTCAAAACAGTGGCGCCTCTGGTAAAAAGAAGAAGAATAAGAAGTAGAATAGAAATCTAGATTACAAATAGAGTATATAAACTTTTTTTTAAAAATTTATATATTATATATAATAATGAGTGTTCAATTTTGGTCGAATGATCCTACTATATTATTAAATAAAGATGCTATTTTTGAACTATGGCCTACAACCGATATGTGTTATGAACAAAAATTAAACGCCATTAGCAGATTAATTATTTTAATTTCAATTTTAGGATATATTTTAACAATGTCAATGAGAATTCCTGTTGTTGGGTTTTTTACATTGGTCATTATTGTGATTCTATTTAAAATGAGAAAACAAAAGCTTACGAAGGATATGTTAAATGAGGGATTTCGTGTCGAGGGTAACGAAGTGACTGGATTATTTGATAAATCGAAAAGTACTACGAATCCTGTTACACTAGAAACTGTTTTAAAAACGGATTTCAAAGAGGGGAACAAAAAAAATCCTTTTAGCAATGTTTTACTCACTCAAATTGTGGATGATCCTGACAGAAAAGCCGCGCCGCCATCGTTTAATGTTGACGTGGATGAGGACATTACTACAAGTGTGAAACGAGCGGTTCAAATGATGAATCCTGGTATCAAAAATACGAATAAACAATTATTTGGGGATCTTTGGGAAAATTTCGAATTAGATCAAAGCAATCGTTCCTTTTTCAGTACCGCAAATACTCGCGTGGAGAATGATCAGAAAAGTTTTGGCGAGTTCTTGTATGGGGATATGCCTAGTGCGAAAGAATCGAATACTGCCGGAAATATGCAGCGTGTTGCGGATGCTTACAGATATACTCTATATTAAGAGCATATTGGTGTGGAGATTGTAGTGTAAATTATATAATTTGACGATTATATTATATAATTTATTTTATTTTAGATTGGAGGGGTTTATTTTAGTTTTTTCGATTGACAATCATTGCTTATCATTGCTTAAATGTTTTTGCGTGTCAGTATGTCGAACGAAGTCTTTTTTAATCGACGGTACACGGTGACGATTTTCACAATAAAAGTTTTGGGGTTTTTTGGGGTTTTTTACATTGCTAAATATTAGCAATATATAAAAACCCCTAAAAACAGTTAAATTAACATATTTTTAACCATACCGTTTTTTACCACATTCATCCAGAAAAGTAAGTTTTTTTAATTTCCAAATCATTTCCAAACATCATCTTAGAGTGTTTAGGTATTAACATGCGGTGATAAAAATCACATTTAATATAGCATTTAACGTAACATATAGTAAAAACTAATTATATGTAAGTTTTTTTAAGTTTTTTTTTATTTCCATTATTTCCAATATAGGAAATAAAAAAAACTTACTAAATATGTTAAATTAACATATTTTTACCATCACTGTTTAAACCACTGTTTAAAGGTACCTACACCGTAAATCGTTTAAGCAATAAAACTCGGCTTTTTTGAAAATCACGTATTTATATATATTAATCCAATAGTAACTTAAAGAGATTTATCAATCGCGACTACCTTGGCAATATTTTTGATAATTTTATTTTCATTATCCACGTCTTCATTTCCAGAGCCTCCGTACGCTTCTATATAAATTTTATTAAATTGATCTGATTTTCTAGAATAACTATTGATACAATCCGGATATTTATCTTTAAAGAGGTTAATATTCATGCTGTTTTTTTTAGCAATGTGTTTAATTGCCTTTTTCAGTTTCTTGTTACCTTCTTGCTCTTTTTCCCATTTATCATTGTCTTTCACGTACATAACTTCCCTCTTTGTATCCGCGCAGTGAACCGGTCTTTTGCTAACATCAAGCGCCTTTAGGTTTTTGATAATAATGTCTGAGATTCCGGTAACGAATCCAACTTCTCCAATTCTCTCTAGATCACATAATTGTAATTTTAAAGAGTCTACGAAATCCATAATATTCATTGCATCTTTACATGTTTCGTTTAAAAAGATCTGTAAGTTAAAAGTTTTGTTGTGCGAATTTACGGTATTTGTATTATTTCCGGCATTTTTAGCCAACTCTAAAACCATCCTATTTTGTTCTAACATCAGATCCTTAAATTCGCTATTTTCCTTCATTAATTCTTTATTCTGTTTAACAACTTCTAAAATAAGGTTAGTCAACAATAAATTTTCTTGAGAGGTTTTATCGTCAGCGTCTTCAGAAACGGTTGATGTACTACTACATACTTTTTTATGTTTCCATAAACCTTGGCGATGTTTATATTCTTTACCACATTCGCATACAAAATCGACGGCATTTTGTTGGGTAAATTTGTAATCCTTTTGTCCTCCAGCGTCATCCATTTTATGCTTCCTAGTGAGCAAGTGAAAGTCATAATTACTTTGTTTACAGCATGTAAAGTCACATTTTTTACATATGAAAATCTCGGCATTTTTTGGCATTTTTTTGTCCTCTATATAGAGGACATATAAAAATGCCTAAAGTAATTCGTAATTAATTTAAAAAATTTACCGTCACAAAAATTAAAACTTTTTAAAAGTGTCCAGACCATAAAATTCAATTATGCAGTAAAAATCGATAAAATGGGAAACTATATTGCAAAACCCAAAAATGGACATTTATAAATGTCCAAAATCGACTTTCCCAAAATAGTCTTGGGGTAAAAAATCATGTGTTTTATATATATTATTCCCAAAGTAACTTAAAGAGATTATATTACATTCTGTTTTAATTATGAGTATTTGTGTTATTTCCGGAGTTTTTAGCCAGATCTAACATTATCCTATGTTGTTCTAACATCAGATCCTTAAATTCACTATTTTCTTTCATTAATTCCTTATTCTGTTTAACAACTTCTAAAATAAGATTAGACAACAATAAATTTTCTTGTGAGTGGGTATCGTCCGCAACTTCAACCACAGTATTGTTATAATTACATTTTTTATTATGTCTCCATAAACCAGAATAATCATTATAATTTTTATCACATTTTTTACACGTAAAACTTTTTTTATGCGATTTTTGCGACATATTTATGGAGAGTTCATTGTTTTTATGCTTTATCGTGTTACCATGTTTATTAAAATCAAATTTATTAATTGTTTTATAGTCACATATAGTACATACAAATTCTGGTGTGTTTTTTTGCGATTTTAAGATTGGCAACATTGATATATTAGCAATATATAAAATCGCCTAAATAAATTCTTATTTGTAATTGTAATCCTTTTGTCCTCCAGCGTCATCCATTTTTCACTTCCTAGTAAGCGCATGAATAAATAATTACGCCGTTTACAGCAGATAACGTTACATTTTTACTCGCGAAAATATCGGCATTTTTTCGGCATTTTTTGTCATCCATAAAGAGGACATAAAAAAATGCCGAAAGGTTTTCGTATTTAAAAGTAAAAAATTACCGTCACAAATTTTAAAACTTTTTAAAAGTGCCCAGACCTTAAATTTCAATTATGCAGCAAAAATCGATAAAATGGGAAACTCTTTTGCAAAACCCAAAAATGGACATTTATAAATGTCCAAAATCGACTTTCCCAAAATAGTCTTGGGACAAAAAATCACGTATTTTATATATATTATTCCCAAAGTAACTTAAAGAGAAATATATAAAACCCTTAAAAAATCCAGGAATATTTTTGGTACATTTAGAAATGAATCAAATCCAAACACCAAAAATGGATAAATACAAAAATGAGTAAATCCAAGATTAATAAAAAAATAATGTATATTATATATAAATGGCAAACGTCTCTGGTTATACTTTTGATAATATGGCAAGAATAGGAAATGACTCTTGTTGTGTAGATCAAAATACGATTCAAAACGTGGCTTCATGTAATTATTTGCTTCAAAATTATTTTGCCTCTGATTGCTCCATGAAAAATCCGATCGCTCTTGCTACAACTCAGCCAGGAGTAATGTACAATGGTGGCTACAATTCTGGCGCTGGTGGATGTAATATCGACCAATCCTCGGACTTACAAATCGGAACAATTCAAACACATCCTAGATGCAGAATTGATTTATTCCAACGCCCTTTTGCCACCGTTCCTTATTTAGGACGCGGTTCAGTAAATCCGGTGATGGAGGCTCAAATTCAACAAGGGGAATCTCTCGTCAACAAGAGAAGTATTAATAATTTAAGTGAGAAGAGTTATATTAAGTATCATCAAACTCCTCTTCTTCCAAGTGTTAAGGAGAGACTCAATGATCCTGCCACAAGTGTAGAAGGAGTTGCTTCTGAAGGCTGGGTGCGTGGAGGAGTTCCCTCGCGCGAATTAACTCGTGATGGTGATTTTTTCAAAAAGCATACAAGCTCTCAATATGTTTAAAAAAATAAAACTCATCTGTATAATAAAAATTATATTTTTATAATTTTTATTATTATTATGGTTTTAATCAGAAAAATCATAATCATAATCATAATCATAATCATAAAAGTAATATAAACATATATATACCATTTATATAATGGTATACGATACTCATTATACATGTGTATATAATTCACCAGATGTATTTTTAGAAACGGATCAAGTGTCCGAATCAGAACGCGAGTTTATTCTCGATGTGCTGTATAGACAAGATATATTGAATATTTTTAATATGGAAGACTATAATATCGACGAATTAACTACCTCAATAAATGAATTATATGAAAAAATAAAAATAAACGATAAATTAATAAAAATAATGATCAAATTGGCAGGAGATATTAGTAGTATGGATGAGAAACTAGGCCTAATGATCATGTTTTCATTCGATTATTTATACATAACACATCCATGTATATGTGAATTTTTAGAAACTGGTCAAATTACCAATACATTATTAGATGAGTTGTTGATTAAATGAACTCCTTTGGCTTAAAACAGTCGCCTTTGGCTTAAAACAGTCGCCTTTGGCTTAAAACAGTCGCCTTTGGCTTAAAACAGTCGCCTTTGGCTTAAAACAGTCGCCTTTGGCTTAAAACAGTCGCCTTTGGCTTAAGCTCGCTCCAACCCAATAATTATTTTATTTGTAATTAAAATAATTTTTGTATACAGCTCTAGTTCAGCAGTATCACTATGATTATTTTTAGGTATTAGTTCATTTATCCTATTTATGGATGCTGTTCTATTATACAGAGAATTCTCTTTAACGGTATTTATCAGCATAGGGAAAAGGTGCGCAAATTTTTCGAGTTGTTCCAAATGATCATAAATGTAATTATATATACGAATCGTAACATTCAATTTATATTGGTATTTTTTACTACCAAACTGGTTTTCTATATCATTCGCTTTTGTAATTAATGGGGAAATCTTTTTATCTAATTTATGAACAAATATTGTGTATGGGCTAGAAATCTCATGATTTATTATTTTACCTGATCGAAGATTCATTTTCGAGTTATATTTGTTATTGGTAATATATATTAGTAACAATAATATATTTCAATTTTATTTCCTTTTTCCCTTTATTTCCTTTATTTTATTTATTTCCTTTTATCACCGTCATCAATTCTCGTTAGCATCAATGTCATCGTCGCCACTACCATGATCATAAATGCCAACATCATTTCCATCATCATCTCTATATTTATAGATTATAATCTGTTAAACCCTTTTTTGTATTGTTTTCATGGAAGAGAGGATAATTATATTTCAATTTTATTTCCTTTTTATTATAATTTATAATTTTATATTCCAATATTTGATACAAATATGATGTTGTTATTTACACAATGCTCTTTTATTTTATTACTGACAACAGATGATACATTTCGCATATTTCCAGTTTGAGCATCTTTTACAAAATTATTTTCTATTTTCAGATGAAATGACGCATAGTTTGTTGTTTTTGTAAATTCTGTCAATATTTCAGACGCGTTATTTAATGGGTCATGCCAAATATCTTTACATGTAAAATGAATATCCATAGATGGATTTATTTTTGTCAAATGGTGGAATAATTGGACTAATAGGTTTGCTGTATGATAATCTGTTTCTATTTTCGTGCCACCGATTTCAAAATAGATAGATTTGATTTTTCGAAATTGTTCTAAAAATTGGAATACCTGTAAATCTGTTGCGTAATTCATAAGATTTTCTAACAATATATGATTTTTATCATCTACGCATAATTTTACACCAGTTAATCTGTTATTAAATGGATCACTACTAGTGTAAATGCCACAAAATAAGAGTGTTTCACAATTGATATCACAATAACTGCCAGATTTTAATGGAATCATAGTAAACCCAGATGAAGAGTTTTGAATTTGTTCGCGCAATAAATGTAAATTTTTATTTGAATTAATATCAATAGTATTCACACGCATATCTATTTTTGCGATTACATTATTTATATTCGTTTGAAAATCGTCAATATTATTATTGAGTTGTTTTTCCATATTTGTAATATTTTTTTCCATGTTTTGTTCCACATTTTTCACATTTTGTTCCATAGTTGTAATCTTTTCATCTATATTTTGTTCCACAGTTGTAATATTTTGTTCCATAGTTGTTTCAATATTTTTCATATTTTGTTTCACATTTTTCATATAGTTTTTCATATTTTCTATATCTTCCATACAGTTATTCGTATTTTCAATAGCTGTCTTTATATTTGTAAAATTTGCATCGACATGTTTTTCTAGCGTTTTAATATTTTTTCCAAGAAGTGCGTGTATATTATCATATTTGGTCTCAAGAGTATGACTCATGATTTCATTTTCAGTTTTTAATTTCAGGTTATGTTCATTCATTTGTTGAATTATCTTATTCAATTCTTTATAGAAGGTTTTCTCGAGATCTGAATGACGATCGAATCTGTTTTTAATCATGATGAATATATATAGTATTGTGCATAAAACACACCACGCTATTAATTTTATAATATTATTTTTAACATTGTTAGCAAATAAGTTTATGTCATATGACACTGTAATTAACTCCATTTTATTATATTTGTCATTTGACAAATAATATTATTATTTTCAATTTTTTTTATTCAAAAAAGTATATTATCATTTTATTTCCATATACTTACGATTTTTATAAACTATTTTTTTTAAAAGTATATGTATATAACTATGGCATCCACTCGCAATAAAAATACCCCAGGTAATTATTGTTTAGAACAAAGAGAATATAACGAATCTGAGAATTATACCTTGTATGCGAACTCGCAATATGGTGCGGCATACAATACAAGACTCCCTGGAAATGGATTAAATCCTGCGCAAATTCCTTGGAATAAAATGTCATATAATGCGCCGGATATAGAGTCGTTTTTGAGGGGAATAAACGCAACCAATTTAGTGAAACCGATGCCTTGTTTTGTGCCGGAATTGATGAATTTGGGGTCTGCGAATATATACGAAAAAATGCCGATTCTTTTACCAGAACCTTTAGTAGTAGAAAAGAATCAACGCCCTTTTCCTGTCCCAAATTAAAATATACAAATTCCTTCGACAGTCGTTATCGCTTCGCAGAGGAGTTTAGTCGCTTTTCGCTACGCTTTTCGCTACGCTTTCCGCTACGCTTTCCGTTACGCTTTCCGATGAGCTTTCCGCTGAGCTTCATCTACATTTTCCTCCAAACCGAAAACGAAAACTAAGACAAAACTAAGACAATACTAAGACAAAAATAAACAAAAACATTTTATTTTAAATTAATTTAGAGTTATATCAATTTAAAATATGTTCGCTTTTTATATAAATGAGTAACATTAATGCAAAAAATATAAATAGTGATAATATTACCGTCACAAATTTAATTGTTACCAATATTAATGGACTGCCATATACGAGTGGCTGTAATACCTGCGGCTCGTGGGTTCCTTGCCAAACTTGCGATTATATTGGTCCGGATGTTTGCGAATGTGGGACAGCATGTGATTTTGTTCCGGATGTATGCGATTGTTTTGTACCGCCGTGTGGTGGTGGTGGTGGAGGACCTGGACCAACAGGTCCTACAGGTTTACAAGGCGACCGTTATTTAACCCCTACTTTTAGTAATTTTAGTTCCGCTCCTACCGAAGGCGGTGGCCCAATAACTGTTACGGTAGAAACCGATTTAGCATATATTACAGGCAACTCTATACTTGTAACAAATCTGCCAGATCCATTTAATAATAGATTTGAAGCAACTGTATTATCATATGATCGTGTAACAGGTATTTTAGTATTTACAGGTATCGTTAATTTAAGAGGAACCTGGACCGCAGCAACACCAGCCATTGTAAATTTAGATGGTATTGATGGCCAAACAGGCCCTACAGGTCAAACTGGTGCGGACAGTTCGGTGACCGGACCTACAGGCATACGAGGCCCAACAGGTCCGACTGGACCAACTGGAATTCAAGGGTTAACAGGGTCAACAGGAATACAAGGTCCTACCGGTATACAAGGTCCAACAGGTCCTACCGGAATACAAGGTCCTACCGGAATTCAAGGATTCACTGGAGATACAGGACCAACCGGAATTCAAGGACCAACAGGACCAACCGGTATACAAGGTCCAACAGGACCAACCGGAATTCAAGGACCAACAGGACCAACCGGTATACAAGGTCCAACAGGACCAACCGGAATACAAGGATCAACAGGACCAACCGGTATACAAGGTCCTACCGGAATTCAAGGATTCACTGGAGATACAGGACCAACCGGAATACAAGGTCCTACCGGAATTCAAGGATTCACTGGAGATACAGGACCAACCGGAATACAAGGTCCAACAGGACCAACCGGAATACAAGGACCAACAGGACCAACAGGAATTCAAGGATTCACTGGAGATACAGGACCAACCGGAATACAAGGTCCAACAGGTCCTACCGGTATACAAGGTCCTACCGGAATTCAAGGATTCACTGGAGATACAGGGCCAACAGGTATACAAGGTCCAACAGGACCAACCGGAATACAAGGACCAACAGGACCAACAGGAATTCAAGGTCAAACAGGCCCAACTGGAATTCAAGGCGCGGCTGGAATTAGCAGCGGTTTAGTCTTATATTATGATGGATCAAATTCGTCCGTCTCTCCACCTTCTGCCGCAATCGTGGATCAATTATTAGTTACACCAAACACCGGTACGCAGACCTTAATTACCGTTACAAATCTTACCTCATCTGATGCGTCATACGAATTTGCGAGTTTTGTTACTCCAGTAGGATTACTAACATCAACTGCGATTGTACCTGGATTCTGGACAGCAAATACTTATGCTAAAAAACTAGGCGGCTCAGGTACTTTAGTATATTTTATAGTTATTCAAGAAGTAGCCGCCGATGGAACCACTGTAATTCAAACGTTAGGGACAGGATCAGTCGCCTCAGGAACGGAAATAACGACATTGCAAGAGAATTATCAATATTATGAGTATGTTGCTGTAAATACATTAAATTCTATAAATAGTAGAATTCGTGTAACATTATATGCTAACACTACCAGCGCTTCCGCTAATAGTTTTCATATAGAAATGAGGAATTCGAGTTTGTCAAATATTATTACGACTCTTGCGGCAAATCTAATAGGACCTACCGGTATACAAGGGCCTACTGGACAAACCGGCGCAAATAGTTCGGTAACAGGTCCTACCGGAATTCAAGGATCAACAGGTATACAAGGTCCAACAGGTCCTACCGGACCAACCGGAATACAAGGGCCAACAGGTATACAAGGTCCTACAGGAATTCAAGGTCAAACTGGTCCAACCGGTATACAAGGTCCAACAGGCTCAACAGGGCCAACAGGATTACAAGGCTCAACAGGTCCTACCGGAAATACAGGCCCTACAGGTACATTCGGTCCTACTGGCACATTCTATGGTGATTATTTATATTGGAATAATAACACTCAATTGTGGACGGTTGGATCGCAAAATATAAATATAGGAGGTCATGCTGGGGAATTTTCACAACAAACAAATGCGGTTGCGTTGGGTTGGCTAGCTGGTCAGACCGGACAAGGCACGAATGCGATTGCCATTGGACTTCAAGCAGGACAAACTAATCAAGGAGTAAATTCTGTAGCAATTGGTCAAAGTGCAGGTTCAGCAGCTCAAGGCACGAATTCAATTGCGATTGGTAAATTTGCAGGTCAAACAAGTCAGGCAGCGAATACGATAGTAATTAGTGCTCTGGGGACAGCAGTAACAGGTGCTACGGCAAACGCCACATATATAGCTCCTATTCGTAATATAACGCAAACTAATACTCTAGGATACGATACATCAACAAATGAAATAACTTATTACAGTAATACGTTGACTTTTACTTATGCTTCTCTTGCTAATGGCGCACGCCCTAATTTTCAGCTAAACCCATATGGGACTGGTTTAACAGGCTCTATGTGGCAGTGTTTTTTTACTGGGGACACTGTTAGTTATCCTTATGCTTATATTACTAGTGGAACATGTGCTTATCAGACCAGCTCTGATTTTTATCCTTATATAGGGCAAACTAATAAAGATTTTAATTCCCAAATTAATTTTTATAGTAGTCCAAGCGATGGAAACACTCTTAATTTTGCGCAAGATAGCGGAGGAACTTTAACCAATTGTCGTTTTGTTTTTATACGTATTTTTTAATGTACCACAATTAAGAATATGGTCTAACTCTTTCGACTAACGTCTATAGCGTTCCCTCGCTTTCCGCTGGGCTTTCCGCTACGCTTATAACCGTCGCCTTTTGATACGGCTCGCTCCAAAAACAATAAATTATAAGAATTAATAAAATTTATAATTTATTTATTTACGACGCAAAATGTAATCATTTAATAACTTATTCGATTGATATTCCCAAGACAATGTAGAAGCCCACGTATAATTGGTATGAATAAGTTCTTCTCTCTTTACACGATTTTCCATGATAAAAAATAATTCGGTTAGCGCCTTTTCCTGCCATTCTTTTGTCGAAGTATTGCCTTCAATACAAATGCCTCTAGATCCAACCGTATTTTGTAATGCGGCGAGTCCATTTGTAACCGCAAGTGTTTTTGAGAGGGCCGCTTCTACCGCGGTTAAACAAAATGTTTCCGCAAAAGTACATGGATAAAACCAATATTCTGCGGATTTCCATGCTTCCGAGAGAACTGATTTATTTACCCAACCATGATAATGAATATTTAAACTCTTTTTCCTATTATGAGTTTGATATTCGTCCAGTAACGCTCTAATTTGGATCATTTTTTCCTTCTCAACGGAATTTACCCATTTACCATTTACATCCGCGTAAATATGTAAAGACGCATCCGAGTATTTTTCCACTATCTGGGACCACATTTGTAATAATTCGAGTAGACCTCGATTTGGAAAAGAGGAATAAATAAAACTATTTGCCTTTTTTCCAGAATTTGAATTTGAAATAGCAGAATTTGAAGAAGAATTAGAAAATTGCTGGTTTATCCCATAATAAAAATGCGTGGTAATTGGTTTACATTGTGGAAAAATATTTGTAAAATATTCCACATGCCATTCACTAAGACAAAAGATCGTTTTCAATTTTGGATCCAACGGAATTACTACACCTGTCGGAGTTAGATCATGTAATACCAGATATACGTTTTCGGTTTTACCCTTAATTGCTAGCGGAATATATTCCGAAAAACGGCTAATAATACAAGTATGGACCTCGATGTTTTTAATAAATGGCGTAAAATATCGCAACGGAATATAATCGACTCCTTCAAAGGATGACTGCTCTACACAATTACAAAATACGACCGTCTTAAAATGCCCATTTTTTTGAATATAACGCGCCATTTCAATAATATATGTTTCCGACCCACCAACCCCCTTTGAAAGAATATCCGCCCCAGTCCATGGTTCAAAACCGCCATCGGCAACAAAACACAATATTGGCTTATTTTCAACATTTGACAGACTTTGAAAATTCTCAAGAGACATAGACGAATTTAATTTTACAAAAATTTGATACCATGATAAGATTACATTATAATACTCCGCGCCAGAATTATTCTTTTCTAAAAATAGCGCGCCGCATTTCTCACCCAACACGTAATCTTCGAATTCATAACACATTTGTGTCAAAAATTTCGGTAAAAAATAATAGCTTAAAGTCGGCTTCAACGAATATTGACAATGAACCGGATAACCAATTTCGAACGCCTTTTTAAAATATTCAAACGCAATATTGTTTTTATTTTCCAAATGATAGTGAATACCAATGAAATAGAGAGATTCCGGTCTAGAATTGTCAAGCGCATATGCTGTCAAATATAATTTTTCGCATTCTTCCCAAGGCACGGTGGTTAATTGAAAATTCGCAATACGAGCCGCCTCAAAAACCGCATCTACTTTTTCTTGAATATATCCTGGATTTGGATGGTTCATTCTTTGAATAAAAAAATCAAAAGCTTTCTCGTAATTTTGTAGAAGGTTATATGTTTGCGCAAGATAATAATACGTTCTAGAATTATTTGGGTCATCTTCCAATTCTTCATACAGTAGTTTCAAATCTAATTCTTTACGATCCATAGTTCTGGTTTCCATATAATCAAAACGGCCATCCATAATATATGCGCGATGAAATGGAACCACCACATTTACATTATTATCGTCTTGAACGACCTCGTGTATTTTATATAAATATTTCAGTTTTTTGCTTGTTTTGAGAAGACGGTTTGACCCATATTCCACATCATCGCTTTTAATGTATACCGTGAATGAATCCGCAAATTGATCTCCTCTGGTTTCATTTAAAAATCCTCGTAAATCTCCTTCTATTAGATAAGTGTCGTCAAGCATCAAAGTAAATTCGCAAACATCCCCAGCTAATTCAAGTAATCTATTTCTACTATCGCGAAAATTCTGGAATGGCTCTTGAAACAATTGGCCTTTTTTCTTTCCAACAAGAACTCTGTTGATAATATCTATGGTTGAATCCGTGCTTCCTGTATCTAAAATCGTCCATCTATCGATTAAATGCATGTTTTTTAGAAGCATTTCCTCAAACTGAGGGCCGCCATTTTTTACCATAATACATAAATGGATGAGATTATCGTAATATAATGATGATGTATCTTCGTTATAAAAATAATGAAATTGATGGTAAAAATCATAATAAAATCTTTGTGGAATAAATAGTGAAAGATTTGTATTTACCAGCTCATAACTATATGGATAATTAGAGATATATTTAAAATAAATGGAGGAAACGTTCATGGTGGTCAAAATAATCGGATCATGTTTTTGGAGGAAACTGTTGTCAGAATTAGAATCATTATCAAAGCAAATATCTTCCATTTTATCGGAAAAAATAATAAAATCTTTACCCAGTTTTTTTAAATCCCAGCATATATTTTCAATTTTATAATCCGAAATGTTTTGTTTAATATTTGAAATATGCGCGTCATTAGTATTTAAAATAAATACCTCTTTGAAACAATGTGCGACATTCATTGGTAGAAAACCGCCGTGGGTTGGGTTAAAAAAAATACATTGTGTTACATTTTTATGAATCGTTGACAGTTCCTTTATGAGCGAAATCGTTTGCTCAAAATAACCCAATTTTTCTCGTATTATTAAATGATTGTATTCGTTATGCGTTATTTTATTAAATTCGTTCCAGTTGACATGGTATTGTTTTTTATTTACTTCTATTAACATGTGGGTATATATTTATTTAATGACTCATTTGTGTTTATATTATTTCAGTTATATTTAATAATATAAATTTTTGTTAATTTTGTTAATTTTGCTAATTTTTCAAAAATCAATATTCTGGCGCGTGTTTCTTGAATAAACACCCTTGCGCACTTAGTCCTTTCATATCTACCGTAACCACCGCAGGATTCTGATTCGAACAGTCAGACATCCATATTTTAATAATACAGAAATTTTTTTTAGGAGAAATGGTAATCCCAGTGACATGATTCACAAACTCGACATGTTTGCTAATACTGCCCCCTACAACGACATAACTCAACTCTTTCCAAACCTTATAAACGCTTTTATTAGAGACTTTATATGAAAAGCATCCTCCGTTGCGATTTTTCGGATCTTCCCAAGTTGGTTTTATACCTTCGCGCATCATAAATAACATACAGTTTTCAACCAGAATCGGCGGCATTGTTTCGGTAACAGCTATAATCTCTTCAACTGTCGTAAATGTTGAAATTTTAATATAGCTTTTAATACTCCAATCCGTATTATGAGGTAAATGTGCCCAAAGAGTCCATTTATCTGATAAAATATGATATTCTTCCATTGGTGATGTTTCTGTTGTCATTGTAGTATGCTGGGTTACCATTTATAATTATTAATTCATTTTTTTTTTATATTGTTTTATTAATACTATTTATTTTTTATTGTTTTTTTTCGGATTCTTTGTCTGGTTCTAATTCTTTTTCTTGTTCTTCTAATTTTTGTTCTAATTCTGGTTCTAATTTTTGTTCTAATTCTAATTCTTGTTCTTCTAATTCTAATTTTAAATCCAATTTTTCATACCCATCTTTTACAATTTTAATACTTGATTTATTATCAACTGCTACGGTGGTTACATTATGATCGAGTATTTTTAAAATATAATCATTCACTTTATCTGGCGTAATATCTTTCATAAAATCGCCATAATATTTATTCAAAAAATAATTCATAAATGCGGAATCGAACACATTTGAATCAATATAATAATTATCTGCCTCCGGTTTGAAGTCAATTTTTAATGATTTATCCCCAAAAAATACCTCGGCTAATATAAATTTAATATTCGATTGATCACAAAATAGTTCTTCTTGTTTTACAGGAAGTTTCGTGAGAATTTTTTTATTCACAACCGTATTCTTGGAGGAAAACGTAGATGAAGCGAAGCGAGTCGAAGTTTTCCGATTATATTCCGTAGACGTAGTCGAAGGAATATCATTAGTGGTCTGAGAATAAATGATAAAATCAAAATTGTCCGGTTCCACAATTTCTTTAAACAAATATTGACTATTTATCTCGAAAATAACCTTCCCATCTAACACAAATTCCACGTTTGGCGTATTATCCTCTATTTTGGGACACATGCTATCCAATAATTCCGTTAGCCGAGGATTTTTCAATAAAATATTTTTGTTGAACATATGGATTTGTTTATACATATTTTTTGAATATATTTGAGCCTTACTAATACCATAAATTAAATGATAAGATACATTTACTAGAATCTCCTCATACATTCGAGGATGAATTCTTTTAACATAATCATTTAATAAAACGGCTATTAATGTCGTGTTTAAAACGGCTCCTATAAAGGATACAATCGAAATCAGATTCATTATAGTATTATTATATTATTAATAAACTACATATTTTTAAATAGTTTATGAATATTCTTTTTTTTCCGAACTCCTTCGGCTTCGGATCGCTCCAAACTCGTTAGCTAAATAAATTAGGAAAGCTGCTTTTTAATATTCCTTGGACTAAAGTCTTCAGAATATAATCGGAATACTTCGATTCGCTTCGCTTCATCTACGTTTTCCTCCAACTATATCATTATTATATGGGTTCGGCACAATTATATTCGGTGATTGGTAATATACCGGATTCCTTAATGAGTTGTATTCCGGATCATAAATAATAATATTTCCTAAAGAATCTGTGGATACATTTTTGTTACCCTCAGGCGTATTTGGTTTTTTACACGAATAGTTTAATGAGCCGGTCGTGGTGTTTAATCCGAATATATATAGAAGCATGCTAACAATTACGGTCATAAGAATAAAAGGAATAAATACAATGATCCATGAAACAACACTTAATCCTCGCTCACACAGAATATTCAATAACAATGTAACCATTATCATTACGATTGATTTCATAAACGCGGTATTATAAAGTCCCTTAAATGTATCAATGATTATTTGAGTGATTGAAAATATTAAATAAATAATGGCTGGAGCACATAAATTTATCATTGAGTATCTATAATATATTTACATAATTATATTTTGTATTTTTTATTCGTTAAAAAAAGGTTCGCCTGCTTTCAAATAGCCGACTTTCTTTCCGACATCTCCGTCTTCAGATAGCTCGTAAATAATACCTGAGTCTTCATTGTTTGTACAATATGTTACATCGTCGATTTCAATTTCGAAGAGTTCTTCCTCTACTTCTTCCTCTTCTACTTCCTCTTCGTCTGACTCGGATTTTTCAGTTTCAACTTCATCATCATCTGCCTTTAATTCCTCCTCTTCTAATTCCTCTTCTTCTTCTTCTAATTCCTCTTCTTCCTCTTCTTCTTCTTCTTCTTCTTCCTCTTCTTCCTCTTCTAATTCATCATCAGATTCTTCTTTTAATTCTTCTTCTAATCCATCATCAGAGGCTTCCTCCATATTCAATTTTATATTCTCCTTTTCCTCTTTAATGGTAATAGTAAGATCCATATCATTCGTCAAATCGTGAACTTCTTGTTGTTTCTTTAAAAACGTAATTTCTTTCTTTAATTTGTCTACTTCATCAAGTAATGATTTTATTGTAGCAATATGTGTTAATTCGCTCATAGAATCCGTTTGTGTATCATTATGACTGGTGCTTTGAATATTATTTGCTTTAAGGAGTTCGTAACGCACGCTAGGTAAATTCATGATACAATTATGGGTTTCTTCGTATAATTTATATCGTTGAATAAAATCCTCCATGATTTGCGCCAAACCTGTTCTAGTAACAGTTTCGATGTCATTTAATAATTTATCAGTGTTAAAAGTCGTTTTATTAATATCTACCATTTTAGTATAATATTATATATAACAATTCGTTTAATATGATTTAGAAAATAATTTATCTAATTCATATAATGTCTGATAACATTTCATTTGTTGAAACGGAACAAGTCGATGAAAAAACGCAAATAATATTGAGACAAACTGATTATACCTTAGATGTTGCCAGAGAGAAATTAAAACTCCATAATTTTGATCACATGGCTGTTATAAGAGCTTACTTGGGAATCGCTGAAAAAAAGGCACCGCCTGTAAAATCTCTGAACCAAGAAATTTACACTCAATTGAGGCACCGTTTAGATGGAAATATGCGCGAATATAATGCTAGAAAAGAAAACGGAGAGACAAAAATAGTCTAAGGTTTTTATCTTCTACGCACACTTGTATATTTAAGAAGACACACTATGAAAGGTGATACAAAAATATTTAATATTAACGAATTAAAGAATACTTTTAGGTTAGGTTGTCTTATTAATGTATAAATATGAGGGGATGAGGGGTGAAGGGTTGTTTTTAGGTTAATTCAATATGTTACAAAAAAAAGTGTTTTTATACACGGTTTATGTAAAATGTGATATTTTATTTGTAATGTATATATGAACCCAAAAAACAACCCTTCACCCCTCATCCCCTCATAACAGTCGGCTTTATAACCATCCTCTAATATATATTTTATGTAAGTATATTAGATAAAATATAATAAATATGTCGATAGATGAACATCATTTATCGATTCAAGTTTATTCAGATATTCACATTGAATCTTGGGATAAACTTCCTGAAATAACACCGAAAGCTGAATACTTATTTTTAGCAGGTGATATTTGCGAACTAAACCACAAATTTTTTAATGATTTTTTCAAATATTGTTCTACTAATTGGAAAAAAGTGTTTTATGTTCCAGGAAATCGAGAATTTTATTCGGCAAATAAAAATTACCAAACATTGGATTTCGAATATAATCTGAAACTAACCGAAAAATACAAAAACGTGTTTTATTTAAACAACAATTTTGTTTCGTTGAGTGATGAATTGGATATAGATGTATATGGTACTACATTTTGGACGCCCCCTATTTTTAGTTCCACACGTGATGCTAAAAATTATATAAAAGATTATAATTATATGCGTTATTTTAATTCTTATTTGCATAAAACGGTTGATATTGATATCGCGTTTATGAAACATCTATCGAGTGAATCTTTTAGTAAACTATCCGATCATTTACAAAAGACAAAAAGGAAGACCATTGTCATGACACATTTTCCTCCATTTCAAAATCATTCTTCTAATCCGAAATATGCGGAGAGAATATTTGATATAACCCAAAATTATTATGCGTGGCCGGATAATACGTTACCTGAATTAACCTTAGATCATGTCGCGGTTTGGATAAGCGGTCATACACATTGGTCGTATGATGTAATCAAAAATGGGCGCCGTTTTATATCAAACCAATTAGGGTATAAATGCGAATTAGGTGAAACCGGTGTTTCTGAAGAAGGGTTATTTGATATTATCTGTTAAATATTTATTTTTTTATTTATTTTCTTCTAGTTTTTTTGCCTGGTTTGCTAAGTATAATATTAGTTGATATATTGGTAATACCTGGTATTATTTGAGGTATACTAAATAGTATCGCGTTCATATTTGAAATATAATCTACTGCATAAATTATTACAATTACGACTAAGAATAATAGGAACTTTTCATAATTATTTATAATATAATGTATGATCGATCTTATGTCCCATATGTTAAACTCGTCATAATCATCGTTTATCATTATACTATAGTTAGAATAAATAAAATAAAATAAATAAAATAATAAAATAATATATTTTGTATATTATTTTATGGAAACTAAACGGATCCATTAATAGTTTTGTTGAGCAGCCAATCCGAATTTTTCATTTACAATCGTGTTTTTGCTCTGTTGTTTTTTCTGTAATTTCTTTTTAATTTGGTAGGTATTGGAAGGAATAATTTTGTTGTTAATAATGAAATCGTCATTGTCTTCATGTAGCTCAGGAAGAATACGCGTCAGTGGCTTATCAACTACTAAAAATAAACGCTCGCTTCTGAACAATGATCTAAATTCTTGAATACTCAGATTCCCATAGTATTTTTCCAACATATAATATGGATTGGGCGCAGGTTTAATATTCTTGTTATAATCGTAAATTTTTGAATAAATGTGATTGATTAAATAGTATCTCTCGAATTTGGTAGAGCTGTCAATATTTTCCTCCATCAAATGTGCCGTAGCACATTCCGGACTACAAAAACACCCATACACATGATAAGAATCCTTGATAAAATGTTTTGGAATGTACACTGGCGGATTATCAAAATCACATGTACACCAAAAGCATGCTGATTTTTTATCACTAATATTGTTTAAATGTAGACTATGCTCTAATGTCTTCAATTTTTTCCATACTTCTTTAATATCGCGTTCTTTATGTTTAGATCCGTCATCTTCCGCATAACTAGTTTCACAATCGTCTTCTTCATATTTTGTATTCTCGTATTTTGAATTCTCATTATTTGATACATTTACATTTGAATGTAAATTGTGTTGTAAGGATGATGACACATCTTTTGAATTAATTACTTCAAATGAAAAATCGTTTTTACCTGATGAAAAATTGAAGCTATCTACATTTCCGCCCAACAATGAGGTGGATTGTAAATCTTTTAAAGAACATTTTAAATGTAAGATAATATTTGGTTTAGGCTCCATAGTGTTATGTAAAGGTACAATTTGTTGAATGATTTTACCGCCCTTAGGTTTTCGTCCGCGTTTTTTTGCTCCTACCTTAAGAGGGGTCTCCTCAGGCAAAAAAACGGAACCAATATGGAGATTCTCTTGATTCTCTTGATTCTCATGATTCTCTTGATTCTCATCTATTAAACAATGATCATCCGTTTCTTCAATAGAAACAATAATATTATCTTCTGTGGCACTATTTGTATTTTGGAGCGATCCAGATCCAGAAGTATTCTCTGATACAGACTGTTTTTGTTCTAATATTTGTTGTAATTCCTGCTTAGATTTTCTACCTCGTTTCTTCGCTACTACTACTGCGCTTACAACTTCGCTTACAACTTCGCTTACGGTCGCTTCGCTTATAACGGTCGCTTCGCTTGTACCTGCGTTTATAACAGTCGCTTCGCTTGTACCTGCGTTTATAACAGTCGCTTCGCTTACAGTCGCTTCGCTTACAGTCGCTTCATTTACAATCTTTTTAGTTCTTGCCATATTTAATATATAAGTTAATAACATAAAACTGATTTAAATGGTTTTAAAATATATATAACGAATTTTCCGGATCTTTTATAGTATTTTTATCATAACATTTTCGACAAACCGGAATATAATTATCTGACCCTACAACAGTTTGCTCTTTTTCACATGTTAATCGCATCGAAAATATGCCAGGTGTTCCATCTTTACATTGTGAGCAAAGAGACGTTAGTTTTGTTATTTTATCACACAAAGGAATCAAATCAAGAATCTGACCAAATTTCTTTCTCTCAAAATCCCCATCCAGACCACAAATATAAATTTTTTTATTGTGTTTCAACATATCAATAACTACAGTGTAAAGATCTGTAAAGAACTGCCCTTCATTGATAAGAATAACCTCAGCACTTCGCAACAATTTGTGAGCATAATTATCCGATTGATTACCGGATTCTATAAAACCGGCTTGGGTCCAAATATCATTCAATTTGTTCGCTTGTAAACATGGCGCCATCACTTTATCATGTGTTGATATCATCGTGTCGTGATATCGTTGATCTATTACATGATTAATAATAGCTACCGGAATATTACAGAATGTGCATTGTTTATAAACTTCTAATACTTTTGAGGTCTTCCCAGAAAACATTGGTCCAATAATTAGCTCGAGATATGATGTGGTTATACCAGACGTTGTCATGTTCTTATTATTCATCTAATATATCTGTAATATTTTATTTCAATTATTTTTACTAAAAAATAGAAATAGAAAATAGAAAATAGAAAAAAGAAAATAGAAAATAAAATAATATAAAATCCGGTTTAAAAAGAATTACCGTATATTTAATTAATGACAACAAATGGATTCGTATGGGTTGAAAAATATAGACCAAAAATATTTGAAGATATTGTATTAGATCCTTTAAATAGACAAATTCTTAAAAACATTATAAGTACGTCCTACTTTCCCAATTTGCTATTTTATGGTCCGCCTGGAACCGGTAAAACAACCACGATTATAAATCTAATTAATGCGTATCAAGACAAAATCGGTATAAAAAATAAAGATCTAGTCATCCATTTAAACGCCTCAGATGAACGAGGTATCGATATAATTAGAAATCAAATAAGTTATTTTGTGAACTCAAAACCCTTATTTCATGGTGGAATGAAATTTGTTATTTTAGATGAAGTGGATTATATGACGAAAAATGCGCAGCAGGCGTTGCGTTATCTATTACAAAATTACTCCAGCTCAGTCCGATTTTGTTTGATATGTAATTATATTAGTAAAATAGACGAAGGGTTGCAGAACGAATTTATACGATTGCGTTTTAATCAATTGCCAAAAAAGGAGATTATTACATTTTTGAAACATATTTCAGACGCAGAAAATTTAAATATGAGCGAACATTCTCTCGAATCTATACAAAAGTTATATAAATCTGATATCAGGAGCATGATCAATTTTATGCAATCGAATCAAGATATCGTAAAAATCCAACAAGATAACCCAATCCCTTTAGCTAACACTTCTGGTTTCACTTTTAATATTATTGGAAATAATGTATGGGAATCGCTTCTGGATAAAATAGCAAAGAGAGAAAAAATAGAATCCATCGCCGCATATATGTATGATATAAGCACCCAATACAACATTGACAAAAAAAATATAATTAAAGATTTTTTAAATTATATTATTCGAAATAAATCCTCTATGGTTACAAGCGACTTTTTGAAATTCGTTGAAAATTTGATGCATTCACAAAATTCAAACAGCAACATCCATATATATTATTCTTTGGCGCGGTTGTCATCGTTTGTTTGAAAGGAGGAAGAGGAAGAGAAGGAAGAGGAAGAGAATGAGTCGTATAATGACATTCTCATATTTAATTTATGCATAAAATTGTTTGGAGGTGAACTCTTAAACGGATCAAAAAAATTCTGCTTTAAGCTATATTCCCCCTTAGGACTCAAATTATTGTTATATGTAGTTAAGTTTTGCTTAATTGGAATAATAATACTCCTTTCATGGATGACGTTCGAATTTGAATACATCTCCTTTATATTATATAATAAAGAAAATAATTGAAATAGAATGAATATAAAGAATATAAAGGTAAAGTGAAAAGTGAATATATGGCTATGAGCGCAATCGATGAAGAGTGGGCAAATTTTATATCATCAGGATATAGTGATGATATAATATCAGATGATGAAGAAATCGATGAAATTCTAAAAAATGGGGAAGAATATATTTCGGCAAATATTTCGTCAGACTTGACATCAGAGTCTCCTAAATCTTCTAACATATATATTTCCACCAAAACCAAAATAGCCTACTTAAATAGACACATCGATTTAAAAGAAGTATTTTGGAGAGTACCGGTTATTTCGTACGCAACTCCGTGTAATGGTGTGATTAAAAAACAGATGAAATTTAATTCTATTGTCGTGGAAGAGCTAAATTGTATTCATGAAAAATTGAAACATGAGACATATTTTGAAGAACACGTTATTACAAATATTAATAATCCTGAAGGGCGCATTAAATTTAAAGATATTAGAAAAGTAAGCATTGGTATCAGCAAAAAGGATATTATGTCTTATCGATGTAAAAAGAAGAGCGCATTTTACAATTGTTTTGTATTAATACTTCGCATGAAGGTGAAAGAGATGTTTAAAGAATTCCATATCAAAGTATTTAATACCGGCAAATTGGAGATACCTGGTGTTCAAAACGAAGAAACGTTTGGAATGGTACTGAATCTAGTTATTGAAACTTTACAGCCACATATTAGCGAGCCGATTGGTTATAAAGAAGATAGTTTGGAAACGGTGTTGATTAATTCGAATTTTAATTGTGGATTCTTTATTAATAGAGAGCTTCTTTATGAAACGTTGAAATTCAAATATAATATTCAATCCATATATGATCCGTGTTCATATCCAGGGATTCAATGTAAATTTTACTATAATCCGGAAGTGGGGATACAAAATGGCTGTCAAATTTCCGAAGACAATAAATTATTATATACAAATATCGTACAGGTATCATTTATGATTTTTAGAACAGGAAGTGTTCTGATTGTGGGAAAATGTGATGAAAATGTATTGATGCTTATATATGAATTTTTAAAAAATATATTTACTACGGAGTATAAACACATTTGTCAAAAAAATACAGGCGCGAATGGCGCTGAAAATATTATTGCGAACAAAGACAAAAAGAAAAAAATCAGGAAAAAGAATATTATTGTAAATATTGTAGAATCCGAGACAGAATCAGAATCAACAGTATAATAATAATTAATGTAAAAGCCATGTAATAAATTTGTCAACGCCATTCGCGTCTTGTAAACGAATGTCACATTCTTCTGTATATATTTTTTTTTCACCGTTCTTGATGATACTCGGTTTTTTTACAAATTTTTTGATCAATAATTCACAGATATCAAAAAAGGATTCTGTATTGCTTATTTTGTAATATAGCTTGTCTATTATCGTTTGTAAACGACGAATATTGTCTTTTTCTTGTATATCACTATTATTCATATTGTAAATTTGTGTTGCTATTTGTGCGAAGATAGTTATATACTTATTATGAGCGCCGTTATTAGAAGGATCTTTTATTATTTTATACATAAACGTGGTATATATATTTATGTATATGGATATGAGATCCCATTTATGTTTCGTTTCCTCCGACATGGCGACTATATTTTTTTTACATTCATTATTGATTTCAAAGATAGTCTTTTTATAAACATACGTAGCAGCGTCTCTTGAGCTTAACTGTAAAAACATATTCTCTTCTTCCGAGATTTGCCCTACGAATTCAACATAAAAATAAAACGATTTTTGACTATGAAAATAAGTCAAATCTATATTCTTAGTAAAATATAATAAATTTAAAAATACATGGGTTATGGTATCTAAACCGCGAGTAATAATAAACTGCGTAAGAGGCTTATTTCTTATTTTTATATTTTCTGTGATAAATTTGAAATATTCTACTACAATATGATAATATGTATACACAACTTCATTTATAGTGGGTTCTATATTTTTTTTAAAATTTTCAATATTATGTAAAGAATGAGCGATATCTTTGTTTAATATTGAGGTTTTTATCATATTTCTTATTATATTAATAATGTTATTATTAATAGTTATCTAAATTGAAATAGTTGAACTAAATTAAAATAGTTGAACTAAATTAAAATATTTAAAAATAATAAGTATTTAAAGACTAAAAATCTAAAATTATATAAAATGACGGAACAGAAACCAGTTGCTGCTGAATTTAACTACAGATTACCATCAGAAGTTACTTTAAAACATGCGACAAAACTTGCCATCGTGGAAGATAAGCCAATTTTGTTGGATTATTGGACCGCTTCTCTTGATAAAAAGGCGTTGGTTGGCGCAAAGGATAGTGGCGAGAAATTGCTTGTCAAATCTGAAGACGAGTATACGTCTACTATTTCCAAGTTTTATAAAAGTGGAACGGAATATATTATTATTACTGAAAATTCGATTTATATTGTATCGAATGATATTCCTACTAGAAAGATATCCTAAAAAAATAAAATTGATTCAAATAATATATGGTTTATCAAGACAAACTATATATTATAAAAATGTCTACTTCAGAAGACGTATATTGGCTATATGAACGAAATAGTAAACAATATACCGATTGTGTAAAATCTGGCAATAAAAACACCTGCGCCACTATTTGGAATAACGAGTGTTATTGTCATGAAAACGCGCCAGTATGTCCTTTTACAATTGGACATCAAGATATGGAATGTAGAATGAAGGTAAAAACGTATATAAAACATGGCGAGGAATGTCCGATTTGTATGGAGAAAATCATAAATAAAAAAAGCGCTTATTTAACCGGATGCGGTCATTCCTTCCATAAATTGTGTATATTTAAATCTTTTGAGGCAAAATGGAAGAAAAAATATTGTAGCCAATTTAGATGTCCGATGTGTAGATCAAATTTGGGCGTCATTGATATGGGAGATAGGTATAATACGAATACAAATACAAATAGAAATATATGTGGTTTAGACCAACTAGAAAATTTCTGGTTAACCAAAGAATTTAAATTAAATCACTTTTGTGGCAATCATTTTCTAGGTATGAACCGGCAGTGTAGTAAATGTAAAACATATGTCGAAACCGGAGAACTTCCTTAGAACTCCATATACAAAATAAATTTATTATACAAAATAAACTGCCATTTGAATACCTTTCACTTCAAACCCATTTCTCATATAATTTTTTTTTAGATTTTCATGGCAATCTAATATTACTTTGTAACAATTTTTCTCTTCTGCGTATATTTTTAACTTATGTAAAATAGTTTGACTCAGATTATTGCCACGAAAGGCGGATTTCACTACGATATCTTCAATATGGCCGACATTTTTACAACCATGAATAATTTTTGGTTCAATTATAATGGTTCCTGAACATATAATCTCTATATTCCTTCGAATAAAGTCTTCATAATATAATCGGAAAACTTTGATTAAATCTACGTTTTCCTCCATATTTGTATTTGTAATATTCGTTCCTTTAATAAAACCGTCATTATTATATATATATCCAACAATTATATGACCGCATTTATGGATTAAGCTAACATTTTCTAAAAATGTCTCAGTATCAACTGGTTCAACAACGGTTAATTCTGATAATAATTCCAAATAATTGTCTTTGATATGTTGTATACAATCCGGATATGTATCGATAAGATCGAATAAGCTGGAATAATGAATTGTTGTATTCATTCAAAATATTATATAATACTTGATAAATAATTATATTTAAGTATTATATATAATATATGTCAGCTTTTGGAAGTGGAAGTAATTCAAATGGGCAATTTTGGTATGGTCAATATGGGTTTTTATATAAGAAGAATGTTGGAGTAGGTGGTAGAAGAAGCACCAAATTCAATCCTGGCGGAAATATTACTTGTAATAGTCACACCTATTTATATAACAAGTTTAAACCTGGTGGGGGAGGTGTAGGCGCATCTTCCATCGCAAATAGACGTGCGAAAAATAGATTGGCTACTGTATGCGAGGGCCAAAAATGCTTCCCTTGCTTCAATACACTTGGGCAATATAGCAACTATACGAATAATCCAAATGGGTATATACCATGTCCTGCATCTCCGTCTGATACAAGAAGGTAAAAATTATATGAAATAAACTTAAAGTGTTAGATTCATTTCATAATATATTATATTCGAAAATATGGCAAGCAATATGTTTCATTTATTCAAACATTTAGTTGGTCCAAATAAAGCGCCTATTTATGCTATAATTGCGGCACCACATTTAATATACGTAGCTTCCACGCGCAACGAGGACGAAATCGTCATACATAAAAAATATAAATTTACATGTAATGGATTTACAAATTTTATGATTATTGATCAAACTGGTAAACATTATAATGTAAATAATAGTTTGTGGTTTTGGAAATGGGACTCCATTGAAGATTGGTGTAAACTAAATAAAGGAGATAAAATAAACATTGAGTATTATGGATATCGAATTCCCTTTTTAGGAGTATTTCCAAATATTGTTAATACCAATTATGAAGCCCCTTCGTCGGATTCCGTAACAAATGATATTGCCCTTTTATCAGTGATTTAATTTTATCCATGATTTAATTTTATCCATGATTTAATTTTATCCATGATTTAATTTTATCCATGATTTAATTTTATCCATGATTTAATTTTATCCATGATTTAATTTTATCAGTGATTTAATTTTATCCATGATTTAATTTTATCCATGATTCCATATATAATTAAGTATTTCATAATATTTAATTATAAATATAAGCCCTCTATGAGAATTGAACTCATGACCTCCAGTTATCTAGTAATAATTTTGATACAAGACTGGTGCTCTACCACTAAGCTAAAAGGGCATAATAGGAGGTTAAATGAAATTTTTGTTTTTATTTGCTTTGTTAAATTTTTATAATAATTGAATCCCATTTTTTCTGCTTTCCTTTGTATTTTCTTCTTTCTCCTTTGTCCTTTGTCCTGTCGTCCTTCGGCCCTCTAATCTATATACACGAATGCTATATACACGAATACTATGTATTCTAATCTATGTACGATAATTATACTTTATATACGAATCCTTCACTAACGCTTTAAAACTCCTCAAAAAAATCAATACATTTTCAACCCACTATTTTTACTATATGATGATCACCATGTAAAAGCAAATGTTCTACCTGATAATAGAACTCGTCCAGGAAAACACCTAATGAGCTAATATTTAACGCGCGTTAAACTCAATGGACGCAACTTCATTTAACCCCCCATATTATAAAATAGAAATGGCTTTAAATTATTTATGGAGCAATATATATTATTTATGGTGTATATGTAATTTTTCTGGGTATTAATGGGTCTGAAGAAATGAGTGTTTTTTGTACACCGGTAGTACCTACTGTGCCTAATGTAGCGTAACTAATTGTTAAATCATTGTAAACAGTTATGACTGAGACAAAAGTATCTAACATATCTTCGGTTAAATCCGCAGCACTAGCTACTTGTCCTGCGATTCTTGCAGGAAGACTAAAAATATAAAGATTTTCAACCGAAGTAGTCGCAAATACTTTTGTTCCAGTTGAATTCATTGATATTGATGACCATGTATTTGATCCTGCAGTAGTTTGTTGTAACCAAGTTGCTCCAGAATTGGAGGACGTATAGATATAACCAGGGTTAACACATGCGACTAATTTTGTTCCGGATGCATCCGACGCAACTGATTGCCAATTTCTTATTGCGTCTGATGTTTTTTGTACCCAATTTATTCCAGAATCTATAGACGTATAGATATACCCATTTTGAACACTTGCTACTAATTTAGTTCCATCCGAATTCGATTTAACTGAAATCCAATTTTTTATTCCTGAATTAAGTTGCTCTGTCCAAGTAGATCCAAAATTGGAAGACGTGTATATATAACCGTTATAAACACATGCGACTAATTTTGTTCCGGCTGAATCCGACGCAACTGATTGCCAATTTCTTGACCCTGAACTATTGGCATTTGCTGACCAAGTTACTCCAGAATCTATAGACGTATATATATAGTCGTTATAAATACATGCGACTAATTTTGTTCCAGTTGAATCCGACGCAACTAAACTCCAATTTTTAATTCCTGGATTAGTTTGTTCCGTCCAAGTTACTCCATAATCTATAGAGGTATAGATATAACCGTTGTTAACACATGCTACGATTTTCATTCCATCTGAATTCGATGCGACGGAATACCAATTTCTAACAGTGTTTGTTGACCTTGATGTCCACGTTGCGCCACTATCAGTGGATGTATAAATATAACCGTTAGAAACACATGCTACTAATTTTGTTCCATCTATATTAGAAGCTATTGATCGCCAAGTTAACTTATATATATTATATCGTGTTGACCAAATGGCTCCAGAACCATCCGTGGATGTGAAGATATAACCAGGGTTAACACATGCGACTAATTTTGTTCCGTCTGAATTTGACGCAACTGATTGCCAATTTCTTGAAGCATCTGTTAGTCTTGGTGTCCAATTTGTTCCAGAATTTGATGATGTATAGATATAATCGTTAGAAACACCTGCGACTAAATTTGTTCCGGCTGAATCAGACGCAACTGAATTCCAAGCTTTGGATCCTGAATTAAGTTGCTCTGTCCAAGTTACTCCAGAATTGGAGGATGTATATATATAACCGTTATAAACACCTGCGACTAATTTTGTTCCGACTGAATCTGACGCGATTGAATTCCAATTTTTAATTCCTGAATTAAGTTGCTCTGTCCAAGTTACTCCAGAATTGGAGGACGTATATATATAACCGTTATAAACACCTGCGGCTAATTTTGTTCCGGCTGAATCCGACGCGATTGAATTCCAATTTTTAATTCCTGAATTAAGTTGCTCTGTCCAAGTTACTCCAGAATTGGAGGATGTGTAGATATAACCGTTAGAAACACATGCGGCTAATTTTGTTCCGGCTGAATCCGACGCAACTGAATTCCAAGCTTTGGATCCTGAATTAAGTTGCTCTGTCCAAGTTACTCCAGAATCTATGGAGGTATAGATATAACCGTTGTTAACACCTGCTACTAATTTTGTTCCATCCGAATTCGACGCGACGGTATACCAATTTCTTGTAAGATCTGTTGCGCGTGGTATCCAAGTTACTCCAGAATCATTAGATGTATATATATAACCGGCAGTATTACATGCTACTAATTTTGTACCATCTAAATTCGACGCGATTGATCGCCAAACAATTGGTGTATATAAAACATTATTTATAGCGTTTGTTTGTGCCCAAGTATTTCCAACATTGACAGATGTATAGATGTAATCAAGGTTAGCACATGCGACTAAATTTGCTCCGTTCGAATTCGACGTCACTGATTGCCAATTTCTTAACCCTGAAGCAGTTCGTTCTGCCCAATTTACTCCAAGATTTATAGACGTATAGATATAACCAGGGTTTACACATGCGACTATTTTATTTGCATCTGAACTAATTGATATTGAACTCCAATTTCTTACTCCTGAATTAGTTTGTGCTACCCAATCAGTTTGTCCAGCATCCTGCGACGTATATATAACACTCCCAGAACTACACGCGACTACATTTAATCCGGTTGCGTCTGATGCGATTGAAGTCCAATTTCTGGATGCGTCTGTTACTCTGCGTTGCCAAGCTAAAGTCGCGGTGGACCTATATAGATTACCAGGGTTTGCACATGCGAATAAGTTTGATGCGTTTGAATTCGACGCGACTGAACTCCAATTTTTTATTCCTGACTGATCTGCATTTGTTGACCAAGTTACTCCAGAATTTGTAGACGTATAGATGTAACCTGGGTTAACACATGCGACTAAATTTACTCCAGTTGAATCCGATGCGACTGAAGACCAATTTCTTATAAGGTCTAATGTTTTTTGTATCCAATTTTCTCCATAATCTGTAGACGTATAGATATAACCAGGGTTAACACATGCGACTAATTTTATTCCGGATGCGTCAGACGCCACTGAAGTCCAATTTCTTGACATATCTATTGTTTTTTGTGTCCAGTTTATTCCAAAATTACTAGATGTGTAGATATAACCGCCGTTAACACATGCGACTAATTTTGATCCGTCATAATTCGACGCCACTGATTTCCAAGTTTTTGAAAGATAATCTGTTTGTATCAGTATAGGTCCATGTGAAATTGTAGGTTGATTCGTTGATGTAAACGCCATTTATATACTTTAATATATATTTCTAAAGAGTTTCTCTTAATTTCACCATTTGTTCCTCGGTTAACTTCTCCGGAAAATCTACATGAAAAATGACATTCAAATTACCAATATGATCATCGCGAGTTAACCCCATTTTCGGTATTATTTTACGATATCCTTGTTGAATGATATTTCCACTATTGTTATTTAATGTGTAAGATTTACCATTAATATATTTTATTTCAAATGAAAATCCACACAGCGCATCTTTTAAGCTTATATTTTTATCTAAAATTAGATCTAACCCAGCTCGTTTAAACAAGGTATCATTTTGAATTTTAATGAATATTTTAATGTCGCCTTTATTAGTATCTGTTAGAACATTACCCTTATCTGCTAATACAATCATCTCATTATCATCCGCTCCCTTTGGAATCGTAACATATACCGTTTCCTTTTCAAAAATTTTATTCCCACTTTCGATTATCCATCTTTCTATATCAACTGGAACCGTCGCACCAGTCAAAACTTGTTCCAAATTGATTGTAACTATTTTTTGTATGGGTGGCGGTTTTTGTAAAGGTTGATGCTGCGCAAAATTCATCGGATGACCTCCGTGAAAAACATGAATTTTCGCACCTGGAGGCATACCAGGGAATCCAGGGAAACCTCCGCCTCCGCCAGGGAAACCAGGAAATCCTCCGCCAGGAAATCCACCGCCAAAAATAGCACTAAATATATCGTCCATAGGTACACCATGACCGGACATATTTGCGAATGGATTTTTACCCACCATATCATATTCATTCTTCTTTTGCTCGTCTCCTAAAGTCTCATATGCTTCATTAATTTTCTGAAATTTACTCACGCATTCAGTATTACCAGGATTTTTATCCGGATGATGTTTCATAGATAGCGATCTATAAGCCTTTTTAATTTCATCTTTGCTGGCGGATTCTTCCACTCCTAAAATATTATAAAAAGACTCGGCGGACATTTAATAATATTGTCAAAGATATACTTAAATAATTATTTACGTATAATATAATTATGGAATTAGAATATAAATTATTTGTCAATAAATTTCAACCGGTATATTTTGATGATTTTGGAATTGACCAGGAAATCATTCAGATTTTACGGACACTTATCCTTATGGATAATTTAAATATTTTGCTAATCGGTAATATGGCGTCCGGAAAAACGGCATTATTAACGACTCTTATTCGAGAATATTACGCAGGTATTTCATCAAAAGAATACGAGGGAAATATTTTATATATTAATAGTTTGAAAGAACAAGGTATAAACTATTATAGAACGGACGTGAAAACCTTTTGTCAAACATGCTCTACTGTTAAAAACAAAAAAAAAATTGTTGTATTAGATGATATTGACATCATAAATGAGCAAAGTCAGCAAGTATTTCGCAACTGTATCGACAAATTCAGTCACAATGTTCATTTTATTTCATCTTGTAGTAATATTCAAAAGGTAATTGAAAGCCTTCAATCTAGATTCACCATTATCAAAATAAAACCATTAAAGAGAGAAAATTTAATTCATATTATTAATAATATTAAAACAGTAGAAGGTATTGAAATTGAGCCTGATGCCGAAGAATTTATTATAAACATTTCAAATTATACGGTGAAAATATTGGTGAATTATATGGAAAAATTCAAGCTACTTGGGGAAAAAATAACACTAAAGCTAGCTAGTCAAATGTGTACGAATATTAGTTTTTTTACATTTGAAGAATATACGAAATTAATGAAAAACAATAAATTAGATGATTCTATAAAATTAATTTATGAAATTTATGATAAGGGATATTCTGTGATGGATATTTTAGACAATTATTTTTTATTTGTTAAAACTACCAAGCTGTTAAATGATGACGAGAAATATAAAATTATACCATATATTTGTAAGTATATCACGGTATTTCATAATATTCATGAGGATGAGATCGAATTAGCTCTTTTTACTAATAATCTAATTGGAATATTACTCCAAACTCCCTCAGCTAACGCTATCATTACGTAAAGGAATATAATGAGAAACTCTTTCAAAAATCATGAAAAATGTTCCGTATGTATAATTAAATTATATGAATATTATAACATGTCCACGCAGATATTTAAGAAAAATGTACCAAATCAATCTTTATTTGAATTATTAGATTTTATCTGTCTTAAAAATGAAAAACATTATACATTTAATAATAACTCTTTTAAAAAGGGGGTTTTTACAGAAAGTATTCCAAATTTTATAAAGGAATGTAATTCATATTATCATAATTCGAAAAAAAAATATTTAGAAAAAAAGTTGACTTACAATTCTTTTACTACTATATTACGACAAATATGTAATTTCAATAAAATTACATATACATCTCAAATTGTCTACGATAAATCAACATATGATAATGTGTATTATATATTTTTTGTTATATAATGTTTGTTATATAATGTTTGTTATATTTTTTATTATATAATGTTTAATATCGCCTCTTCGACCAACCAACCTTCTTTCGATTTCGTTTTGTCTTACCTCCTTTTGGTTTGGGCTCATATATCTCAGGCTCATCAAAATAATCCAGCGGCATTTCCTCAATATCTTCATTCACGGTTTTATTATCGGTATTATCTCCGACAGACCCATACATAAATAGTCCTAAACCTCCGACCGCAAGAACGGCTGTTGCTAACAATAGCGATCCTGTATCATTCATAATTATACATAATTGTTTTTAATTTTTTAATAATAATTAAACACATTTCTCAACATTCTTAAATTACTAAGCAACTGTTTCCTATTGTATTTCTGATTATCATATCCAGTAATTTCATATGACATATCTTCGTTTTCTACTAAAAACTCGAATGTAATATTTTCTGAATAATATGATAGATTATCATAATTATACAATGTATAACTCCATAGGTTCGACTTACAAATGGTGAAACTAATAAAATCAGCTAATGATTTCGCATCTTCGCACATAAAAGAATATGGTACAAACTCTCGCGCAGAGTCGTCAATTCTCTTTCCTCTTACGATAAAATGATCTTCGTTTGAATCATATACGACAAACAAAGTATTATCCAGTTTTTTCGATTCAGATTCGACTTCCTCAATTTTCAATACTAAACAGTCTTGGTTCGACATTCTATAGTAAATATTATAAACAATTTTTAAGTAGGTTTATAATATTATATTTTTTAACGCGATAAATGATCTTGTTTCATCAGGTTATCCCCTAAAAAATTGGGTTTTAAGCCGTAATACGGCGCGTCGCTGGGTACACGCCAAAATCCGACAAACTTGTTCTCTATTTCTTTATTAACAGCCGGCGTCAACGGTTCCAAAATATTGCCTCCTTCCGCCTCATTTACCAGCAAATAATTCCCAATTATCGTGTCCGATTCCAGCACTTGTTTTGCGGACATTCTTGCAAACCATTCATATTTTCGTCGATTCAATACTTCATTTGCCGGTATAAGAATACCATACGTTCCCTGGTATAAATTCAAATAATGATTTGACATTAAATCTTCTAGTAATATAGGCCTTTCATCAATTGTTTTTGTGCCAATATCCACCCCAGCAATCAGGTTGATTTCTTTATGTTGAACACGTTTTTCACACCATCTGTCGAAATCTCCTACAAATTTGGATTCCGCTGTGAAATCGCGTGATACCGTTCGCTGAATAAAATCGATTAATTGTTGCACCATATCGCAGGATTTTGGCGCGCCGCAAAATGAAAGGCTGGGGTAATAATCGAAGTCAGTAGATGTTATATTGCGATCTGTTGTTTCACATAAGAACATTTTTCCGCCTCTGGTTCCCTTGTTGTATAACCCACTCAAGTTTTTAATACACACAAATGAAATAGGGCACAATAAACCGCCGTAAGTGTGAAGCAGTTTCATTAATCCTAGTGTTCGCATATTGGCTAAAATAGGATCCGAAATGCGCGTCATGTCGACGGACCATCCAGGGATCAATCTTTGAAACGCATTATCGTCTATAATACAAATGGTAAATGAATCGTCGCATCTGGCTATTATACTTTTTACTGTTAAATATAAATAAGGTTGATTTAAGTCGAGCGAACTACGTGAGCCAAAACTTAGCCATTTGCGCGAATTGTATTCATATGGAACATGAATCCACAAAATGGGCTTTTTACTCTTAGCTAAAGTAACATCGTCCAATAAATACTTTTGGATTGTTTCGTAATTTTCGCTATTTTCTTCTTTTAGCCGCTTATCTTCAAATTTTCTATACAATATACCTAGAACAATAAGAATAAAAAATAGAAATATATAATTGGTGGAAGTTTTCATATATATTTATTATATTATTATAAATTTTTAGATATTGTCAGATATATTTTAGACCTAGGTTTTGTTATTAGAGAGAATATTGAATATTGAATAATCGATAATATATAATAGATAATTATACTATTCACAAAATACTTAAATACTTTGTGAAGATTACATGTATTATGAGTGAAATGAATGATCTAGATATATATAATGAAAAATTAAAAAGATATACATCCAGTATTCACAATTCGAATTATATTTTTGAACTTACTAAAACTTGTGGTTATGGTGAGTTTCTTATCATTCGTAAAGATAGCACTTTATTAGATCTCTATAAGACGGTATCTATAGAGTCTACTTATGGACAAATACATAGATTGTTTGTTAAAAATAATGATACATTTGAAAATATTACTATCCCCATTAATGAGCAGATGACCATTCGCGAGTTTATCAATAAAAACGGCTTTATTCGTCCAGTGTATAATATATCGTGTCCTGTTGTATATGTAATATATTTAGATGATGGGTTTTATCATGAGCATACATGTACAACATGTAAATGTTAGATTTTTATGTCGGATTATTCGCAAGGGCTACAGTCAAATGCGCACCACATCGTTTAAAAAATTTGTGTAGTTCTTGTGGGTCGGAACCAGTGATAGCATCATCTGGTATATATGTATTATTGCCCTTTTTATAACATAACATAACCGGTATACCATTTACCATCTTTTTACTTTTTAAAAAAGAATAGAAATCAAAACATTGGTCTATATCTATGTCGGCACATACGACTTGCGGCGGCGAAGAGGCAAAAAAAGCGTGAACTACGTGTTTTATTTGTTTACAAGGTCCGCACCATTCGGCTCCTAATTTTATAACGATTAATCCTGGATTATGCTTTAATAAATGAAAAAACGTATCTCTTGTTGGTATTTCGCTTATTATCTCCTTGGACATAATTGGTTATATTTATAATAATTATTATTTATTATTATAAATAACTTATTATCACATACTTTTGTCAATAAACACCACTTTGGCAATGTTCTTGATAATTTTGTTTTCATTGTCTACATCTTCATTACCGGATCCGCCATATGCCTCAATATAAATTTTATTAAATTGATCTGATTTTTTAGAGCGACTGTTGATACAATCCGGATATTTCTCTTTAAAGAGATTGATATTCATGCTATTTTTTTTCGCAATGTGTTTAATTGCCTTTTTCAGTTTCTTGTTATCATCCTGCTCTTTTTCCCATTTATTATTGTCTTTCACGTACATGACTTCCCTCTTGGTGTCGGCACAGTGAACCGGTCTTTTACTAACATCGAGCGCCTTCAGGTTTTTAATAATAATGTCTGATATTCCGGTGACGAATCCGACTTCCCCTATTCTCTCTAGATCACAAAGTTGTAACTTGAGAGAATCTACGAAATCCATAATATTCATCGCATCTTTACATGTTTCATTCAAAAAGAATTGTAAATTAAATGTTTTGTTATTCGAGTTGTTCATGCTGTTTATCATTGTATTATTTGGCTGCATATTTTTACATATGTCCAAAATCATCGATTTAAAATCCGCATTCTCTTTTATAAATACTTTGAGCATATCATCATTATTTATCACTGTATTTTGCTCAGCTAATTTTTTATTTTGTTCTAATAATAATTTATTCTGCTCATATAAATTATCAATTATAGTATCATCCGCCAACATTTGAGGGTCGCATCCACATTTTTTTTTGTGAGTGTATAAGCTTTGTCTATGTGTATATATTTTCCCACATTCGCACTCGTATAATATTTTGGCACTTTTTGTGTAAGTATTTGTAAGTAAATTGTAAGTATTTAGGTGCTTTGCTGTCAACTTGTGTCTGTCGAGCATCCATTTCTTAGAGCATTTAAAGTCACATTTTTCGCATAAATATTGTTGGCACTTTTCGCCACTTAAATTGTAAGTATTTGTAAGCATTTATATACTTACAGAAAAAAGTGGCTAAAGTTTTACCAATAAAAATGGAAAAATTATCGTCACAAATTTAAAAACTTTTTTTAAGCGACCAGACCATAAAAATCAATTATGCAGTCAAAATCGATAAAATGGGAAACTATATTGCAAAACCCAAAAATGGACATTTATAAATGTCCAAAATTGACTTTCCCAAAAAAGTCTTGGGACAAAAAATAACAAGTTTTATATATATTATCACCAAAGTAACTTAAAGAAATGACCCTTCTTTATGGAACACCACATACATTCCATTAAACAACGGATCTTTATTGAATAACAGTTCTTCCCCAAACTTCCATAACAAGTCGGACCCTTCTTTATGGAACGCCACAGGCATTCCCTTGAAACACCTACTCTACCTTTATTAACAGTTCTTCCCCAATCTTTCATAACAAATCGGACCCTTCTTTATGGAACACCACAGACATTCCTGGCATTCCTAACCTTCCTATCATGCTTCATTTTCAATAAACACCGCCAATGGATCATTCGATGTAATTGGTTTCACAATATGAAATATGATTCGCCAGTCAAAATCATATTGATACTTATTATTGTTTTTACAGTCTTTTTGAATTTTATAAAGTAATTTTTCGGTATGTTTGTGAACAATTAGATCGTCATTATATACGGAATGTGTAATTATATCTCCTGCGAATAACGAATTATACGGTCTTATAATTTTTTCTAATCTCCATCGAATTACATATTCAGTTTCTTCATTGTTTACCAACATGGTTTCGCCATGTATTTTACTCGTAATATTTTTTTTGATTTCATCTAATAAATCCGTATTTGTGTATAAAGTATTATTATTCATATTCCACAATTTGACGCATAAAAGGTATATGTTTTGTGCCGATTCTGGTGCGATCATTCTATCTATGTTTATATGTAATACAGTCTTGAATGATAAATTATGAATCAATTTTATTTATTTGTATTTACGAATTCCTCCAATTCATTCATATCAATGTGTGGAAGTTGAGCATGAGCCTCCCAAAAATATCTACAATATGCCCATACAAAATCGCCCTCCGCGGTATACCAATCACTATGCGTTTTTATTAAATTATTGTATAATGTTTGCGGCAATAATTGTAAACATTGTTTCGGTAATACGTAACAAAGTTGAACCATATCTGACACTGGAGCAGGCTGTTTATTTACAATAAATTCGGTATTAAAATAGGGAATATAATGAATTAAATCAGATAATAATGGCGGATAGTGGTGATTATAACACCACCTCCAATCAGGACAGCCTGTCGTATAATATTTCATAGTCCATTCAAGTCCCTCCAAATAATTAATACATATCTGTTTTCGTCTCGTATCATCTATATCTATATTAAATAAACCTTTATAATATCGTGTTTGCCAATTTGTTTTATAAGGATTAATATATTTTTCTAACTCTCTTTCGTGAGTAGGAATCGTATCAAATTTTTTGTATTTTTCTTCTGGGGTTACCTCAGGGACATATGTTTTCTCTCTTTTGTCGCGTAATTTTGTCTCCATTTTCAGATTGTCTTCTTCTAAATCGGCCAAAAATTGTACTAGTTTTCTAACATTTTTCCAATATATATTTTTACCATCCGTTAAATTATCATTGGTTCCGCCGATAGTTGCCTTATATGCGTTCAATAATTTATCGATACCACCAGTTCTGATATTAATCGATGGAAAATGTGGCAAAAAATCATTCCCTAGGAAAAAACACATGAAAATGTAGTCATATAGGCGATTCTTTTGCTGTTCCGTAGTCAACTCAATATTATTATTCATATTAGCCGTTATTACATTTGCCAGTTCTGGAATATCTAGGATGTAATTTTCGTTTGGCTCTAACTCAGAATTAATTGATTTAATAAACTCTGGTGTTTCTCTAAATAAATATATTTTTTCACTAATAGGGAGATGATTTAAGCAAAGCATAATAAGGTCAGCATCTAAACCGTAAACAATTGTGGTCGAATCTTTATGATACGCTTGTTGCGTTCGAATAAAATCGAATAGTTTGTGTTCGCCTTCTTGCGCACGATCACTTAATGAGAGAATAATATGTTTCACATTGTATTTGTCTGGATCATTATAATAGGAACGAATTCCGGCATTGAGTTCGCTCATAAATTTAGTCCCAGGAGTTATTGCCGTCGTGTTAAACGGATCTGGTTTCGTATCCTTAAAAATAGATTTGGAAATTTGCGCTTGATAAAGGGATCTAAATCGTCTTTGACGCTGTTGTTCTAGCTTGGCAACTGGAGCGACACCATCAAACGCAATATAAATATACGTATCTGGTTGAATTAGCTCGATATATTCGTCTATTTTTTTAATAACGCAGCGGATAATGGTTTTAACATCAGAATCAACAAGGGTTGTAAAATCTATGTTATAAATGGCATCATAAATGATACTATTGCTGTCTAAATAAAGATTATTCGCTTTTAAACAATCTTTATTTATTTTTTTGATGATATTCGAGTGATTTTTCACAAGATGACTAAAAAATGCTGGTATTCCCATAGTTACTGTTATTATTATATAGCAATAAATGTTTAAATGATAGTAAAATATATCTAAATGTGTAAATGTTTAACGACGTAAAATTAAATAAAAATAAAATATATAAGAATATAATGACAGATAAAAATGATAATATGAACATCAAAAAAGAAATAAACAAAAATCCAGCTGATGTTTTATTATTAGTTGATAAAAAGATTGAGTTTTTTAAAGATGTTATTCAAAAAACCATCATTCACGTTCAAAAAAATAAATTGATGGATATTTTAGGAATTAGTGATGTGAGTACGTGTATCGATAGATTAAGTGAATTAAGCACACAAATAAAAGGAATCTCCGACAATAATAAACCTACTACGTCTGCGGAAATTGTGGTAAGTGGATTACAAAACATTAATAATGAATTGTCCGGTTTATTAAAGAATTACGGAACATACAGTCTAGAAGATTTATTATTCATATGCTTTGGAAATAATAATAAAATAACTAATAATGATATCGAATTGCAAAAATATGATCTATTAAAGAGGTATTTTCATCCTACGAGTTATAAAGTTCTCATGAATAAAAAAGAGGAGAATAAATTCAAAAAACAGAATGATGATTATATTGATGAAAATATGAAAAATTTAGATTGTTTTGATGTAGTATCTAATTTTAAACAGTTTCATATGAAAGTGTATGGTATTAAATTATACGTACATAATATAGCTTTAAATAAAAGCTTATTAATTTATGGCATTGTAGATGATATAATACTTGATTTTTTGAATAACAAATTTATTTTATCAAAACAACAAAATATACACAATAATTTGCCAGTTGAACCAGAATTTCACGGCGATATGTTTGATGTTTTCATATCTTCGTTGATTTTAAAAGATTATCTAATACATGACAATTTTTTAGATATTTACGGTAAATTTGCTGGATACATTAGTCAAAATAATTCTCTGCGTCAAAAACAAATTGCTGTTGCTGTAAAAGAGTTCATAACGGATGATATGTATTTAAAACGCAACACTTTAATTCATTTGCTAATAAGATCCTCGAATTATGAAAACCAATATTTGGCGTATTTATTATACGATCTTCTCTCTAATGATTCAAATGGGTCTGTAGATACCAAGGAACAAACTATATTATTTGATAGTTTTCCTTGGCCAATAAAACAATTTTTTAAACAGGCAATGAAAAAAACAATACAATATACCAATGAACTGTCTAATTTTGATTTAAATAAGATACCATTAGAACAGCAAATTTGTTTGATGAAGGTTTCAGACAATATAAAAGAAAAGGCGATGATGAAACTAAAAGAGGTAAAGGCAAAATCGGAAGATTCTGGATCAAAGGCGCGTCAATATTTGGACGGATTACTGAAAATTCCGTTTAACGTATACAAACGTGAACCTGTATTGAATGTAATGGATAAAATACGTGGACAATTTAAAGATATGTACAAAAAACATAACGTGGAAAAATTGTGCCAAACGATCCCAAATAAGGAAAAATATACAAGTATTGAAATATTAAAATACCTTAACCAAATCAAAAGCATAAAAAACATCAATGTAAATGCGAATACTGAAATGTCACATAAAATTAAAACGCATTTGTTACATGGTGATAAAAACAAATTAAGTCATAATATAATTTTAATAAATGAATTTTTAAAAAAAAATAACTTGAAACAATATCGAATTAAATATAATACTTTAAAAAAGGATGAGTTAAAAATAGAAATAGAGAATTTTCTAGAATTATGTTCTAAACAGACAAATAGTGAATTTTTAATGAATGATCTTAAAACCTGTTTTTTAATTGGTAATAGTACTAGTAGCAATAATAATAACAACAATAATAACAATAATAACAATAACAATAATAACAATAATAACAATAGTAATAGTAAGAAAAATACGAAAGATGATATTCAAAATGATATTGCCTTAATAGATGAAAATGTAAAACAAATAACTGATTATATGGGACAAGTTAAAACAACTTTAGATAAGGCGGTTCATGGTCATGATAAAGCCAAAAGACAAATAGAGAGAATCATTGGGCAATGGATTAATGGTGAACAAAAAGGAGCATGTTTTGGGTTTGAAGGTAACCCTGGTATAGGCAAGACCACCTTGGCAAAAGGTCTGGCGGATTGTTTAAAAGATGAAAACGGAAATAGCAGACCTTTTTCGTTAATAGCGCTAGGAGGCGATTCTAACGCATCTACTTTAGTAGGCCACAACTACACTTATGTAGGGTCGACTTTTGGGTCAATTGTCCAGATTTTAATGGATAAAAAATGTATGAATCCGGTAATATTATTAGACGAAGTTGACAAAATATCTAAGACGGAGCATGGTAAGGAAATAACCGGCATTTTAACACATTTATTAGATCCGACTCAAAATGACAGTTTTCAGGACAAATATTTTTCTGGAATTGACATTGATTTATCAAAAGTGTTGTTTATTTTGTCGTATAACGACGCAGAATCCATAGATAGAATTTTATTAGATCGTGTTCACCGAGTTAAATTTGAAAGTTTATCGGTTGAAGACAAAATCGTTATATGTAATAAACATTTACTTCCAGAAATTTATAAGAAGGTCGGTTTGGAGGATACTATTCAATTTTCAGACGAAACATTGAAGTTTATTATTGAAGAATATACTTTGGAGCCTGGTGTTCGTAAATTAAAGGAAAAGTTATTTGAAATCGTAGGTGAAATAAATTTAAAAATATTAAAAGAATTCAATACAAATATCGAATTACCTATTATTATAACTAAAGAGGACGTTAAAAATAATTATTTTAAGGATAAGCGTGAAACTAAGATACAAAAAATACATAATGAGAGTAAAGTAGGCGTAATTAATGCTTTATGGGCCAACTCCAATTCACAAGGCGGTGTCCTTCCACTTCAAGTTAGTTATATTCCTGCTAGCAAATTTTTAGAATTAACATTAACTGGTTCTATGGGAGATGTCATGAAAGAATCTATTAGTGTAAGCTTGACAAACGCGTGGAATTTAACTAGTCTAGAGAGACAAAAGGAATTGATCGAAAAATACAATGACACAAAAAATAATAATGTATCTGGACTACATATTCATTGTCCTGATATTAGCACAAAAAAAGACGGCCCTTCGGCAACAACTGCTTTTACCGTTGCCATTTATAGTTTATTGAATAATATTAAGATTAAGAATCATTTTGGTATCACCGGAGAGACAAGTTTTAATTATGGTTTGACTGAAATAGGTGGGCTACAAGAAAAGATAATTCATTCTATACCTGCTGGAATTAAGGAGTTCATTTATCCTGTAGAAAACCAAAGAGATTTTGATAAAATTATGGAAAAATATAAAGATAAGGATATTATAAAAGGAATTAAGTTTCATGCGATACATACAGTTCAGGATGTATTCGACTTGATATTGGAGAAATAAAATATGAAATACAAAAATATCAAAGGTAACCTTGTAAAAATCTATAATAATAAAATAATATTGTTTATTATTATATGAACAATTCTAATCCTGTAAATCCAAGTAATGTAGTCGGTGGTATACCAACTACCCCATTAATTTTATTTCAACCCTTTAATATGTTAGTATTTTTATCATTTTTCTCACCGGTTATTTTGGCTATATGTATGGTTTCATTGTCATTCATGTTTCAAAATTTCAAAGGTTTTATTTATTTAGGGTTTTTACTGGGAGTTTGTGTAGTAAGAAATTTTGTGTATATGATGAATGGGTCGTCTCCTATCATAAATGATAAGACAATTTGTAATTCAGTTCAATATAGTAAATATGGCAATCCTACATTTAGTGCGTTTGTTTTCGCATTTACTATAATGTACCTTTCATTACCTATGTTTAGTAACGGAGCACCCAACTTTTGGGTGTTTTCTGGTCTACTAGTTTATTTCTTTTTGGATATGTTTATAAAAATGTATAAAAAATGTACTGTTCAAATGGGTGATTTATTTTTGAATGTGTTGCTTGGGTTAGCGTCCTCTGGATTAATAGTATCTTTGATGTATTCTGGTGGATCAGGTAAATATTTATTTTTTAATGAAATTTCTAGTAACAAAGAGATTTGTTCAATGCCTAAGAAGCAGACGTTTAAATGTAAAATGTACAAAAATGGAGAGCTAGTTGGTGACGTTTAGATATACATATTACTTCTTTTTCTTATTATTCTTTTTAGATGATTTTCCTTGTGTAGGCTCATCTAAAACAACTTTTTGAACAACTTCTTCTTTTATAACTTCTTCTTCTTTTATAACTTCTTCTTCTTTTATAACTTCTTCTTCTTTTATAACTTCTTCTTTTACAATTTCTTCTTCCTTTATTATTTCTTCTTCCTTTATCATTTCTTCTTTTATAACTTCTTCTTCTTTTACAACTTCTTCTTCTTTTATAACTTCTTCTTCTTTTACAACTTCTTCTTCTTTTACAATTTCTTCTTCTTTTATCATTTCTTCTTCCTTTATAACTTCTTCCATAATCTCTGATACTACTTTTGAGGGTTCTAATGCTGTCTCAGGTTTAATAGGTATATTTTCGATCTCTACTGGTAAGTCCACCGAAATATATTGTTCTTCAATAGCCTCCGGAATGACTGTTTCTTCTACCTTTTCAGAAGCAGGAGCTTGTGGCGGTGGTACAGGTCTTCTAATAAATGCCATAATATTTCTTGAAAACCACTCTCTTACACTTTTAACAATAAATTGTCTTTGAAATGATTCAGCCAATAATTTCATATTACCTTTTGTATTATACACATTTATAAAATTATTGAACACATAAACGATATTATAATTGTTATATACCTCTAATTTACTATAATTAAATAACGGCTTTCTTTTTTTGGTGTTAACATAATTATGAAAAATATATAACATATTTTTAAAGTCGGTTTTTGTTCTTAAATCTTGGACTTTTATTTTTCCTAAAAAAATGGTTGCATCCTGAGAACATTCTGGACAAGGTAAAAACCCACATATTTTTTTAATATTGTTAAATAATTGTACGTATAAATAGGGATAGGCATTTTCGTCTAATTTTGCTATTAATGTATGAAAAAGTGTCCAAACAGGTGGTCCCCAAACTTCTGGCGGTGACATATTGATATAACTAATACAATATAAAAAATATAAAGATATACCACAAAATATAATATATTACAACTATGAAAAATTATATAATAGAAGGAGGTGTAAATTTTTTTGATGAATTATATAAGTCACTTGATACTGACGACAATCAAGAAAAAACAGAGGAAGATGATAATATGTGTTTAATTTCAAATCAATTGTTAACGGATCATTTTGTTAAATTAAACTGTGGACATAAGTTTAATTACATTCCGTTGTATAAAGATATTTTAAATCATAAAACCAAGTTTAATCAATTAGAGTCATCAAAAGGATTACTAAAAGGTAATCAACTTAGATGTCCTTATTGTAGAGATATACAACATAATTTGTTACCATATTACGAGGATCTCGGATTAGAAAAGGTACATGGGGTGAATTTTTATGATCCTACAAGTTATACGCACTCACATAGCATCTATAAAAAATGTGAGTTTTTAGAGCCAAATCAAGATTTTAATCCAGATAAAGAAGAAAGCGAAATGAATAAAAAAATGATAAAATGTTGTCATTACGGCAGTCAAATAGGTAGTAATGATCAAATTTTATATAATGATCAAACATATTATTGTTATATTCATAAGAAACAAATGTTAAAGAAATATAAAAACGAACTGATACAGAAGGCAAAGGATGAAATGAAGAAGGCCAAAGAAGATGTAAAGAAGGCAAAGGATGAAGTAAAGAAGGCCAAAGAAGAAGAAAAACAAAAAGCCAAGGAGGAAAAAGAAGCAACAAAGAAGAAAAAGGTAAAACCAAATAATGAAAATGTTGTATTAGGGCCAATAATAATTGATTTAACGATTGAGAGTGATTTATGTATAGAAATAATAAAATATGGTTCAAACAAAGGCAGCCCTTGCGGTTGTAAATTATTTAATGACAACTTATGTAAAAGACATTATAATTTGAAGAATAAAGATTCTGTAACAAAATAATGACAAAAATAACAATATAAATATTTAATATATTTATATCGTATACAAATGGAAACAAAAGAACAATTAGTCAATAATATAAAAGAATGGATAAAAATGGATACTGAAATTAGTCAACTAAAATCGGAGATTAAAGATAGAAACAATAAAAAAAAGAATTTAACCGAAAATTTAGTTACGGTTATGAAGAGCAACGAGATTGATTGTTTTGATATAAATGGCGGTGCTTTAGTCTATAAAAAGAACAAAGTGAAAAAACCTATTAATGGAAAATCGCTATTATTGGCTTTACAGGCTTATTACAAGAATGATCCAAAGATAGCGGAAGATCTAACCAGTCATGTTATGGATAGTCGAGAAGAACAAATAAAGGAAACTATTAAACGCAAAATAAATAAATAGTGTAAGCAAAATATTACCTTTTCGTATGCTCTATATATCTTCTAGATATACACATATATTTTTCGATTGAAATTTATTTGTAATAATTCCTTTTGGACAATAATATTTTCGCATTTTATTATTTATTTTACTCATTTCAAATGGGAAATGAATTATCCAATTTTCATTGTAAAACACATCTTTTAGTATAAATTTCATAAATTGTTCAATCCATGATCCAACTAATCTAAAACGATGTTGCTTTGGCATAGCTTGAAAAAAATCATTAAAATTATTTGCATTATTATAATATTGATATAATTCAGTCATTTCTTCTTCTCTTTTATCAAATAATGAAACAAATTTATCAAAACACAAATTTGTTTTAAATTTTGATGAATATAAAAAATCATCTACCCTTGTTCTATATTGTTGATGCCTAACTTCATCTTGTTGTTTTGCGTTAAAATATTTTTCATACCATGTTTGCCCATTAAATAATATAGAAAAATAGTATAATGGTATAGAAACTTTCGCAGCTTCTTCAGTTACACATTCAATATTGGATTTATCATCAAATTTTATATGAGTAAGTGTTGGTAATTTCGTATAAACATACTGTAATAATGTTTTTATCATAATAATTGCCCCACCATATTTTTCTAATGGTCTAATACACGAACACTCTGGATCACTGAATAGTCTTGGTATACTGGCATCCACTGGGTTATTATTTTCGTATATGATTGAAATATTTATACAACATTCAATTGTAAAACTACGACTATATATTTCAGTTTTATCTCTTGAAAATAATGTATTATCTATTATTTGAAATTTATATGATCCTGATGTAACCATTATTTTTTTACTTCCATACATAATAATATACATATAGCGTATATTTTAACTTCTTTATACTTTTACACATTTGCATGTTTCATTCCCATATTTTAACCGTCGACTTAACAACAAAAATAAATAAATAGTTATATAAGTAAAATAGTTAAATAAATGATGCTATTATAATTATAGTAAATGGATACTGAAAATAATATATATGAACCAGTTGAGCCAACTTATTATAATTATAAATTTACAGAAAACTTTGAACAAAATATTGACAATCAATTAGAATATTGTAATTTATCTCAGATTAAAATTTGCGCATATGAAATAAATACAGAAGCAAAATATCCGTTTCTAAAATATTTGCTGTATAAAGATATATTTAGTGAAAAAGATGAATTGGCTTTTCCTGCAATAGACAACTCATTTTTTCATATGAGTACGCAAAATGTGAAAAATTTCGCACAATTACATTTATTTGGTATTTTAGAATTGACTGATTATGAAACGTTTTCAAAATCCATTCAGTATAAGGGTTGTTATATATATAATAATGACGTTTATGTATTCTTCGATATAACAAAAAATAATGTCATCTTATATGATATTTATAGAAAATCACCCATGTGGTTATGTTTAATCGATGAAATAATAAATGAACGAAATGTATGTGGTTTTAAAGTGAGATCGGATGTGTCTGATTTTTTTATAGAAAATCATGAACTTTGTTTTTTAAAGGACACAAATGATGATAATTATGCACTACCTGTTGTGGGATATGTCGGTAAACCAGAAAATATGTTAAATTTTACATATATATTTGGCGAGCCTAAAAGAGGCAATTCTTCCATTCTGGGTCCGTATTATTATTTTACAAATTATTCGAATGCTGTGAAACATTCTGGATGGTCTCACAATGAAATGCCGGAAACTATAGAGAATATAGTACTAACCGAAAATAAATATGGTAAATATATCAAAAATGGAGGCATAGTTCGGTTTGCGTTATTTTTAAATAAGATGAAGTTTATAGAAAATTTCCCAAATGATGATATAGATGAATCCGCTATAAAACAAGAGCGATTAAATGATTCTAATTTAGATGTAAACTATGAGCGCTTAACGATGAGAATATCTGATCATGACGGTAAATGGACTAATATTTACAGTAGCGTTTATTTAGGTAGAACGGAATTGGATAATGGAGAAATATTAAAAAACACACCGATGATTGTTTTAAAACATTATGAACAACAGTGTCCGCTAAGTTATCATTTTATAGATAAATTGTGCCTAGGAGATAAATATGACGAGTTAAAAAACTATTATATTTTATAGATAGATAGTAGGCTATTCATAAAAAATAATTATTCGTATAATTATTTTTTTTTATTCTAAAATAATTATATAATAAATGAACCTTATTACATTATTAGGGATATCCATAATATTTTTTTATAGTTTAACTCAAATACTTAAATTTTATGGTGTAGGCGAAGATGTTTACGGTGTATATGTGTTGTTTTATATTTTTATAATATTATCAATAATAATATTGCCAAACGATTATCCAAAAACGTGATTATACTATATCATTTCCTAATTCAAGTTTATATCCAGATTTCTTTTTATTTTCATCTATTATTTTTTGAATTATATATGTGTCAATTTTGTCTTTTAAATTATCTATGATTTCGGTTTCCATAGGTTGTCTATTATTTAAATTATTAAATGAACTAATAAATTCAACTACCATTTTATTATTCAACTCGGATATTTTTTTCATTCTACTTTCTTTTAAAACTTGGGTCTTTAATTGATCGGTTTGAATTTTAGCCTTATTTTCATCATTGAACCATGGATTTCTAAAATCATTTGTAGGAATAAGTATATCACAGATCTCTGGTTTCACAATTTGTTTGAAAACTTCGCTATTATTAAAATGTGATTTGAATTGGTTTATAATTTTTTCCGGTATATTTGGACTAGTTTCCATTAAGCGGTCAAACTCTTCTTTGCTCATTTTAATCATATGTCTAACATCAATTCTCTCTGAGGGGTGTTTTGCTAATTCTATTTTAATATTTCTATAAAATTTATCCCACGCTATACTGCTAACACGATGTGCTTCATTTAATTGTGTAATTTTCAAAAATTGTTGTATAGTTGTGATAATTCCTGCTAAAATATTAAAGGCTCCTACCAACATGACAAAATAATTCTGGTACTCAAGAGGGACTCTTTCTTGTGCGAAATTCGCAGTTCCGGTAAGAGTTGAAATAACAATAACCGGAATAGTATACCAAGTGTTTAGTGTTGAAAATAACGCGTTTGATTTAGAATGTAACCACCTATAACACATAGCCTTATCTGCCCATTCAATTAATATTTGTTCGTGCTCTGGTGTCCATTCTACCATATTATTACTGTTACTTTCTGAATGAGTGGTGTCATGGATTATATCTGGTTCTGTTTCATACTCCATACTAGTTGTTATATAAAATAAATGATATTTTATTTTATGTGAAAAATAAAAATAACATATTATATTATGGAGAATAGAATTAGTAAATTAAAAACTGATTTTAATAACATTACAACCACACGCAGTAATGTAAAGAATATTTTTGATATTTTACAAACGAAAATTCATAAATTGAAATCTATGTATTCTGAATTTATTAGTAATAGTAAAACGCAGCTCTTTGTGTTTGGTTTAGATTCCTTTCATTTTCAAAGTAAATTAATTGATATTGAATATGATGATATGAAGCGATTATTTTTAGCGATTAATAATCGAATGTATTGCGAATATTTCAAATTGTATAAGATAATTGTTGAATATATTATTAAAAATGTCGTCGATAAAAAAATTTCTGAAATAATAAAGGTAAATAACTTTCCTATTTATAAGGATTTAGAGCCCTTTAAAGAGTACAAATTTGAGTTAGTATTAGAACTACATGAAAATATTTTGATTTTATTGACGTCTATTATAAGTAATTTAAATAGTAAAGAAAATGAATTGATTCTTCATCAGTCTAAAAAAAATATAGGTTTGAATATTGACAATTTTATTACATCTTTTAATTATGAAATAATCATGATGAGAGAAAAAGTAATCATGTTTTTGACCTATATTGAATTTTTCCATAAACTTCATACAAAATATTTAAAGCGTTTTAATAATAAGATACAACTTATGTATACAAATATTAATAATGATATTAAATTTGACGAATCTGTAGTAGATGAATCTACTATAGAAATTATAAATGATGAAATTACTACAGAAAATCTTAGTATAAAAAATATTAATACAAATAATACAAATAATACAAATGAATTAAATAACAATATTGGATACAGTGTACCGCGATCACCAACAAGTTCTGTCCATTCTGAATCAGATGATTCAAATCATTCAAAAATTAGCGGTATTTCAAATGTATCAGATAAAATGCTGGTTGAATCAAAACCCAAAACGATTGGAGGAATGTTAAAAAATGGTATAAATCGGTTATTAAACTCTTGTAATACAATTATAAAAGAGTCTGTCATAGACAAGGTTATCACGAATACAGAAATATCAACCGTATTTGCGAATATTGAAAATACATGTGAAACAATATTATCAAATAAGATTGAGGCAATATCTGAAAATATTGAAATACAAATAGAAGAAGTTCAAACTCAGATAGAAGAGAAAGTGGAAGAAGTTCAAACTCAGATAGAAGATAAAGTGGAAGAAGTTCAAACTCAGATAGAAGATAAAGTGGAAGAAGTTCAAACTCAAATTGAAAAGACTGTGGAAGAAGTTCAAACTCAGATAGAAGAGAAAGTGGAAGAAGTTCAAACTCAGATAGAAGAGAAAGTGGAAGAAGTTCAAACTCAAATTGAAAAGACTGTGGAAGAAGTTCAAACTCAAATTGAAAAGACTGTGGAAGATATTCAACTTCAAATTGAAGAAGTTCAAAATCAAATAGAAGAGACTGTGGAAGAAGTTCAAACTCAAATTGAAGAGACTCAAACTCAGCTAGAAGAGAAGGTAGAAGAAGCTCAAACTCATATAGAAGAGAAAGTAGAAGAATCTCAAAATAAAGTAGATCATCTTGTAAATGAAATGATAGAAGAAGTCAAAGAAGTAGAAAATAGCATAAATGATGATTTATCTGTTTTAACCGAAGATTTAAATAGCGTAACGAAAGAGGATCAAAAGACTGAAGAGGAAGTTGCCAAAGAACCTAAGAAAAAACGTGTCTATAAGTCACGAAAGAAGTAAATAAAATAAAATATGTATTATAATAAACAAATATTTAAAGTTTTTTACATTACATAATAAATATAATGTTATCTCGTAATATTGGAAAACATACAATTCGTAATTTTAGTCATCATTATACCGTACCATTATCCGTACAATTACAACAACCAAATATAAAAACTTGCTCTAATTGTAAATACCAAGACGAAAAATATAATTTTATTATTAGTAATGTTGATGAAATGAAAATAATTATCATGAAATCAACCGCGCTTATAACATTATCTTATGTAACAAATTTGGCCACATTTGGATACGTTTTCTTTAAATCGGTTTTTTAATATATAAAAAAATTGAACTAAAGGTATATATATATTAAATAGTAACATAAAGACAATATGGAAAGACGTTTAAACAAAAAAGTAGAGGCTTATATTACCTCATTTAAAGATGATATAAGGGAAAAGGCTACCCAAATAGGAATTGATACAAATGAAAAAACGAATCAATTGATTCAATATATATATGATTATGATCGACTTGCTTTTAATAAAGAAGACTTTCAGAAGAGAAAACGTGTGAAAAATTTTGTTCCGATATTTGATAGATGTTGTGCGAAGCGTGCTTCAAATGAACAATGTACGCGACGTAAAAAGGAAGGAAGCGAGTATTGCGGCACTCATATGAAGGGCACGCCTCATGGAATGGTTGACGCACAAAATGACAATAAAATTACGACGCAAAAAGTAGAAGTTTGGGCGCAGGATATTCAAGGAATCGTATACTATATTGATAAATCATGTAACGTATATCAGGCGGAAGATATTATCATAAATAAAATAAATCCAAAAATAATTGCGAAATACGTTAAAAATGGGGAACATTATAGTATTCCAGAGTTTAATATTTAGAAGGTATATATTTTGTAATCAGTTAAATAAATTTATAAAAAATATTTTTTTTTATAAATGGTGGATCCTGAAATTAGAACGATTTTGAAGACAATTGGGTTTGATGGTGAATCATTAAATGAATTAGATGATTTATTTATATCAAGAGATCAATTGTTATGCGAGGCGAAATATAATGAAATTAAAAAACTTATACCAGAGCTTAAGAAATATTTTAGCTCCTCTTTTATGACTAGTTTACAAAAAAACGCAGGTAAGGCTCAAAAATGGCCTCTACTTAATCTAGTTAGACAAATATTAAGTGTATATAATTATAAAATGGTGCCAATACGCAAAAGTGACGGTTATACGCTTGAAGGTGTGAAAAAATATAAACGGTTTTTTCAAATAAAAAAGGGGACTACAAAGGATAAGGAGGATAAAGAAGAGGATGAATCTGGTGAAACTGGAGATAAACTATATCATGATAATGGTGTCGATAAAATAGACGAGGAAGACTTACAATTTACTTGTGAAGATGTATAAAAAATAAAAAACCATTAAGGTTTATTATTTGTTTATTTGTTTATTTGTTTATTTGTTTTTTATTTGTTTTTTTATTTTTTATTTGTTTTTTATTTGTTTTTTATTTGGTTTTTGTTTTATTTTACATTTTTACAAAATATATAATTTTTACAAATTCTATATTTTACATAATTATTTACATAACTCCTTGATACATGCTCTTATATGCTTCTAAGTCATTTACTTCTCTAGTTTCTCCAGTAGCAACTCTCAATAATAATCCAACCTGACCTGCAGAATTATAACAAACCGTCAATCTAGCATGTTCTTGACCAATTCTGATACCCCAGAGCTCATTCTTAAGTTGATCTTCTGTAAATACATCGAATTTTCTATGATATCCTTTGTATTGTTGTCTTTCAACGTCAAAATGTTCAAATAGAGTTCTTCCAACGAATCTATGATCGCCCAAATAATCGGTAATTTCAGCATCATTATGAATGGAATGAATTACCAACTCTTTTTGATGTGGTTCGCATGGATAAAACTTTGATCGTGTGATAGGAATTTTTTTGCTATTTCCTCTCACTCGTTGAGACATTTTAGATCCACCGTTATTTGTTCCGCCAAGTTGAACGACAATTTTTTGCGCGATTTCTGATGAATAACCAGCTGGATCAGGAACACTTCCGCCATAACTAATAAGTTGTCCGCTAACATCAATGGTTATATTTGGCAAAATTGTGTTTGCGTTTAATTCATTCTTTATGCGGAATCTGTGAGGTTCTGACTTTGGAATTTTACGAATAATCCATTCACTGTTTAAGTATTCAGCGGCATTAATTAAACCAATGGCAAATTTAAATGTCTTGACGTCCCCATAAATTTTGATTGGTTGGAAACCGCCTTGGTAGTTTTGTTCGTAATGCGCAGATCTAAGTTGAGCTTGAGCAATTGTATTGAATGTCAATCTTTTACGATAATCGTGTGTCGCAAAAATTCTATCGTGGAATACCCATTCAGTGGATCTCGTGGCGGTTTGGTCATGAACAACAATCACAATTTTTTCATTTGTGAGGTTTTCCCAATATACTCGCTTACCCCATTGAATCCTTTGATCCGCGCTGACATTTGGCAAAGACTTGAACTCTTTCACATCTGGCTTATCGGCATAAATAACAACGTCCTTTAATTCTTCTACATGTTGGGAATTTTTAAGAAACGAATAGATTGCTTTTTCTTTACAAGATTCTGATGCGTCATAATCTTCTTCATAATCATCATCATCATCACCTTCAAAATAACTGAGACGTAAAACAATTACATTTCGCGTTTGTATTTGTTTGAGTTGGTTGTTAATTTCGGCAACTTTCGCCACATCATTGACATCTTCCGCATCCTCTCTTTCGTTTAATAAATTACGACGTAGCCGAGAAGATATACGTAACGCAGTCTTTGCTTGAGAAATGATCGTTTTGGCTTGTTCAGATAATCTTATAGAGTGTCTAGATGAAGACTCGAAGAATGGGAGAGCTTGGAATACTAGATTATTTTCTATGAATTTTTTAGCACCACAATAACCTATAGGAGGAGTGTATCTCTTTACAACACCAGATTCGTAAAAATCAGCGATTAATTCATCCTCTGGATTCGATGAGGCAATATCATCGGAATATAGCATTTCCTCAGGAGTAGCACTATATAGAATATTGAAAACCATAGGATTTGTTTTAAAAACTCTGTAGATATTTGACAGGTTCTGACGTTCACCAGTGCCATAGTCGCATTCGTCCCAGTGAATAACAATAGAGCCATCGTTATTCAAATGATTCTCAATAAAAGCAATAGCATCCGCCTGTTTTTTTTTACTATGAATGGAGAAGACGTGAATACCATGATTTTCAAGTTCATCGCGTTGACATTCGTCGGCCTTTCTATGAAAAGCGGAAATAAACACATGAATTCTGCTGGTATTTAGTGAATCACGTACCGCGATATATTCTACAATCTCTCTTTTACCTACTTTCACTTCTCCGTGAATAAGTAAACGTTTTGAAACAAAATTATGATGCCCATTTAACAAAGGAACCACCTCATTTCTTACAAACTCTGTCATATGAGGCCGAAATTCCTCAAATTGATCAACCGACCAAGGTTTGTCTATTTTATTAATAAGGGAACTCATTTCTCTTATTGTAACTATATTTGTAACTTTAACTTATTTTATTTTTTTAATTTATTTTTATATTCTTATAAAATAGCATTTCAATTTTTTTATTTTTATTGTTGTAATATGTCGTACTAAAAAAATAAAAAATTGATTATAAAATGACATCTTATAATCAACTTATACAATAATACAATAATAAAATAGATTGTTACAAAATGACGGAATATATTGAACGTGATATTGAAAATAATCATATTTCATTAAAGAGTATTTTATTAAATACGCGCGAATCAGATATTCAGAGAGAAAAAAATGATAAATATATTATAAAAATATTAATCCTCCTACTCGTTTTTGTGTTAGAATTACCAACTATAATTTGTGATTTGTATTATGGATATAATGATATCAGTTGTGTCAATATTTATCCAGATAATTTGAATGTAAATATGAGAACATATCTCATTTTATGTAGCTATTTAAATATTTGTCTATTATTTGTATATATCATTTGTATTACATATGAAAATAATTATAAACATAGTATTCGCAATTTTATACTTAATATAATAACATTTTTAATAAAAATATTTTCCATGGTTTGGAACATAATTGGATCAATCGTATTTTGGAAAACATTATATGATACATCAGCTTGTGCAAACGGTATTTATAATTATTTATTCATATCACTTATTATAAAATTAGTGTTTAATTTGGCTTCATTTACAAAATTTACAACGAATAACAATAATAATATTAATTTAATTTAATTTGATTTGACCAAATGTGTTTTCAAACGCATATGTTACGTATAAATATCCGTCTTCATTTCGTGACGTTTCGTATAATGAATGCATTAACGCAGAACTAGCCGGAATATAACCATCAATAAAAATGAATAAACTTAGACTAGATTGGATTTTAATTCTTTTTCTAATAACATATAAAAATTGACCAACTGTTAAATCCATGGGAACTAGATATTTGTTTTTATCGATTGTAGGTGTATCATTATTTGCTTTACCATTTTTTTCGCATATTACTGGTATTCTATCTGGATATTTTTGTAATACTCGTAAAGATTCGGCCTGTCTATCTTGTAATGAAAATCTTGACCTAAAATTCATTATTATTATTAGTAATAATAACGAACAAATCTTTAATATTTTATATTTGACAAAATTATATAAAGATATATACACAAATTATATTAATAATATGAAATACCAACGGTTTTATAATACTATCCGCAACTATCAAACTCAAATTATAGAAAAATTAGATCTTCCAGTGTGTAAAGATTGTAAATATTATAATAAACTCGTGTATCCTAAGGAAACTACTGTAGGTAAGTGTTATAAATTTGGAGTACAAAATTTGGTTACAGGAGATATATGGTATGAATATGCTGAAATACGTAGAACCCATCATAACAAGTGCGGAGAAACAGGCAAATTTTTTGAGAAAAAATAGAGTAATCTATTATCCTTTTGGGAAAAGGATTTTGTCTACAGTTGTTCTAACACAAAATATTTTATGTAATATAATACCTAATACAAATAAAAATATTGTAGTATAAAGTAAGTTATATTTTAAAAAATAAGAAATAAGAAATGCTGCTAATAATGTCATTGAAACATCAGCTATTGCTACACCAAATAAACGATAAGAATGAACACCTTGATTGGGCACGCCAAGAGCATTTTTATATTTACATAAATTCATTATACAAATATACAATACTATAAATTTTTATATTTGCCGTAAATTAATCGAAATTACGATATATTAAACTCGCTCTGGGATTGGTTGTATCATCCATAGGAATTGAATGTAACCAAAAATTGTTTGTAGGATAGTTTATTACACATAGATCGCCTTTATCTAATAAAATATTAATTGCTTCGAATCCACTACGTTCAAATCTCATTACGCGCGATTCTCCTAGTGAAATACTCGAAATTTTTGACCCTTTATTCATTTCTTTATCCCTATGTGGTTTTATACCAACCACACCGGTATTATAAATTTGTAAACCACATGTATTATAGTTCTGTTCCGTGGTTGTAGTTATTTTATCTCGAAGTGTTTTGAATTCGGAATTCCAAAGCCTAACTGGTTTTTTTATAATTATTCCTTTATATGTAATTATGTATTCATTGGTGTCTCCGTAGATTGTTCCATTACGTTTTTTTGAAGGCTGTCCTGCTTTTGTTAGTAACGGATATTTAAAATGATGTGGATCAGATAAAACCGTTTGTAACAACGCGTCAGACTCACTGTCTTCCAAATATTTTTTATATACAATAATGTCTAATTTACATGAAGGATTACAATATTGTTCTGTCATTTTGAATTTTCAATGGTTTATGATGTAATTAATAATGTCATATAAAGTCTTTTCAATTTTATATTTAAGTATAATTCGAAAACTTATAAGACGAACTACTTTTTCCTACAATTTTGGCTCCACCTTTTTAAAGGTGGAAAAAGACAAAATTTTAGTGTAGAGTGAAAAAAGTGAAAAAAATAAAAAATTGAGAAAGGTAAAAAATAGAATGGTAGTGGTATCAAAAAGGAAAAAATAAAGTATTAAAAAAATAAAAAGATG